AAGGTACTAAACTAAAAAAATGCAGAGACTGTCGTCGTGCATTAGGCGAAAGATATTAAGCCTTGCCAAAAGTAACTAGAAATAGTAACCAAAACATTCTGAAGAGTCAGCAGGACTTCTTCGAGATAGCTAAAAAGTCTCTCAAAGAAACTCCTGATATCCCTGATATCGTCACGTTTGCAGAGCACCCAGAATTCTTAGGCCGTAAACTATATCCTCGTCAGAAGACCTTGCTTCGCCTCATGTGCCTGGAGACAGAACACATGACAGACTATGACTATGAAGTCATTGACGAATGGACGAAGAACTTTGACCGCAATGGTGTGGCCATCGGTGTGTCCCCAGACGTTATGCAACGCGTTGAATACCTTAAGGCTAATGGGTACAAGCACTTTAAAGAAGTGATCAACATCACTGGTCGTCGTGGTGGTAAGGGCCACATCGGCGGTATCATGGGTGCATACCTTAACTGGCAGCTCATCATGCTCGATGACCCGCAATGGTACTATGGTATCGACAAGTCTAAGGATATTTATACGCTATGCGTTGCTACGAACATCGAGCAGGCCAAGCGTTACCAGTTTGCTGACCTTTCTAACTCAATCATTGATGCTCCTTGCTTCCAGCCATATATTGCTGACTCAAAGGAACACTTCCTCGCTTTGCGTACTCCGTCAGACATTAGACGTATCGCAGCGTTTGAAGCTAGAGGGCTACGCCCAAGCCGTTTGATCGCATCGATCAGAAACATGGCCGTTACGAGTAACTCCAAGGCATCGCGTGGTGCTACGGTATTCTCAGTAATGTTCGACGAGTTCGCACACATGCTCGCTGGTACCGGTGGTGCCAGAACAAGTGAAGAAGTATACAACGCTATCACCCCGGCACTTGACCAATTCGGTAAGGACGGGTTCATCTACGTACCTACGTCACCGTTTACAAAGGTTGGTAAGGCGTTCAACCTCTACGAGGCAGCCCTCGAGCGTAACTCAGAAGACGGTACACCTGCCTATCCTAACATGATGATGGCACAGCTCCCATCGTGGGGACCTTATGAGGACTGGGCAGACCCACGTGCAACGGGAGGGTTTAACTTCCGTGGTGCCCCTCAGGAATATGATGAAAGCATGAAGCTCCTAGAGAAGCGTGAGCCTGATGCTTTCAAGGTAGAGCGTATGAGCCAATGGGCTGAAGTCACCAACGCTTACCTTAACCCCAAGATGGTTGAGCGTATGTTTGAGCCATTCATCGACTCAAAGGGTGAGACACGTATCCTAGAGGCCCAACAAGAGGGTAACTTTAGCGTAGTCTACCATGGCCACTGTGACCCCTCAAAGAGTGGTGCTAACACAGCAGCAATGATCGGTCACGTCGAGAAGATGTACGACGAAGAAGACGGTGAAGAGTGGTACCACGTCATTGTTGACTGGATTAAGGTATGGAACCCTGAAGACTACGAAGAGAATCAGATCGACTACGAAGAGGTAGAAGAAGAGCTGGTAGACGTACTCTGTAAGTTCCGTGCCACTAAGGTATTCTCCTTTGACCAGTACGGAGCCTTCGTAACGCTGCCACGCCTCAAGAAGCGCCTCAAGCAGGTTAGACCTCCGCATAAGGTAATCATTAGAGAAGAGAAGTTCACCAAGGAAAGCAACATGCGCCGCAACGAGCGGTTCAAGTCTGCTATCGGTATGAACTGGGTACACTCCTACCGCGACGACTTCGGTCCAGACAACACTAGCTTATTGGAACAAGAGCTTAAGTTCTTACAAGAGATCAATGGTCGCGTCGATAAGCAGAAGTTTGGACCGATCAGAACGTCAGACCTTTCTGACTGCCTCATGGTTATTGTCGATGCGCTGCTCGAAGACAACTTCGTTAAGCTAGAGATGCGTGACCGTTTGAGCAATACACAGCTCTACCCAGGCGCACAGGGTGGCTACCACACCACTAACGCTAACGATATGCAACCTATCTCGGCTCGAGACAGACTGAGGGTGTTTGGGGCGCAGAGGGCACAACGTGATTACGGCGGTATGTCAAGAGGTAGACGATGAATTGGTCTATTAGATACGCTACCACAAAGAAAAGCATTAGAGAGCTTAAAGCTATCCTTCCTGAAGGTTGGGAACACGTAGGTTTTACGCAGCCTGATGGCAATAAAACACCTGAAGAAGGTTTTTACAAATGGATGCCGCCTCAGCAGCGTGGTCAACATTTTGATGATCCTGACGCACCATTAGAACCATTGCCAAATGCTAGACGCAATAGGATAAAAACCCCTGATGTTCATATGGTAATGAACCCTGCTACGGGAAATACAGCTGAGTTATACGATCATTCTGGTATGAATGATGATGCTCGACGTGCTTATTGGAACCCCATTGATCATGGTAGATTAATAGCTAAAGGGCTTAAACGGTTAGATAAATTAACTACTAATACAAACTTGCGTATGCTTAGGCATGAAGCTAACCAAGAAAATATGCTTATGTCACATAGCATATGCTCTGCACAAGATACTAGTAACGTAGATATAGGATCACCGGGTAAGCACACAAGTGGACCCAAATTTGAAGTACTTGATCATGAGCTTGGTCACATTAGGCACAACAGAGATCATGAAAGTTTAGTAAAATTTGCAAGTATTATTGCTAAACACCATAATGCTAAATCACCTACTCGTGACAGAGTAAACGTTTCTGCGGTAGAAGCTCATGTAAGAAAAAACAAAGGCAACCTTGAGCAATTATACAGCAATGATTTTGTTCCGTGGGGTAAAATGCCAAGTTTTTTAAATAAAATAGTTAAATCTACAGGCTATGTACCCTATGCTCAATCGGCATTGCCAGAAAGCTATGCTTGTCACCATGATTGGTATCTTAATGGTAATCAAAATCCATTAACGCAACGCTTAGGCAAAGAACTTGGATGGGATAAACCTATTGAGTAGGTTAATCTAACATAGCGTGGACTGTGATGCACCAATATTGTTCACCAGTGATAGCTTCCCACATAGCTAAGTTCTCGTGCTTTGCCCACTCAGCACCGATCACGGCAGCCTGAGCTTTCTCGAGCGAAGCGTAAAGCCCTGAGATCTCCATGCTATTGTAGCTTGTATCATATAGTAGCGCGTAAATAATCTTCATCATACTAGATGGAACAGCTCTTTAGCTGCCCATTCCATTCGTTCTTTGCGGTCCATACCACCCCACCAACCTTCTTCTTGATTACGTACTGCTTCGTACCTGCAAGTGTCGATAACGGGGCAACCCTCGCATATCTTCTTTAGCTTATAACGCTGCCCTTCTGGCAACTCAGTCCTAGTATAAATAAAATCACTAGTTTCTTTACCATAGCAGTTGCTATCGTAGACCCAATCATTACCCTTGTTATTGGGCAACCCAACGGCCAACTCACGCACTCGCCATGCTATTCCCTTACTCATATGTTATCCTTCTAACTTAGTTTGATTGATATCTGCATTCTTCGAGCTATCTAAACCATCTTGATAACCTGCTTTAGATGATAGCTCATAGTCCCGAGCGGGGCCATGCTCTATCTGCTGGAAGAAGTCTTCCACTGCGTGTTGCTTATCACGTAGCACCAGCTCGACTGATGTGCCAGCTGTCTCTGCGTGATTGATAACTTCTGACTTTGATTCCTTAATGCGCTCACCGATACCAATGCAATAGCCGCCAAAGAAGCTCTTGATCCACGTCTTAGTATGGAAACCATCTTCATTACGTGCCTTAGCTACTTCTAGCTTAGCTTTCATCTCTGATACCATGTGTAGGTTAGTAATCTCATACATCATGACGCAGATTTCGACGTCGCTAGCGTATCCATAGATAACCGCATAGTCATCTGTACGGAGAACCTTACAGAAGTTATGCTTAGCTATGTAGTTGAGTAGCATAGCTTTAGCTGACGCATATGGCTTCGGAGTCGGAACCTGTTTAGAGATTACGTTACCACTAGCTACATGACCAGTAAGCTGAGCTTCTTCAATCTGATACTTGGTAATAATCCTCTGAGCCTGGGCCTGAGCGGCCTCGACTTCACCAGGGTGATTGCTACTAGCAGCTAAGCGGAGTAGCTTCTCTACCGTTGCAATGATCTGCTTGAGATCAGGCATACTTACTCCTTTCTAGTTATAGTCTACCATCATCGGTATGAAGGAAACAACCCCTTCATAGACCCCCCGTAGAAAGCGGGGGTTTCGGCGCTAACTTTACTAACTAATACTACCGGGGATGCCGTTCTCTACGGTATCCTTAAGGTAAGACAGAACCGCATGGAAGTTATTTATCTGCTCTCCCAATGCAGTGATACTTGTGGTAAATGACTCTAGAGCGGCTTCATAAATGCCTATGTCTAGATGTCCCTTATATTCGTTGTATAGTTTCAGGCCATCGAGCAAGCCCTCAAAATTGTAACCAATCTTGGCGAGCTCCTCGATGACCTGATTTAGCCTATACACCGCTGTAGCATTCTCTTGCATGCTAGGCCTTTTTTTCTTCAACTAGATTTTACTGCATCATGGTTTATATTAGCTTACTCGGTACTGCCTCCTTTGTTTGATCGTATAGACTATGTGTGTAAATGCGAGGAGTTAGTTCCTTATAGGAAGTTAGTGAGCGGGACGCCTGCGAAGTCCTGCATTGCCTCGTCTGTCCCACAGGGGGAGCAGATTGATGTCTTGTTGTCGAGCCGAGACAGAGCGGGGAACCCTGAATACGTTTCCTTACAACGTGGACACATTGAAAGCTTCTTTTTAGTGGCGAAAGCCATAGTTTATTTCCTTACTTTCTATCTTATAGGTGGGTACAACACTCGTTGCAATCGCCACAGTCGCCACAGCGACCATCACGACTAGCTAATTCATATTCTCTACCACAGGTGTCACACTCACCCATCTCACTACATATGGGGCATAAACCATTGCAATGTTGACAATAGTTTTCATATACAGTAGGTCCATGATCACATGGTTCACATATCATAACTTACTCCTTACTTGATTGCTCGATGATCATGCTCACACATGAGGGTTTCATCCCTCAAACAGCATACATGATCTACATAGTCATGGCCAACGAATGGCTCATGAATTGGTAGTTGACATATACTACATTTCATTATACCTCCCAGCATTCATCGCACGTACCATCATCACATTCGTCACATGGGTGCTTTAATGGAGTATCTAACTCCATACCACATGTTAAACAAATAGGATATTTCTTACTCACTATGCTTCCTCTCCTGTGTTTACGATAGCCCAATCATCCCAATCGATGTTGTCCCACCAGAAATCAGACTCTATTGACTTGTCGATCAGTTGCTGACGGTCTAGCCAATCATTTAATTTCTCAGTTGCTTCTTCAGGACTGTTTGCCGTAACAGCAACGTCCATAGAAACTCTTGTGTAATACTCTTGCATTATACCTCCTCTCCTATCTCGGTGTCTGTCAAGAATGCGTAGATGCGCTTGAGATTGTGAATAGCGTGTTCTAAGTCGCCGCTATTCTCTGCATCTTTAATGCACCACTTAGTTAAGCTAATTGCTGCCTCTAGTGTCTCTGGATCCATTACTCTTCCTCCTTGTTTCCGGTCACACTGTAACCTTTCTCTACTACGAACCAGTCGTCATTCCAACCGTCAATCCAGTCGGAACTTGACTCCTCAGGCTCTGGGTGGTTGACGTACAACCAATCCCATCCTTCCTCAAAACTGTCGAACTCGATACCGTCAAACAGTACGTTATTCATCCAGTCACGGATAATATACTTAGCCATTAATACTCCTCTAACTCTTCGATGATTTCATTGAGTTGATCGCACCGATCTAGCAACTTTTCAATTACTAGATGGGCTTCGACCAAGTTTGTTGGTGGCTCTAGGCCATAATCACTTAACAACACTTAACTTACTTTCTTTCTTTATAAAACCACGCATAGCATGGCGTTCTACTGGAGTAGCACCGCCGTAAATGCCGTGCTTCTCCTTGTTCTTTATTGCATACTCAAGACACTTCTGCTTTACAGGGCAAGCATTGCAGTAAACCCTAGCAGCAACTACTCTCTCTCTTGATTCTTTTGGGCCTGCATGACCCTCAAGAAAGAAAACGTCTTGACTAACGCCTTTACACTTAGCGTCGTCAAACCAATCCATCGTTCCTCCTAGTTAGTGTGTTCAGTAATGAACAGTTCGTATTCCATTGACTCAGTTGTGTACTTCCATGGCATATTGTCGATGCCACTCTCTGGGTCCCATGATTCGTAATCGATTTCACGAATAGCAACGGTCTTGTTGTCGTAGTTAATCTCTACGACACGCCACACGTCACCGTGCTCACCGAAACCAATACCGTAACCGGTTTCTGACATTACATCGTCTTGAATCATCTCTGAGAAGATAATGCGGTTAAGGTACTCGTCATCTGTCCATCGACCACGGCCACGTGCTAACGCAGTCGCTACGACTTCAGGCAGTGATTCAGCACCCCAGTGTGTGTAAAGGTACAGGTCAGGATTGCCCTCAGCTGTAATCTTTACTTGTCCACGGTCACCCATAGTATTACTCCTTATTTAACTTACTTCCCAACTTGGGAGCACCCTAAGCTAGAATCGAACTAGCATACATCACCACCGTCTGGCTAGGGTAACCTATTACTTAACTACCAACTGCTTTCGTAATACACATCAAAGCCATCTGCAATTGCCTTACGTGCTTCTTCGATGAACTTCAAGTCATCTTTAAAGTACTCTTTATCTGCATTGTCACCGAAGAAGAAACCTGTAGTTGGAGGTAACGTCTCAAGACGAACATGCATCTCAAGTTGATCGAGGTCGCCAATTGTTAACCTAATTGGTTGCCCATTGAACACACGAGTCTTAGAGATGTTAGCAGCCATGGAAGCGAAAGACTCAGTCATGATTAATTCTTGCAATAATTTGTCATTCATAGCCTTGTTAGACAACTCTGCTATCGCTTCTTTCGTCAACGACTCGCCCTCGGGCTCAATAGCAGTAGCAATGATTTCCGTACCGAAATCAGTGTAGCCTTTGAAGCTCTGTGCATCAGCCTTGCGATTGAAAGTCTGCTCCATCCAACCTTCGAGGTTAGGGTGCTTACGCCAATAAGCTAACTGTTCAACACCTTTTCCGTTTACATAAGAAAAGTCATTGTTGTCAGCATGACGTGGCACCTTACATGAATACTGGTCTAAACCCATAGTTATACTCCTTAATTAACTTACTACGTTCCCTACCTGGGAGCGCCCTAAGATGGAATTGAACCACCATACTTCATCGCCAGACTAGGGCCACCTTACTAAACTACAATCGTTACGTTCTCTTCGCTGAATGCATCTACTGCTACCAAACGCATTGTGTCGTTGGCAGCCTTGAGGACAGTAGCAACCTGTTCTTCATTGAGACCAAGCGTATTGCCTTCATCATCTACACCACCGGTAATGATGATATCACCAACGATGATGTCGGTCATGCCGTATGAGTGAACCCACAGGGCAGAACCGAACGCATTGATTTCTGGCTCGTTAACCAACTTGCCATTGTCATCAATCCACATGTCTACGTCGAGCTCACTCAGGTAGATGCATTGGATAGTACCACCGCCAGTAGCTTCCTTGATGGTGTCGTAAGAGTCCGTTACATCAAACTCAACAACATCAAGGTCGTTGTTTGCGGTTGCCTTAATAGCGTACTGCTTCATAGCTTATTCCTTACTTGTTAGTTGTTTGGGTGGGCAGTTTATTGACTTACCCAGGTCAACCAGATTAGCTATTTGGGATAGGCAATCGGGATTTGCTTACCATTAATGGTAATGAACTGCGGTGCTTCTGTGGATACTACCTCAGCAACTGGCTCAGCTACAGGTGTAGCTGTTTCCATAACTGCTTCGACAGTCTCCTTCATTGCGATTGCAGCACGCTTCGCTGCAATTGACTTGCTAAGGTCATCTGCAATATCACCCCATGAAATCCATGACTCAGTCGTTGGATCCACCTTGTAGATACCACTACTTGGTGTCTCAGTGACTGGCTTGCTAAGGTCAATCTCAAGAGGCAGGGACTCAACGTGTGCTGCAACGTCGAACTCTTCCTCTGCGACTGGTGTCTCGCTTGCCACAACCATACCAAGAGTATTCTTGGTAACCCATGCACCATCCTTGATGATTTCTGGATTCAATGGTCGACCCTCTGGAGACAAATCAAGAGAGAATCCCAGCATTTGGTTTAGGAGCCAACTGCGTGCTTCTTCCTGATTTGGTTTCGTGTTAGCTTCACTGACAACTTGCTTAACAAGTTCCCGTGCAGCTAACACACTCTTAGTGTAGACGCGACCAATGACAGTCCTCGCACGACCATTTTCATCGCTGTTCTTAGAGCAACGAATCATGATCATGGTGTGGTCATCACTCTTCCTCTCAATGGTGAAAGCCAGGTCAACCAAGTCACGAGTGCGACTGGAATTCCAGGTCTTACCATCGGGTTTTGGTACCCAGATGATTTCTGTCGGCATACTATACCTTCCTACTATTTGTTTCCCTACTTGGGAGTGCTCCACAACAGAATCGAACTGTTGAACTTCGTTACCAAACTGAAGCTACCTTACTACTTAATACTCACCGTCTTTGATTGCCTTACAAAGAATGTGAGTATACGACCATGCTTCCTGGTCTTGCATTGCAAGCAGAAGCATCTCGATATGAGTTAACATCTCGATTACTTCCTGACGTGGAATTGTATCAGGCATGGCACAACCCATTCTCGATGAGGTTCGTGGCTGTACGACCGTAGTGGCCCTGAAGACTCCAGGCCATACCATTGTCGATAAGCTCTTGGAACAACTCAACGGTTTCTTCTTCGTTGAGCTCATCTTGCTCGTAAGCTATTACCTTACTGAAGATATCCATGTCAGTTGATTTCGTTGTACTTGTCAACCTGCTCAGACAATTCTTCAGCCATCTTCTGGAAGCCTTCCTTGTCTGTTGGCAGGGTGTCAGCAAAACTGTAATCAAACACCTGAGTCATGTTGTCAACAAAGATAGTCATGTTACGGACTACTTCGTTGTATGCCTCACTTGCAGCCATGTACATGTTCTTGAAGTCATCTGTCTCTGGGACATTCTTGAGTTCATCTGGCAAGATACCAGCCATGTACTGACGCTGTGCCTCAAAGGTCGCTTGGATGGTGATCATCATCTTCACGCCCATTGTAATGTTCTTAAGCTGGTCCTGAAGGATTGCAAGCTTAATTTCATCTGACATTGCAGTCATAGTATATACTCCTTGTTAGATTGCCATTTTGTAGGCATGGCTGCCTTCTGTGCTACTTACACATAGTATAGCTGTGTAACTTACGTTACACAACTATTGTGATTAGAATGCCTAATCAGCAGGGATACCCTCTTGGGTAATGAACCTTAGTATGAACATCGGGTTGCTCTGGTTCATCAGCATCAGGCATGTTAGTCAGCTGCTCTAAGAACCACTGTTCTGCCATGTGTGGTAACTTCTCGTACAACATACGAGCTGAATACAGAAGTGAGTCAATCAGGTTCTTAGCAACATAAGAATTATCAAACTCTTTCTGTAACAGAACCTTTGTGGCAACCTTCTTGCCCTCTTCGCGCTTACGCACAGTGAGGACAGCATTGCGGTTGGTGATGGCATAACGCCTACCTGACTCCAAAGTAAAAGACAGGTCTACGTTGTGATGCCAATACCCGTGATTAGGATAAGTCTTCGCAGTCCAGATGATATCATCATCGTCATTCCTGCGAGACCACCTTAGTTCACGTGCAATCATTACTCCTCCTTGCTAACGAACTTGTTAACAGTCTCTGCAAACTGCTTACGGATCTCTTCCTTAGAGATTGAACCATCGGTTTCTGCACCGAGTACCACTGCGTCAAGACGCTTGGCGATGCGCTCCATCATTGATTCGAACTCTTCACGAAAGACTTCCGACTGCGCAGGCTCATCAAAGATGACTTGCATACGAAGCTCAGGTCCCTGCTGTTCTACCTTGATTTCCATCATATCTCCTTACTAGTTGGTTTGGTACTGCGTGGGTGTGGGTGGGTTCGAACCACCATTCCCTTTAACCGTGACGTAAGTTCTGAGTGCTAACCAACAATTTTCTATATTTAGATAGTTGGATGTCACAGCTACTAAGGGTTTTTCCAGCTTAAACTACACACCCTAGTAGGCCTTTTATACACATGCCCAGGTGTTAAGCGTCTTCACCAGTACTCGCGCTTACTAGCACCATAGTTCCAACTACCAACTAAGAAGCTACCAAAGTATCGTTCTGGGTAACGTGTATTTTTTAAGTAGGCATCTACCACTTCCTACATAAGCTGCTCCTTATGTTGAGTCCGTGTTCGCATCTCATCGCGCATATGCTGTCCATGTGAACACAAGAAAGGAGGCAGTTTATCGTCATACCCAGGACGCCATACACTCGTGTAACACACAGGTAGTAGGCCAACCTACATGAGTTGCTCCTCATGCCGAGTCTATCAACCAACGATCTCATAAGGCTCATATGCCGGTGCATCGTGGTTGAAGAGAAAGAGGGCAGTTTTCCAGTGGTCATACCCAGGACCACCCTAGTTCCTTTGTATCATACCAACTAGGAAGTATTAGCAAGCTAACGGATTGCACCGGCTACACTCTGGCAGTAGCTTCCCGTCTATTAAGTAGGCTTCTGATTGCCTCCATACGCTTCCCCGTATGGTGAGATGGCCTTTACAGGTTGCCAGCTGGGTCTGGTATACTCGCCGTGAGTTGCTCCCGTACACACAATGAAGCATGTACGGGATCGCCAGTTAAGCTAGCGCAGCTACCACGTTTTACATCGGTGGCCGGGATTTAAGTGTGCAGGTTTAAGGAGAGCCTCCGCTCCTACATGAGCTTCCCCTCATGCTGAGATTGTGTTTAACTCGACTCCTGTGCGTTGCGTATAAAACTGCACGCCTGCATCTCTGGTCACTGTAAACACAACAGGGCCTATGCACACAACGAAGCATGCATAGGCTTGAGCGTCTTCACCTGTACACGCGCTCGCTTGCACGATGGTTCCTATGTCTATCTACCAACAAGTATGGATTCTCCGCTCCTCTGCGATAGGCCTTTAAGGCGCCTTGATTTTCCTACATAAGCTTCCCCTTATGCTGAGGGCTTTATAGATAGTTTAACCATCTACCAGCTTCCATATCTTTTCCAGGACAAGCCATAGTATGCAACCGCCATCTCCTCCTCAACGGCATAGCCCAGGCTAGGGTTTTAACGATAACCCTCCACATCGTCTGCCAACCAACCCCACGTCAAATACACACTGTGTGTGTAAATGCGTGGAGTTAGTTCGCAAGAGCTAAGGCTCCCCCAATTAGCCGAGGGAGGTTACAACTAGGCCTCGATGATGTCTCGAGCAGCTGCGATAGCTGCGCTGTAAGAAGAGACATTGTTTAGAATCGTAGACGATTCCTCAATGGCTTCAAGCAGCTCAATGAGACCATTGGCGACCGTAGTTACAGCTTCTAACTTACAGTCAGCCAAGACCCAACGCTCCTCACCAAGACCAACCAACTGGTCAATCTTGGTGAGAAGGTCTACGATCTTGAGGCTGTATTCCTTGAGCGAGTCAAGGTCTGTGGCCTCATTGATACGGGACCGCAGACCTTCAGCATGCTCTTGAACTTCAGTCTTGATCATCTTCTCTCCTTAAGCCCAGTGTTCCTGGTGGCCGCAAGCATCACGGGTGCCATCGCAGTGCGGCGAGTGCTCCTCGTGCAGTGCAAATGGTGAACCCAAGACTTTCTTGGCCTCAGTCTGGATGACATCATAGAAGTTGTTGATGTGCTCAATGGTGAGCCGAAGGCCCAGCGGGAACACGATCGACAACTTCTCAACGTCAGACTCCGAGACTTCGTCCTGGAGCAGGATGTTGGCGATGTGGGTGTAAGGCTGAATCAGCTCACCCAGTCGCAACGCCCAGTCCTTGATGCCAGTGAGGAACTCAGCGTGAGCAATACGTGCCTCCGCTGCCTCGTCAAGGGTCAAGTCGAGATTGAACTCTTCCATAGTGGTACTCCTTATTGCTTAGACAGTGCCTCGGTGGGCACACTGTACATCACGTTGTGTGATGTAACATGGTACTCAGGTGTACCCGAAAGGATACACCCGAGTTGTTTGAGTGATTAGTTACTCAAGGAACTCGTGGCTAGAGCTTGCCAAGCAACGCTTGACGAACAGGACCAGCAGGCTTGTTGATAAACTTACCTGATTTGAACTGCTTGACTGCGTCTTCAACACTCTCGATCATGATGATCCGGTGCTTCTTGACAAGCTGTGCGCACTGAAGGGTTAGAGCGTCGGACTGACCGTCGTTCTTGCTGGTGACATACCCGTCACATACCCAGATGATGTCCTCACCTGGAGCACGCTGCTGGATAGCCCACGTAAGAGCAGGACCGTCGACACCGTTGCCAGCACCACCGACACGTGGAATGTCAGCTACACGCCAGCCACGGCGTGCAAACACCCAAGCATTGTGCTCTTCGTGTACGCTGTGGCTGTACGCCATGATGACAGCAGCAGGTGCTGCCTCAACGATGGACTCGATGTCAGACTGACTCAAGCTCATGGAACCTGAGATGTCAATGACTACGATGCCACCCTTGACCTTCACCTTGTGGGTGAAGATACGGCGCTCCGGGTCAGTGTACAGACGAGCAATGTTGCCAATGCTACGACCGAACTGCGCTGGCTTGCGTCGACGCTTCATGTAACCCTCAACCTCAACGGAGAGAACTAATGACTCGTCGATGCTCAACGCAGCGAATTGCCCACGTTCATCTGTGGGAAACTCGAAGTCGTCAGGCAACTCGTCCTCGAGAGGAGAATCGTCTGGTGACAACCTACCCTTCTCGTCAGGCTTCTCGTCCCCGTACTCTTCAGCACGCTTGTCCTCACGTGCCTCGCGCTCGCGCTTGACTGTCTCTGGCGCTTTCATACCGCCCGATGCATACTCAGCAATTTCCTGAGCAGCACGGACAGTGTGATTGAACCCGTAAGGACCAGTGACGTCATCCGTATAGTGATACGGCCTCGTGTCACCGAGTCGATCGGGTGTGCCAGTGAACGTCTTGTCGAGACGCTTAGCGAGCTTGCGCAGTCGCTCAGACCACTCAGGGTTCACAGACCGAACGCCGCTCGCAAACGAGTCAAACGATTTGGTACCGTGATGCTGAGCAGTGAAAGCAACTGCCTCGTCCCAGTGAGCCATGGTCTTGCCGGTAGCAAGCATGACACCACGCTTCTTCTCGTTGCCCTGGATGTCGTTAACATCAACGCCCCGAGCTTCCAAGAATGGCTTAGCGACAGCATTGACACGGGCTTGCTCAGCCACACGCAGCACGGCGTCAGTGATACCGTCCCGAGCGTATGCCTTAGCCATAGCCTCGTACACACCGTCGTCAAGAGGAGAGATGCGAGCTTCGATAAGCGTGCGCATCTTCAACTGCTGGGACCAGCTGTCCCCCGAGAGGGGAACAGCCAGTACACCAGCAGCGAAGTCTACGCCTGCGCCATACTCACCGACCGTCTGTTGTACATCCCAGTCGATCGGGTCCGTGACATCGTCACGGAATGAGGTGATGGCACCGACTAGCGGCTTTACCGGGTCACCGTCGATAACGAAGTCTTCACTCATTACAGTGAAGCCGTCGTGCTCAACGAGCCGAGCTGGATCACGTTGATGATCTCGTCAGCAAGCTTACCGAAGATAAGCTTGGCAGCGCGCTCGGTAGTGAATGCCGGACTCTGACGAAGAGTCTGGAACTCCTTCCAAGCACGCAGCGACGCACGCTCTCCAGGCTTACCTGCTACAATAGCAGCGGCAAGCATGCGCAACTCTGGTGGCAATGCAGCAACCAACGCAGCCGGGTGGGCAGCGTCGATCTTGATTGCAACCGGGAAACGGTCACGCAGTGGAGCAGCGATCATGTTCGGGTCCTCGAAGTTGGTGGTCATGATGGCCGAGAAGTTCTCAGACGGACGAATTACTTCGTCAGTGTAAGGGTTCTTCCAGACCGCAGACTCCGCACTGTCAAGGAACGCCATCAGCGTTGACTCAACGTCACCGGAAGCACGGTTGATCTCGTCAATAACTGCACGAGCACCGGACTTCCATGCGCGAACCAAAGCGCCTTCGACGTATCCAAAGCCGCCGGTGGGCGTGGGCAACATAGCACCCACGATGTCACCAGTCGTCATGTCCTCGGAGCAGATGAGGCGCTCAGACCCAGTGTCAGTGACACCGAGCGTGAGAGCTGAGTAGGTCTTGCCGGTCCCGGGGGGGCCGTACAAGATGACCTTCTTCACACCTGCAGCGATGACATCCTCCAGGTCAATGAAGCACTGGGGGACGGGAATGCCTTCGTAAAAAGCTTCGCTCATAATAGGTTTCCTTCTAGTTACGGTGCTTGGTGACACCGGGTACACACCGGGGTGGTGTGTTACCGTACTGCAGGGAGGGATCGAACCTCCACCCCTACACCATGGGTGTAGTGCTCTGCCATTGAGCTACTGCAGAACCAAATTAAGCGTTGGTGCGCTTGGCCTGAACTGTAACCGTGCGGCTGGCAAGGTTACGCTTGGTGATCAGGCCTTTGTAGCCACGACGGATGGCCTTCTTGCGAAGGTACGAAGTGAACACGTTGAAGCTCACGCGGTTGAAAGGCATGATGCTGTTCAACTCAGCGAACGTGAACGTGTTCTCTTCACCGTCGAGTGCCAGGTCAACGAACATCTGAACCTGAGGATCCTGCCAGTCCACAACGAATGTGGGCTTGCTACGCGTCTGCTTGCGCTTGGTGTAGCTGCGAGTTACCTTTGGCTTAACGATGGTAGCGACAGGTGCAGTTGTCTCTTCGACCTCTGCCTCTGCTTCCACCGTGTTCGTCACACCGTACTTGTTCTCGATGAACTCGGAGACGTCAGCCAACTGTTGAACAGTCGGGTGACTTCCGGTTGCGTCGAGGAACAATTCATCCAGGCTTACGCCTGCGATTGAACGGATGATCTGACTCATCTTGACGTGGTCCATTGTGATTCTCCTACTAGTTGTCCCTACTATTTACTACAGAGTAACGGGATAAGATTACTCCGAGAGATACCCAAACCCGTCGTCTGACTTGGATATCTCTCGCAGCAACCGAGTGACAATAACTTATAGTTACTGCCACTCGGTGCCCGTTAATACTTAGAAGGTCTCTTGCAATTCTTCCTGCAAGATGGATTGGATCTTGTACTTGTAAGTACGACGCTCCCAACGATGTGCAAACGACTTCGCTTGCTTGCGCCTCGTTTTGCCCATGCTTAATGAACATCTTGAACAACACCACCAACCTGAAACCGTGTTCAATGGGTCAGGGTGCAAACCTGTCCCACGCTTTTGACGCAAATCCCAATGGTTGTACCAGTTGTAAGCAGGGTTGTCCCACTTACGACTACCGTCTCTGACGTACCCGTCTTGGCTCATCGGTCTAGTAACCGATGCAACCACGACGAGGGGCATGACGCAGAGCTTCCTCTGCCTCCTTACCACGAAGCACCTTGAACTTGCCTGAAGCCTCTCCTTCCAAAAGGAATTGCTTCATTACTTCCGCAAACTCAGGGTCAATTTCTGGCTCTGGTGTGTCTGATGAAATCCACATTGTAGTCTCCTTACTATTTGGGTGAGCCCGTTGGGTCTGGTGGAACTCATACCAGTAATGCATACTACAAATTACAAAAGCCCTGGTCAGCTTCCCATTCAGGGAAGAAACCATTGTTGCGCTTGTAATACCACACAGCAACCTTCGACTGTTCGTCTCCAGATGCTGTTGCAGCTGTAGCTGGTAGCCCAGGTATATACTCCCGTGCATAACCCCAGATGTATGGGGTGAACTGATACCAACCAGCAGCACCACTGTGAATTTCCACAGAGCGCACGTGATTCCTGCTCTCGCGATAGCGTATGCAAGCAAACTTTACTTGCGCTGCCATCGTAAGAGTACTGATTGGGTCAGTAGCATCGGGCCATGTGGCTGTTGGGTCGTATGACTCTGTGTTCCATCGCTGCAACGGAGCTATCAGAACCAGGGGCTGACTGTCAGCATACGATGTCAGTACCGTGCGAGGGATAACCTCAACAGGATACGTCGTCGTAGTGACAGCAGCATGAGCCACCCTTAATGACTGGGGCTGCCCAGACACGTAGGTGAACTCACCTGGTTGCGTGACAACAAATGCTGTCGCAACGAAGGCACCACAGATACACAACTTACGCAGTGTACTCATGTACCTTGCCTTCCTACTAGTTACTGCATTGTACTGCACTTGGATAGTTTAACCACCATCCGTAGTGGGGGATTGGTTATCCCATACCACTCACGAACCAATGTTCCGGCTCGTGAGTGGGCTGCAATCGCCAATCAGTCTTGGTTACCTGATTGAAACCACGTCATGAATTGCTCACCACGTAGTTCAACCTTGGCATCTTCCCAAGCCTTGATCTTGGCAGCAACCTCTTGAGTGCGCTGCTTCACACGGTCGAGGTCGTTGTCAGTAAAGGGGAGGTCTTCTCTCGAGCCTTCGATGGTGTCTTCAAGACCACTCATCATCATGTCGAATGCACCGAAGATGACTACCATGTCAGCATCGGTGATCCCAGCATCGATAAGGCGCTTCGTGTCCAGCTGCATTAGTCTTCCTCCCTCTCCATCTTAGCCCAAGCTTCACGAGCTTCAACCTTGAGGGGGTCAACGTATGGGTCCAGGACCGTGAGTGGCTTCTTCTTCTTTGCAGAAGAGATGTCGACTGGCTCTGGATCAACTGGGTCAGCTTCCTCTTCACCGGGAGTGAAACCGAACGAGTGTTCGATCATCTCTTCGAGAGTGGTTCGTGGCTCGTTCAACTCAACAATGTTAAACTCGGTCGTGCACGTACCATCGTACGCGCTAGCGTAGTGGTAGAACCCGAATCGGTTTTTGCTGTCTGAAACAAGACTCCACTCGAGCGGGGACTCAGGGCTTCGATCTCCAGACCGTGCTATCTCAACTGCTAGGATAGCATCAGACTGAGAGTCGAAGACACCAAAGTCAAACGTTGTCCCTCTGTGATTACCAAGTACCATGAATTTACTCATGCGTTCTCCTTACTAGTTAGGATAGTTTAGCCACCATCTCTAGTGGAGGACCGGATGTCCTAGTAAACTACCGAACCAAACTGCTGCTCGGTAGAATACGTACAACCCCCGGTCACTGACCTACGATACCCCAGCCGTCACCGCGCTCGGGCGACCAGAGTGACTCGCCCTGATTGTACATCAAGTGAGCTAAAGACTTCTCAATCTTACCACTCTCTGTGCCACATGCGTCACGCTGAACAATGTCCAGGTGGGTTTGCTGGTCACGAATGACACGCTTCAACGCCTTGAACTCTGCGATAGCAACGTCCTTGGCATTCTGCACGGGCTTGATGTTGTACAAGGGCCAGTCAATGTACCAGACAGGAATGGAGTAGTCAACCTTCCACGTGCCACCAGTCTGGGCAGCGGACATCTGTATCACGTCGTAGTAGTCCGAAGAGTCTACAACGGCGAGGTGGATGTGGTTGAGCTCCATGAACTCGTACTTGAAGCAGGCGAGGTCTACAACACCGCCTTCCAAGCTATGAATCACGTGCTGGAAACTGATTAATGCACTCATATTAATTCCCTTACTAGTTGTGGGTGGGTAAGTCCCTTGATTGACCCATAGGTAGTCCGGGTAGGAGGAAAAAAATCCCGAACTACCTATGCATCCATCAAAGGTGGTACTCAAGCCCACACAGCGAATGTATTCACTAGTAACTCCTTACTTAGGGTAGGACTTGCCCCTTATAGTTTGTCCCAATAGCACCACCATCCACTCACTAGATGATGATGCTATTGCAACCTACTATACAAGTACAAGTATATTTGTACTGTGGGGAAGTAGCTTGTGTCTAAACACAAGACAATTTTTTATCAGCCCCCCATAGAACATAGGGTACTAGGTACAATGTTCTAATAGAGCATCCTAATGACGCATCGAATACGCACATGCCCCTTAACTGTGAAAGGGTTCCCACACAGGGCAGCTTAGCTTATTAGTATAAGCGGGGCACGTTTGTGTTTTGAATGTAATGAACAACACGGCTTTGACGTAATAACTTATTAACTTATTAGGTTAACAGCCTACACTTAACGTACTCGATACGCCATTACAACGCTCTATTAGAATAGTAACTGGCTTTACGACGTGTCTTGACACAAGCCTTACAGTGACGTCGAGGGGCGCCATCTTTCCCCACTGAACGATACGTATTATCCTCAGTGTATTCATGCCCATTTGGACAATGAGTAACTGAAGCGTGGCGTAGCTTAGTAGCTTCGCTTGCCCGCCCCCTACGAACATTCTCAGCAATAGATACAGCCTCGAGGTGTTCGGGGTTAACACAGTGTCTTACTCTGCACAGATGATCTGTTACTGTGTTGGGTGGGTAAGCCCCATGATATTCTAGATAAGTTATACGGTGGACTAGCTTATCCCGCCAGTAACCATACCCATCCTTATTCAAAGGGCCTACCCACAGCCAACAGCTGTCAGTCTTCTCAACATAGTCATAGAATGTTTTCTTCATGCACTCTATAACAACTGACGCGAAACATTACATCGTCGTGGGAAGTTGTTTCACGTGACACAAAAGCTCACGTGAAACAATTTGTGATTTACAGGACACAACCTCGGGGCCGTGGTCTTTATCACAATCGGGGGCCACACAGATCTTTTGACCTGATTCTAATACTGACATAGTGATTCTCCTAGTTAGGTTGTAAACTGACTGCCATCGTCAGGCCCTAGACATCACTCTAGGACGTCGCCTCCCGGCGATTCGGCGTTGTTTACCGATTCTTGCGTGTCTTGAACTCAATGAAGAGTCCCAAGTCCCGCGTGACCTTCCTCTGCTCCGCCTCGTTGCGGATGACAGTGAAGTGAACCCTTGCGGATTCCTTGGGTGCCTTCTCACCAATGGTGAAGCCAGCGGGGACAAAGTTTGCCTTTGCCATAGTGTTTCCCTCCTCAGGGATTGTTCTGTATACATAGTTTGCATACAGCCTGTACTACAGGGCCCCCCACTTAGGTTATAAGCCTAAGAACATCGACATATGTCTGGGGGTGAGTCAGTTTAAGGTAACCCAGTCCTGACTCAAGACTGGAGCTAACTAAGCGTTAGCAGGCTCGGTTGATGCGACCTCAACCGTGGTGTCGTCCACCAGCTGGTAGTCGGACTCCGCCTTGAACATCTTGAAGACGTTCCAGAAGACGAACTGCTGTGCAGTGTTCGCGTCTCCCATGGCGAAGCCCTTCTTGTACCAGCGCACCTTGACGTCACGGTCCACAGATGCGAGAAGCGCGTTGTAACGCTTCACGATGTTGCGGTCCGTGATGTCGTCGATGCACGAGGTCCACACGCTGGTGTCACCGAGCTCGACGTAGACTTCGTCGTCAGAGCGGTCCAGCATGTAGAACTCACCCGTGGGCTGCTCGTTCGCGTCGACCTTAGCGTAGAGCTTGAAGTCTTCGTGAATGCCTGCACCCAGCAGCTTGGCACCCTTCCAAGGGAATGCCTTGCCGGACGAGAGCACGTTGCGACGCTCGATCTCGAAGTAGTAGCCGAAGACAGAACCGTCCTCTTCCACTTCCTTCTTGAGACCTGAGACGATCTTCACCTGCTGGCGTACCTTGTAGTACGAGCCGAAGAAGATGTCGTCCTGCGTCACGTTGTCGTCAGGCTGAAGCTGCTCAGCCACGGCGATGACGTGCTCGACGTAGTCCAGGTGACCCTCACGTGCAGCGGTGAAGATGTCGAAGGACTTGCCGATGGCGAAGTCCAACGTCTGCTTCATCAGCAGGTTCGCCGCAGCCTGGACCTCATCGAAAGCGATGAGACCGAGTGCGAGGAACTGCGTGACGTCCGCCGACATGAAGTCGTCGTGTCCGTCCTGTCCGGTCGACTTGGACTTGAAGTCGCGCTTGTGCTGCTGCACGACCTCCTTGTCCATGCCGAGGGTGGATGGGACGGTGTTGGTGCTAGGCACCGAGTTGGCATTTTTTGCCATGATGGTTCTCCATCTAGTTGTGTGTCAGTACCGCTGACACGGTCGGTGGCCGTGTTATTGCACAGGAGCAGAACCCCTGTGCAGAGGGACCGAAGTCCTTTGGGTCGCTATGACCGAGGTGCCGGACGGACCGAGCGCGTCCTCTTGTTGCCTGGTGTGTGTAAAACACCATCGTACTGCTGGTGGGAATCGAACCCACGACTACGAACATACGTTCGCTGCTCTACCACTGAGCTACAGCAGAGATTGAACTGCTTACTACTTGGTGATGCTGATACGCTCGATGACGATCTGAGTTGAAATCGTCACGCCAGAGTTTGGTGCCAACTTCCGGTGACGCCATCCGTTGACGGAACCAAAGCGCTCAGATGTGAACTCGAACCCGAAGACCGAGTAGAGCTTGATTGCATCCTCGAGGTACTCGAAGACACGAACCCGTGGCTCTACGAAGTCACCGTCGTAATCCGGACGGTCCTCAACGTTGTACCAGTTCTCGTCGGTAATGTCACCGATGATCGACTCATAGCGCCAAGTAGCCATGTAGACATACTTCATTGTTATCTTTTTCCTTACTAGTTGTGGTGGTGACTGCCATCATCAGGCACTGGGCATCACCCCAGCACTTCCCCTTTCGGGGATTCGGCGTTTGTTACAACTGCACAATCTTGTCGATTGGAGTCGAGTTGATCGTGCCGAAGCGGTTGTTGTCCGTGATGTACTCGATGTGGAGACCGAGACCGAACACAACATCGATGTACGACTGCCAGTCCTCGTTCTCTGGTGCCAGAGCGGTGTCGACGTACTCCCCGTTATCGTACTTGCGCACAGGGGCAGTTGACTTCCGGCACCACATCTGCTCATCTTCATTGATGAGGTAGACGGAACCGCTGATCGTTGTTACTTCCTTCATAGTGTCCTCCTCAGGACTGGTTTAGTTGGGTTGAGCCCGTTGGGTGGGGTGGAGCTCATACCCCTTGTGAACCGAGCTGTTACTGCTCAGCCTGAGCAGCGTTGAGCTCAGCCATAGCAGCGTAGAACTTAGCCCAAGCAGCCTTGACCTCAGGCTTAGACAAAGCAGCGTCGTACTTAGCCAAAGCAGCGTGGTACTCAGCCCAAGCATCGTCGAACTCAGCCTCGGCAGCCTTGAACTCAGCCTGAGCAGCGTAGTACTCAGCCTTAGCAGCGTCACGCTTAGCCCAAGCAGCGTCCTGCTTAGCCTCGTACTTAGCCTCAACAGCCTCGTACGCAGCCAAAGCAGCCTCGTACTCAGCCTTAGCCTCAGCAGTCATGAGCTCAGCCGCAGCAGCGTAGTGCTCAACCAAAGCCTTAGCAGCGTCGATCGTTGTTACTTCCTTCATAGTGTCCTCCTCAGGACTGGTTTAGTTAGCTGACTGCCATCATCAGGCCGTAGGCATCACCCTACGACGACCACAACATCTCCCGACGTGATGATTTCGGCATTGCGTACTACTTCTTGGCTGTGTACAGGACTGCAGCCACGAACACCACGAAGGTGAACGACAACGAGACCGTGAGTACGGTCTGTGCCTGCCCCATGGGTGTGTACCACGAGATCATTGTGTTCACGAACGATACTGCGAACGTGAACGCAAAGCTACCAAGGAGCAGGGAAATCAGCTGAAAACGCTTCATTTTAATCTCTTTCTAATGCATAGGTGTTGGGTTGCTGCGTACGTTCGCGCACTACTGAGTAGTACGTTTGCGCACACAGCTGTACGGTGCTGTAGTTCAGCAACATACAGGTGATTGCTAGGACCATGAGTTCTCAGCCTCACTTGGACATTGTGCCCAAGGACGCAAAGAAGTTCATAATCTTTTGCTAGCGTGTAACTAACACGCAATCCAAGGCGTGAAATAGGATGGTAGGTTTTGCCATTTCCAGAACTAAAGGGTTTTAGAGGAGTGCCTTGAGAGGGGCCTAAAAGGCTCTGTAAGGCTCGCCAATAGGGGTCCCAATGGGAGCGTATAGAAACGCCTTTAAAAAATGGCGGGCAGCCCTATGGGGTATTCGATAGAGCAGGCGTTGAGATCGTACTGGTAAGAATTAAAAATGCCGGAGGCCTTGGCCACGTATGAAATACTAGGTGCACTAAAGTAGATAGAAAAAAAGAGAGAATAATGTAAATACATATAGTTCTTGGTATAGGGGATAGCAATCGTTCTACTATCTACAAAGGGCTACACCATGGCACAATTCAACGACTGGTCAAAGAGCTACCAGAACTCACTTGGCAATGCAAAAATGGCGGCGATTAGAATCGCTGAGAATAGATACCAAACGCGTGATGAATACGAAAAGAACAAGCCTAACGTCCCTAATGCAAGAATGGTTGATGAAGTCCGTAATAACCACAATGACGTTATGGACAGCATTGGGAAGTTCCAGCAAGGCGTTGGCAAAATTAATGAGATGCACCAAGAAGTACTGAAGCGCACACAACCAGGCGTTAACCAAAAGAGCCTTGTGGAACACTATAGTGATCTTATGGAAAAGCATTTCCCCACAGAGCAGACAAGCACAAAGAGCAAGGCTCCTCAGACAAACATTAGCAAAGAAGTAACAAATCCTAACGTTCCTCTTAATTCAAGAGTGAAAATGATGCAAGACCCAGACACTAAGTACGACCCACAAGTCTACAAGCACGTTCGCGATGTGCCACCACTTAAGCCTAAGAGTGCTTCTTTCGCTGAGCGTTACGCCAACGATAACTCAATGGGGGAAAATAAGCCTATGGATGGGCACATCCCAGGCAATTCTCGCTACTGCTACAACTGTGGAAACACCCAAGACATTGTTTGGGACCCAAGTCAAGAATACGGTACTGGATGGATTTGCCGTGGTGGTTGCTAACTAAGAGTCTAAACCCCTTATAACATAAGGGTAAAAGAAAATTCGGAATCGGGTCTAGGGCCGGTGACGCGCGGTGCCTGTTTTAACTTAACTAGGAGTACAACTTATGTTCAACAGCAGAGAAGCTGCAAAACACGATAAGCAATTCAAGACTGGCGGACCTGCCAACGCTATGACGCTTATCTTCCAAGAGGGTACTGGCTACGCCACCCACAAGGAAGACCCTGAGTACTATCATGTGCCTCATGCTGCTGAGAAAGCCGCTAATCACTACATAGGTAGCCTTGGTGAGGGCGAAGAGCCCAATCCTGACGCAGTGCGTTTGTTTGGCTTGAAGCAAAGCAAAAAGGGCGACTGGTATCACAGTCGCGCTCACTCGCAGCTTGCCAACGTTAAAACCGCAAGTGACTACATGACCGTTGCTGTTCGCAACAAGACCACTGGTAAGCCTTACAAGCTCGAGCAGGGTATCCATCAACCTACTATGATGATTGCTCCCAGCGAAGAGGGCCACCTGGATGATCGTGCTTTCCGTGCCGGTGAACACGTGAATGCAAAGACTGGTGAGCGTTTGATGGTCCACCCACTCTCAGCTTTGGGCCAATCGCACATTGAAACGATCATGGCATTCAACGAGGGTAAGCGTAATGGCATCAAGGACCCTAAGTTCTACCGAGATGCCATGAAAACTGTCAGTGATCACACCCATGGTGACCTTGCAGTGCACCACGCATTCAACCACACCATCAATAACATGTGCAATACGCACGATGCTATCGATCCTGTTGAGCAAAATGTCATCGATCAGGGTAAAACTGCCCGTTTTGTTAAGTGTTTCTGCCCATACTGCGTTGTAAATGACAGTACTCACCCCACAAACCAGCTTTGGGACATGCAACACCACGAAGAAGCAGCCAAAAGAACTCAAGATCCCAAGATTAGAGCCGCTTATTTCGCTGGTTTCCCCGTTTCTAAGGAAGCTGGAGAGTTTGGTAAGGTCGGAAGACGTTCACACCACCGTGTTTTGTATGGTACGAAGGCTGAACAGACCATTATCAACCACCATGTCAACTTTAGACAGGACGAAGACAACCATGCAGCTGTAGTTGCACCAAGAGTACGTCATCGTGCGAGAGGTGGAGAGGGTGTTTCTCACCTTTACAGTCCTTCAACAGCTATAAATAGAGCTGTTCACGCTGATGATAGCTACTCTGGCGAATAAATTTTAAAGTTTTATCTTAAAATCTATTGACAAAATTTAAAAAATCCTCTTATATATATAACTAAGGAAAACATGTCAAACAACTGTGACTGTGAAACTTGCAAGAACATAGCAAAGTACAGTGATACTACAGAGAAAAGTGCATATGTCTCCCGGTTTAAGGAGAGTATTGCCCAGATTTCCTCTCTTTCAGATGATTTCTCCATCGATAAGCCAAAAGATGACGATGAAGACCACACTTATCGTATTAACGTAAGTGAATACTGTCAGCATGACGGTGTTTTTGTAGAATATTCAAGAGAAATCACCTTTTCTGCTTTCCAGATGATCATGGAAGAGCTTTTTTCGTCAGATGAAGACGATTTTGACCTAGATAACGACGAATATGAAGATGATATACGCGTTTTTGGCAGTTTAGACGAAGTTATTGACTACCTTCAGCAAGATAGAAGGGAAAAAGACTAATGACCGTCGAAGAACACGACCAGAACATCACTCATCATTACACCGTTCACTATCCACCTCACCCAGAGCGTGAAGATGACCCACATTACGTCGATTTTCACCATTTCCGTGAGAAAACGAAGGCAACAGCTAAATGTGCTATCGGTGAACACCGCAATGACTTCAGTGAGTGCGACTCTGAGCACCCTTTGGAGCTTCACCACACTCATATTGAGTTCTCATTGCAGAATGGCGTCGATCTTAAGTGGCTCGAAGTCGATTACCCCGGCGTTAGCGACCCAGACACCGTTGGTGCATGGGTAGAGAGCGCAACAAACCTGGAATGGCTATGCCTTTTCCACCACAGAGGTCATGGTGGCAAACACGTCACAGCTTACAGTGACTTTGAGGCAGCAAAATACGTGAGAGGACTCATCAAATGAGTAATTGGTCTAAAAGATACGCAGCAGAAAGCTGTTCATGCCATGGCTGGCCTAAACTGCAATGCCCTAACACTACTGAAGCAGAAAAACACATTATTTCTGAACTGAGTAGACAAGAAGGGCCATCTATTGGACAAGAACACTCACGCAGTAAAGAAGTAGCCGATTGGATCCTTGGAGAAGATTAATGAATTGGAAAAGAAGATACGCAGCTGAAGATACCTTTGGTTATGGTGATCCACACTACTTTGAGAAGCTGATTGATCACGCCAACTCAGGCAACCCCAAGCTTATTCAAAAGAAGCATGTTGATGATGCTAGGCGACACGGTATTACCGAAGACGAAATGATGCATGCCTATACCCAGGGTCACAATATCAGTTTATATGTTAGTGCACGTGCACGCAATGATCCATGGCTTGGTGGCCCAGAAGCTTTAGAGCCCAGACTGCTAGCTACACATGATGAAGCGATTGACGCTCTCAACAAAAATGTTATTCCCAATCACTATAGCTTGCTTAGATCAGTTGGAGAAACAATAGTCAATGGACGTCATAACCCCAACCCAACACCGCTGAGCCACGATGCTGCTGTAGCAAAATCAGGCAAGATGACTCCGTCAGAACGACAGAAATACTTCTAATGTCTTGGTCAGAACGTTACGCTGCTCGTCCTGACCAATGTCAGCTCTGTGGTGCATCAGATGATGGCACCCACACAATCGTTAGCAGCGGTAGGTGCAAAGACACTACCGATTGCGAGAACACGCAGAAGTACTTAGCAGAGAACCCACAGCCAGAGCCTCCTAAGAAAACTAGGAAAGCACCTTACGTAGACCGCAAGGGTATGGCTGCATGTGCTCATGGCGACTGCCAAGGTAAGAAGTACGAAGCAAAATACATGCATTGGTCTGATTCTTCAGTGCCAAGGCCATATTGCAACACTCACTCGTTCCTTGCAGGCAAAACTGGTTTGACTTTTAGTCAATGGAAAGATGTTTATGGGAGATAATAATGACTGATCGTATTGTTGGTAAATTAGGTAAGCTAGATCCTAAGCGCCCTGCTGGGTTGCACATGCTTGCTTTCTATCAGGGCAACCCGTTGCCAGCTGCACCAGAGAGCGTAGCAGTGCCAAACGTAGATAATTGGGGAATGTTAGGAAATGATAAATATGGGGATTGTACTTTTGCTGGTATTGTTCACGCCAGAATGGCTAACGCTGCTTTCTTACAACTTACAGAAGGATTCCCTTCTGACACCGAAGTCGAGCAAAGTTATCTCAATTATACGAATGGACAAGATGCTGGAGCGGTCGAGGCGGACCTACTAAAGTACTGGCAGACCAACGGCTTGTTCAACACAAAGCTTGCTGCGTTCGCCCCTACTGACCATGCTGACCTTGATGAGCTCCGTAGCGTAATTGCCTCATATGGGCTTGTATACATTGGTGTAAAGCTCCCAGTCACCTTCCAGCAGCAATTCCTTGACAACCAGCCATGGGACCTTACAGGCACTCCTGCTGACAATCAGATCGAAGGTGGCCACTGTGTCATCCTCGTAGGTTACGACAAGGACTACGCTGAATGTATTACCTGGGGTAAAGTGCAGAAGGTAACGTGGAGATGGCTGCAAAGCTACATGGAAGAGAGCTGGGCTCTCATCACTCCAGAGATTGTTGAAAAGGGTCAATATGGCGATATGCGCCTTGAAGACCTCACTACTGACCTAGGAAAACTATAATGGCTACTATCCCACCAAGACTTAATGAGATCCTTGAAGAACAAGGTGACAAGGTTCGAATTGTTGCTAACGTTGGCCCAATGCAATACAAGACTGGTGGCACGTTCTCTGGTCTTCTTGTTGAAGCAATGGTTGGAGACGAAAGAATCGGTTATTTCACTGCTGAAAAGCAAGCTAGTGGCAACTACATCATGGATGGTGTTTACGTCGAGCCAGAATACCGAAACCAAGGCATTGCAACAGAAATGCTGCGCAAAGCGCACGCAACTGTTAACGTTATTCCTTATGCATTGACAGATAACCAAGTTTACCAGTCAGAAGCTGGTAAGGGGTTCGCTGCTAAGGAACTTCGCATGGTCACAGCAAGCACAATTGTGACTGCTGGTCCTCTTCTTGCTATCCCAGAGCTTCTTGGTGCTGGAGAAGCAGTCGCTGGCGCTGGAGAGGCCGCTGCAGGTGCAGAAGGTGGTGGCCTTAGCGATGCATTGAAGAACTTGCCTAGTAGCAACTCAAGCGGTAATGAAAATGGCGACAATAGCAATGATATCAACAATACGCCAGATTCTGGTGGTGGACAGAGCTTTGCAAGCCCTGCTAACCCCGTAGTTGGTAGCATCATGCCTCTCGAGACTCACCCATTGGCTCCTACTAAGCCAATCACAGTTCCACCTTTCACTGTTCCTGGTAAGCCATCAAAGACTCCTCCTAGCACACCACAACCATCTCCCACAACTTGGCAGCCAGCTCCTAAAACAATTGGTGATAAAACAGAAGCTATGCCAGAACCTTCTCTTGAAGAAGAAACTTCTACTAAGAGTGAGCAAGAGACTAGTAACCCACCACAACAGAAAACTAAGCTTGAAACTGGTCAAGAACCAATGCCTACAAAGCAAACGCCAGAAAAAGGGTCATCTGGTCCTGGAGCAGGAATTAACCTTGAGCTTAATTTCCCACAAACTATATCTAACTTCCCAACGCCAGCTCGACCAATCACTGGTAGCAGCAATAGATTAATTGATTTGTTGAATGAAGATCGTTTCAATTCAACTAACAATGACAAACCAACCAGCTGGGAATAAGAGTTAAAATAGCCCCCAAGGCGCACTAGTCATTGATGAGATACGCTACGCAGGATAACGGTAATTACGGAGACGATGCTTCGCTACGAGGCATTGAAGACGCTACCGAAGAAGACGATGCAGGGTTTGGCCTTCCAGGACAAAGCCAAGTCGGTACTGTTGGCCACTTTAGATTTGCAGACATTGGTAACGAAGACGAAAACTCTACGAGATTGACTGCTTTGGGCGATGAGCCTAAGGATACAATTGATCTCGAGGGGCAACCACCAGTTGTAAGCAATGAAGGGCTTTCTAGCGTATCTCCAGGATCGCTATCAACAATTATTGGAGCAAACATGAGCATGAATGCAAGAATTGCATACGTGATGGAGAATGGTGAGCCATTCTGTAATCACTGCGAAAAGACATACTTCCCAGGAACACGCATTGCATGCACAAATTGTGGTTGCAACCAGCCTGCTAATGACCACGGCATTGGCGAAAATAACTTCTCGGGTGAGAGCCTTACAACAGTAGAAGGCCCTACTGCTGGCGACCTTGATGCTGGGCGTGACATCGTTAAGGAAGAAGCCAAGATGGGTGCCGCTGGTGCTTTCTACGCTATGTTCAAAGAAGCTAACGACAGTGAGCTTTACTACCAAGGCTACGGCGATGCACAAGCCGGTAAGCCAATGGACGAGGATCTTGCCCTCTTGAGCAAGGACTACTACAACGGTTACACACAATACAAGTTCTACAACAAGACCCCTCAGCAGAGCGAAGGTCAAAGCTTGTATGACATTAAACCAAATAGCAACTTAATTCCTCGTTCACACGATATGACACCTGGCGAAGCTGATCGTGGTCCTCTTGAGCTGACTGATGGTTTTGGTCACGCCACTGCATCCAAGCAAGCCGGTATGTATGATGCTGCACACATGTTCATGGATCGTAAAGACTCCCAAAAGGATGATACCAATAACTATCATGCAACTTTGCGTGATAATCACCTCAATGCTGCTAACAAGTTGCAGGGTAACACTCCATGGACAGGAAGAACAAACTCCGATGGTTCTCCAGAGTTTCATGGTGCTGATACTTTCCATGGTAACAACCCTGATCACAGAGAAGCTTACTTCGCACACATGGATGCAGCAGAAGCACATGGAAAAGCTATAGCGACTCCTGGAACTGGCATGAACTACAACAAAGCTAAAAACAATGCAGATGTTGCTTCTAGAGCAGCTTGGGCAAAAGACCCAACGAACCCACCTGCTGCAAGAACTTCATCTATCGGTCTCCCCGTTGATGTTCTCGAAAAGTTCTTTAGGTTCTAATATGGAAAAATGTTTTATATGCAGAAAGGGTGAGCTTGTTAGAACATCTAGCAAGGCTGGCCCAGAAATCTATTGCAATGGTTGCCGCCGCGTAATTCTTAGCTCATATCTTGGTTTTAGCATCACTGCTGCCAATATTAAGAACGAGCTGAGAGAATGCACTATTGAAACTGCAGAAGGCACTAAGCCTGGCTGGAAGGGTCCTGGAGACAGAGCCAAGTGTCACCCATACGAGCCTGGTCAAAAGGAAAGTGAAGAAGATGCACTTGATAAGGCAGCTGATTCAGTTTACTCTTGGAGACACCGCAAGGGTGCATCAAAGATCGTTAACGCACTTGCTTATTTTGAAGGTGCTCCCGATCTGATTGTCCCACAGGCAGCAAGCTCACAGAACTTTGCCAACAACGGTCCTAACCCAGCTCCTCCTTCGGGAAAATCACAAGATTTTTCTGCCACTAACCAAAGTCCTATTGGCCAAGCTACTGCTCCCAATGACCTTCAACCCGGTGAGCTGAATGGTGCTAACCCATTGAATAGTGGTACTACTGCTAGCAAGAAGCTAGCCGAGTTGCTTTCAGAAGAGTTGGGCCCTAGTTTTTGCACAGAACATATGACACACGATGAATGTAATCATAGCCGTAACGCGCAATAGTGTTTGAGGAAAAAGAAAGATTCCATTATGAACTACGAAAATATTGAGATTGAAGCCAAGACCGCAGCTGCTGATGCACGCTGGTTTAATGGTACCTCAGAGAGCATCTTGACACGTCTTGACAGGCTGCAGGACATTCTGGACAAGACTCGTATGGCTGCTAGCAACCCTAACGTTGGTCAAAGAGAGATCGAGCGCTATGCTAACATCATCACCGAGCTTGGTGCTGAGAAGGAATCGCTCGAGAAGCTGGCTTCAGAGTACGTTGACTTTGACACTGAGGACTACCTCAATAGCTTGCCTGGTGGCACAATTGCTAAGGAATATCGCGTTAGCAGTGCTGGCACAAGTGACCTTGGCGAAGACGATGGCAGCCTTTTGTACCGTACAGCTGCTGGCATTGAGAACGAGTTTGAGTCAGCTGACTGGATCAACTTCGTTACCGCTGGTGCTGAGGTTTGGGTCGAAGACCAACACAACCGCCTTCTGGGCAGCCAGCTTGACACACGTGAAGCTGCTGTTTACTACGTAGAGCGTAAGACGCTTCCTATCCTTGACACTGTAAAGCGTGCATCTATCATTGAAAACTTTGTTGACAATGTAGAGATTTGCCGTCGTGCTAAGAACGAGGGTGCAGGCTTCCGCAGCATCAAGAGTGCTAGCGCAAACAAGCTGTCTGCTCGCCTTGTTGAGCAATCAATTGATGAGTCGTTCGGAGATGGCCTTAACTGGCTGTAACAATGGACAATTGGAATGGCTTTAGAGTCGTCAGTGCAACAGAAGTAGAAGACGACACTAGAAACCCAGAATATGAAGAAGATGTTAGTGATTTGGTCACTGCTCTGAAAAGAATGCTTGCTGAAGCATACGTTCTCTATCACACTATTCATGGTTTCCACTGGAATGTTGTTGGTAATGACTTCTATCAATATCACAAGTTCTTTGATGAGATCGTAGATGATATCTACGAAAACATTGACCCAATTGCAGAAAACATCAGAAAGCTTGATGCTAAAGCTCCTTTTGTAATGAGCCAATTGTCTGGACTTAGTAGAATTAAAGAAGTAGGTTCTAACGATGATGATGCACGTAATCTTGCTAAGCAATTCTTAGATATGAATAACGAATACATTGATCACATTAAAAAGGTCTTTGTTCTTGCTGACAAAGATAACGAGCAAGGTATTGCAAACTTCATTGCTGAACGCATTGATCAACACCAAAAGTGGAGTTGGTTCTTGAAGGCGTCTACCGAGGCATAATGGATTCTGTAACAGAGAACATTGGCAACGTAGTCGCTTTGATGACAGCAATCATCAGCGGCCAAGAGGAACTAGCTTATGAAATGGTCCTCGAGAGTGATCCCATCCAACTCTTCAGCTCACTTGCTGGTGTTATGATGGTGTTTATCAATAAACTATCAAGCGTAAATGGGATCACCCCAGAAGAGTGCCTAAAGAACTTGGCACTTGTAGCTTACAAAGCTAACTAAATATGGCATTAGAATTACCTGAAGGTATTACGTACAACGATAATATTTCTAACGAAATAGAACTAGAATTTGTAAACGAAGTTGTAAATGATACAAAATGTAACGTATGTGACTTGCATTTTCAAGCTTCACTCGTTACAATTAATAACAAGCACGAAGGTATCGTAAAAACGTTACCTAGTGAAATTATCCTGTGGAAGAACGTTTTGCCAAAGGATCGCGTTAGATGCATAAAAATGATCAACGAGACTCTCATTGCAAAACTTGATAAACACAAGGAAAGGCATAGCAATGATTAGATACAGCAACAAGCCAGATAAGAATGCCCGCGTCATCACAGATAGCCCTACTTCAACAATTAAGACAACTAAGGACGTAGCTGGTCTTAATGATGAAGATAAGCCTAGCGAGAACTATAGAGACTTGCAGGATCTTGATGCAGAGGACCAGAACTAAGGAATAGTGTGACGAATAGCTCTGTCGAGAAAGACCCAGCAACACACATCGTTATCCCGGACACCCAAGCTAAAGATGGGGTCCCAACCGACCACCTCACTTGGATCGGTAACTATATTGTAGAAGAGTTCCACAACCAAGATGTGAAGATCATTCACCTTGGTGACCACGCTGATATGCCAGCCCTTTCAATGTACGATAAGGGTAAGAAGAGCATGGAGGGTCGTCGTGTCAAAGCAGACATTGAAGCTGCCAATGAACACTGGCACATCCTAAACCAGCCTCTTTATGACTATAACGAAAACAAGCGTAAGTCTAAGCATGCTATCTGGAACCCAGAGCGTCACATTCTTCTTGGTAACCACGAAGATCGTATCAACCGTGCAACAGAGATGGATGCACAGATTGATGGCCTATTTAGCACAGATGACCTTGACTATGCCCGTAGCGGTTGGAGAGTTAGCCCATTCAAGCACATTCTTTGGCTTGATGGTGTAGCTTACAGTCACTTCTTTTATAACCCTATGACGGGAAACCCCTATGGTGGTACGATTGATGCTCGTCTGAAGAATATCGGCCACTCATTTACTATGGGTCACCAACAAACGTTCCTTTATGGCATGCGTTACGTAAATGGTGGAAGAGATGAGAATGATGCGTTCTCACAGCATGGCCTTGTAGCCGGTGCTTGTTACCTGCACGATGAAAACTACAAGGGACCACAAGGCAATGCTCACTTTAGAGGTATTGTCGTTAAGCATGGTGTCCAAAACGGTAGTTATGACATCCAGCAGATTTCACTTGACTCTTTGTGCCGTAGATATGAGGGAATGAGCCTCGAACGGTTTAAAAAGCTCAAGTATCCGCGTATGTAGTATATGGCATCTGCAAATACTCCTCAGCGCAAGAACTTTCGCTGCGTCTTTAACCGTTATGTCTCAGAATATAACAAGGACGCAGTCGTTCGTTCAATCATGTCGCAGTTCGAAGGATACTTTGCTGATCCTGAAGTTACTTTGATGGATGATGGGTTTATCCTATCTCTTCAACTTGGTGATAACCTTTCAGCTACGATGGCAAGAGACAAGATTCTCTGGAACCAGTTCGTAGAGAGCGTAACTGCTGCTGATGCCATCCGTAAGATACAAATCATCCGTTTACCTAAGGCTGGCAAAGAGAATGAGGGCACCGTAGGCGCCTGGGGGCCACACGGCAGTGATTCTGGTGTTGATGAGAAGCTTAACGTACCACTAGACCACGATCCACAATACACGATCGGTCCTAATGAAGACGGATCGCTTGGTTGGCATGCTAGCGTACACTACGCTGACCCAACCAGTGAAATCTTGCCAACTGTCTATGGTCCAGGTGCTGAAGAAAGCCAACCTGTTGACGAAGACACCCCAAGTGACATTACTGACATGGATAGTGATGGAGCTACCCCTCTAGACGGTGGTGCACCAGCTAAGAATCACCCAAAACTGTTTATGGGTTTCAAGATCGTTGCTATTGACAGCGATACTGGTGGTGCTTTCACTCTTAACCGACCAAACGAGTTCCAGAGTGTCAATGATGCTCCTCGAGACGGTGGGCTTCACCAAGAAGCCACTCCAGCTACTGGTATTGGTGGTGGAGCTCCAATTAGTGGTGCTAGCTGGTACGTAACGCAACCTGGGAACGAACAAGGTACAGATTTGGGTACTGAGCGAGTCAAAAGCGATGCTTCAGCTGCTCCATTCGGGAACATTGCCGTTGGTAGCAGAACTGTAGATGAGCCAATCGAAGAAGACGTTGAAAGTGCTGTTGACCTGCCACAAGCACGTGGTGGTGGTCAGTCTGTGCCAGATGGTGGTGCAGTAGAGGGCTGGTTCGCCAGTAATCACTTTGGTTTGAATGAAACATATGGATATGAAGGTGATGTAGATGACTACGACATATAAGGTATATGCCGCAGGACAAGACCCAACAAAGTATGTACCAGGTGACTTCATCCTGGTTTCATCTAAGGGCATTCTAGCTAAGTTCATTCGTTTTGGTCAATTCATCCGTTACCACGGAAAGATGAAGCCTTTTGCTCATTGGAACCATGCAGCTATGATCATCGATGAAGGTGGAACCATCGTTGAGGCTGTTGGCCGTGGTGTTATCGTAAGCAACATTAGTGAATACAAAGACGTAGAGTATTACTACGTTACAACAAAGCTTAACAAGCAAAGCCGTGATCAAACGGTTTCTGCTTGCAAGAGCTTCATTAAGGATAAGTATGGTTTCCTAACCATCTTGAGTATTGCCTTGGAGTTGCTGACTGGTATTAAGATGCAGTTCACAAATAGCAACACCATGATTTGTAGTGCCGTAGTAGCACAATCCTTGTGGGCAGGCGGCATTGTATTCGACCGCAACCCTTACCAAATGATGCCAGCTGATCTTGCTGCTTCTTTCAATATTTTGACAGAATTGCCAAATAATTGATAATAGCTTGATTTATGCAAATATTGCATATATCATAAAGTTATGAAAAAAGCAGTCATTACAATCAGTTATGACCCTCGTGACGCTCAGAGCGATGAGCTTGCAAGCCAAGAAATCAGTGAAACAATGGCTGGTCTTTTGAATAGCTTGCGAACCCAAGTTAATGGCGTACAGGTGTCGGTGAAGTTCCAAAACAACAAGGAGAATAAATAATGTCAGATCCAATTAACACAACAACAACTAGAGCTATAGGCCGTGCCTTTGTTGCTGCTATCGTTGGTGCTCTTATCGCTTGGGGTGCAACCAAGTGGGGTAAGTTCAACACCGGTACGTTCGCTGCGTTGACACCTGTCGCTTCTGGCCTGTACTACACGGCTATCACTGCCTTGGAGAAGAAGTACCCCAATCTTGGTTGGTTGCTTGGTACCCTTCCTCAGCCTAAGACTGCTGCTGTTGTCGTAGAACCTACGCCAGCACCCGTTGCTAAGAAGGCTCCTGCTGTCAAGAAGGCTACGCCTAAGAAGTAACGCAGTTTAGGCCTTGTAGCTCAGTTGGTTAGAGCACCACCCTGTCACGGTGGGGGTCGTGGGTTCGAGTCCCATCAAGGTCGCTATGAATAAATCAATTAACTTAGATATGTTAATGACTAACGACCTTTACTTCCATTGTGATAAAGGCCATGGTGATTGCATTGTTGCATTGCATGTTTTGAAGAAGTTGTGTGAAAACAACAAACAAATTAAATGCAACATCTTAATTCCTGCTCAGTATCGTTCTCAACTTGTTGAGCTGATCCAAGATACAAACGTAAGCTTTATTGATGCACCACACCCACGTTATTCAATTGACTTGTGGTGCCACGCTTTGCTTGGCGATAGCATTTATGATCCTATCCACTACTCGAAGCAGGACAACACCCTTAGCAGCTACTCAATGTGGGTATATGAAATGGGTAACTACCTGCACCAGTACAACTTGCCTCACCTAAACAAGCCATTCAACTCTATTGATGATGTTGTACTTGATGAAGAGTGCTTTGCCGAGGATGTACTCGATGGCGAAGAGTTTGACTGCCTAGTAATTAATGGATACCCTGTTAGCCCAGTCCTTCTTATGTCTAGAGAAGAACAAGACAAGAACTTTGCTGCATTGCTGCAATACTTGACCGATGAGGGTAAGAAAGTCATTACTACTGTCAAGGTGGAAGGCTACCGCAGCACTCAAGATCACAATTTGACTTTGGTTGATATTGGTAAGCTAGCTAAGCGTTGTAAGGCAGTTGTTGGCGTACCAAATGCACCTTTCATTGCTGCTGTTAACAAGTGGAGCATGGAAACGGTTGGTGAGTTCATCTCTCTGCTTGACCGAGTTAATACAAATGTTCCTTACCGTGATATGGCTAGAACATTTGACATCAATAAGAAGTTCAGCACCGTCAAGTCATTGTACGAGTTGATCTAATGAAGGCTGCCGTTCTCAAAGAGCTCAACGCTCCTCTTTCTATTGAAGATGTTGGCCTTACTGAGCTCCAAGTGGGTCAAGTACAGGTTCGTGTCCTTGTCAGCGGTATCTGTGGCTCACAACTACACGAGATCAATGGCAACAAGGGTAATGGCAAGTTCCTTCCTCACCTTATGGGTCATGAGGGTTGTGGCATTGTAGAAGACATTGGCCCTGGAGTAACCACTGTTAAAGTAGGTGACAAGGTTGTTATGCACTGGCGACCAGGTACTGGTATCGATGCTGCGTTTCCTCAGTACACCCTTGGTGACAAGACTTTTAGTAGTGGCAAGGTAAATACTCTTGCTCAGTGGGCTATCGTGTCAGAGAACCGACTCACTACAGTCCCTTCAGAGACCCCTAATGACCTCGCTGCGCTCCTTGGATGCAGTTTGACTACCGCACTAGGTATTATCGACAATGAGTGCGATTTTAAGTTTGGTGAAAGCGTTGCAGTTGTCGGTACGGGTGGTGTAGGGCTTAACCTCATCCAAGGTGCAGCTATGCGTAGCCTTAGCCCAATTGTTGCTATTGACAACAATGAAAGCAAGCGCGACCTTTCATTCATGGCTGGTGCTGACTTCTTTTACAACACTTCAGAAACAGAGTTTGAAGGTAAAGTAGACGTTGTTATTGATACGACTGGAAACGTCGATGTTATTAAGAAGAGCTTTGGCTATCTATCTAACAATGGCCGAATGATTCTTGTGGGTCAACCCAAGCCAGGAACGTCACTTGAAATCGTCAATGCACTCAGCTTCTTTAATGGTAATGGTCTTAGTATCAAGGCTACCCAGGGTGGCAAGACAGATCCTTCTAACGATATCTTGCGTTATGTTAAGCTCGAGAAGGCTGGGAAGCTTTATATTGATGAGTTCATTACTCACAGATATAAACTTGACGAAGTAAATGAAGCATTTGATACACTTAGAAGCGGCATTGCCGGTAGAATAATGATTGAGATGGAATAATGGCAGATAGAAGCACAGAAGCAATGACATTGATGTTCTCTAAATATAAGAGAAATAATATCTTTGTAGAAACTGGTACACAACATGGCTATACAGTAGAAATAGCACTTGGTCTTGGTTATGAAAAGGTTATAACTGTTGAGTTCAATAAATCTTTCTACGATAATTGTTGTAGCAAGTTTGATAATGACAACAGAGTAGTGTTATTTCTAGGCGACTCAAAAGAAAAATTATCAGAGATGATTGAGCCTTATGATGTCCCGCTAGATTTCTGGCTCGATGCTCACAGCGCAAGCGGTGACCCGAATGTAGAACACCCAGCAGTTCCTTTGATGGATGAGTTAAACGTAATCTTTGCTCGCCCTCGCAAAGCTCACACTATTCTGATTGATGATATTGATCTGCTTGGTGATTCTTCTAGTGGTATGGCTCTTGATTTTGGTGATGAAGAAACTACAAAGCAAAAATTAATTAACTATATTAAAGAGTATGACAACGCATGTGAGTTTGATTACGATGAAGATAAAAAAATTCTAATTTGCAATCTATCTGGAAAGGCCAATTAATGTTAAACGAAAGATCAAAGCAAGTACGCAGAGATGCTATTGAGATTAGCAAAGCTAATGGTGGTTATCATTATGGCGGTAGCTTTAGTTGTACTGAAATTCTGATCAATCTTTTTGATAAAATCATGGGAAAGAATGACCGTTTTGTTTTGAGCAAGGGGCACAGCTGCTGGTCATACTATGTGCTTTTGCGTGAACAAGGTTATAACCCCACCCTTGAAGGTCACCCTCATTATGAGCCTGAGAATGGCATTTATTGCACCGCAGGTAGCATGGGACATGGTTTCCCAGTGTCTATGGGGATGGCTCTTGCTCGTAAGCTCAACAACTCAAATGAAAAAGTGTTTGTTCTTATGGGTGATGGCGAATGCCAAGAAGGCACTACTTGGGAATCAATTCTTATTGCTGCACGCCTAAAGCTCAATAACTTGGTTGTTATCGTAGATAACAATAAGATCCAGGGTTCTGGGTACGTTGACGAAATCATGCCCGTAGACCGTGCTCTTATTGCTGCTGCACAAGCTGCTGGTTGGGAAGTGCATGAAATTGATGGTCACAACGATGATCTTATCAACATCAATTTTGAAGCTGCAGTATCTCCTACTTTGATTGTTGCAAACACAATCAAGGGTAAGGGTGTAAGCTTTATGGAAAACCAACCTAAATGGCACTCAAATTGGCTAGGTGGAGACCTAGAAAAGCAAGCATTGGAGGAACTGGCATGAGAGTAGCATTCGGTAAGACAATCGTTAAGCTCGCTGAAAAAGATGATCGCATCGTATTGATTACAGGCGACGTAGAGCAAGAGATGACTGAGTTCAAAGAAAAGTTTCCTGAACGGTTCTTCAACCTTGGTCTCACTGAGCAATCAATTACTAGCTTGGCTGCTGGTCTTGCTATCGATGGGTTTCGTCCAGTAGTTTATTCAATTACTCCTTTTGTAATCGAACGACCTTATGAGCAAGTCAAAATTGATATTGATGAACAAAACTTGCCTGTTATGTTGGTTGGTTATTCTGATTATCCAACGCATGGTCCTACTCACCGTCCGCTCAACCCTGAACGCTTAGCTACGGTATTCAAAAATGTACAAAGTTACTTTCCTACTAGCCGTGAAGCTACAGAAAAGGCTATGATTGATGCATATTTGATCAAGGCCCCTGCCATGATCTATCTTAAAAAAGATGGCTTACCTATTTTCTAATGACTAAAATTTTAGTAATAGGTGAAAGTTGCATGGACGTATTTGTTTATTGTGATGCAATGCGTCTTGCACCCGATATTCCAGTACCTGTGCTAAACGCCATGCATGAGGTAAAGAATCCTGGTATGGCACTGAACGTGTTAAACAACATCAAAAAGTTTGCGGATGACGTCAACATTAGAACCAACCATAATTGGCGGTCTATTACTAAGACAAGATACGTTCATGAAGCAACTAACCACATGTTTATTAGAGTCGATACAGAGCCAAACTATGGTAGGTTTAAAAACGATATCGATTACAGCGAATATGACATTGTAGTTATTTCTGACTATAACAAAGGTTATCTAACAGAAGACGACATCAAAGATATTTGTAAGTCACACCCACGTGTATTCCTCGATACTAAGAAGAAGCTAGGGAAGTGGGCCAAAAAGGCTTTCATCATTAAGATCAACGATTACGAATACAAGAACTCTGACCCCAAAGTTACAGAATCTTTCAAGAAGAAGATCATCCATACGATGGGTGGAGATGGTTGCGAGTACAACGGTAACCGTTATCACGTTGACAAGGTAGAAGTCAAGGACTCCTCAGGTGCAGGCGATGCTTTCATGGCAGCACTTGTCGTTGAGTATGCTAATTGCGGCAATATCATCAAAAGCATTGAGTATGCTAATAAATGCGCTTCTGAAGTGGTAAAGCATAGAGGGGTTACAACGATATGATCATTTTGACTGGTTCAGAAGGTTTCATTGGTAGAAACTTTAGCAAGGTTCTTTCTAACAAGCCTTTATTGCCTATTGATAAAGAAGATGCTTATCACTTCCTTTATAACTTTAAAGAATGGGATAAAGTTGATCTTATTTTGCACCAGGGTGCTATCTCCAGCACTACTGAAAAGGATGTTAAGAAACTGTATGCCTGGAACGTTGAATACACGATAGACCTCTTTGAGATTGCTATCTCTTTTGGTATCCCTGTTAAGTATGCTTCTTCTGCTTCCGTTTATGGCGATTTGCAGGGTATTCCTAACCCTAAGAACCAATATGCTATGTCAAAGCTGACAGTTGACTACTGGGTGCAAGATAACATGGATAAGTTCTCTCTTATCCAAGGTTTTCGTTACTTCAACGTATATGGTGATTATGAAGGCCGTAAAGGTGACCAGGCAAGCCCTGTTAGCAAGTTCTCAGCCCAAATTAAAGAGACAGGCTCTCTAAAGCTGTTTGAAGGCTCAGAGAACTTCAAGAGAGACTTTGTCTGCGTTGATGACCTTGTTGAAATCGTTCTCAACAACGATAAGCCTTCTGGCATCTATGATCTTGGCACAAGCAACCCAATTAGCTTTAAAGACGTTGCTGAGTCAGTTGCATACCTTTATAACGGTGCTATAGAATATGTACCGTTCCCAGAACACCTGGTTGGCAAGTATCAGACGTATACCTGTGCTAAGCCAGAGTGGGGTGACTACAAATTCAAGACTGTAGACGAGTATCTAAATGGATAAGAAGATCTTTTTAACTGGCACGTTTGATGTCATTCATAAAGGCCATGTAGCACTTCTAAAACATGCCAAATCGCATGGTGACACCCTAACTGTTGCTATCGACACTGATAGGCGTGTAAAAGAGAAGAAAGGCTCTGATCGACCTTTCCATAATCAGTATGATAGACAATTTGTTATTGATGCTTTTAAGTATGTTGATCAAACGCTACTCTTTGACTCAGATGAAGAACTGATCAATATCGTCAAGGCTTTATCCCCAGATATCTGGTTTGCTGGTGCTGACTGGTTCGGCAAGGACTTCCCTGGTAAAGAGTACGCAAAGAAGATTGATTATTTCACTAGACTTGAGCCTTATTCAACCACTAGGATCTTAGAACGATGAGATACGTTGTAGATATTGATGGCACCATCTGCACACTTACTGATGGTAAGTATGAAAATGCACTGCCTGTTCAAGAACGTATTGATCAGATAAACAAGCTTTATTCAGAGGGTCATACAGTCGTTTATTTTACGGCTCGAGGTATGCATAGGACAAATAATGACCCAAAGCTTGTAGAAATACTTTTCCGTGACATTACGGAGCGTCAGCTTAAGCAATGGGGTTGTAAGTACCATCATCTAATCATGGGTAAACCTTCTGCTGATTTTTACATCGATGACAAAGGAATAAACAGTGATGACTTCTTTGAATAAGGAATTTGTAGAAAAGGGCTGGGGTTATGAAGAGATTCTTTGTAACTCTGAGAAGTACTGCGCCAAGATCTTGCACATGAATAAGGGTAAGAAGCTTTCTTACCATTATCACAACATCAAGGACGAAACCTTCTACGTAGAGAACGGTAAGGTCATCGTACTTTACGGTGAGACAGACGATATCGAGCTCGCACAGGAAAAGGTGCTTAATGCGGGAGACCTTTTCCACGTACCTGTCGGTTTACGTCACAGAATCATTGGTCTAGAGAATTCACGCGTATTTGAGTTCTCTACCCAACACTTCGACTATGATAGTATCAGAGTGGTCAAAGGAGACTAGTTTTACAATCCCAGGTAGCTCAGCGGCAGAGCAAGCGACTGTTAATCGCTCGGTCGTAGGTTCGATCCCTACCCTGGGAGCATAAGGAATGATGGCTGAGTGGTCGAAAGCACCGGTTTGCTAAACCGGCGAGGTATCAAAGCCTCCGTAGGTTCGAATCCTACTCATTCCGCTGCATGCCATGCAATAAACATTGAGGGATGGTGTAATGGCAACACGGGAGCCTTTGGAGCTTTTGTTGAAGGTTCGAGTCCTTCTCCCTCAGCAAATCGATGGGTGGCGGAGTGGCCAATCGCGTCTGGCTGTAAACCAGATCCTTCGGGTACGGGAGTTCGAATCTCTCCCCATCGACCATTTAAAACATGCTCTATCTTATAACAGGTATTAGGCATATATTGCCTACTGTCCAGCGTTCCTAAGGGAACAGTATAAGGAGTAACACGATGACCTCGATGTTCGATTACGATGACTCAGTAAATATGGCATTTGATGCCAAGCTTGCTGGTAAGAAGCTTGTCACTGCTAAGCACGAGCTGCTTACCAACACAGGTGATTTCTTGTTCATGGCTCACAGCGATAAGGAGCTTGCTTTCCGCATGCAAATGGTCGAAGAGGACATCGAGCGCACTGCACACCGCAGACTCGCCAACGTCAGTGACTCCAAGGCTAAACTCGTACGCGCTGTACACGAAGAGTGGCAGCTCCGTCACGCATCTTGCCAATTCTGCAAGATTGCTGCTGAAACCACATTTGCTGGTGGTAATGGTGATGACCCCAACAATGCTAATAAGAAGACTCCTCCACAGTACAATCCTAAGTCTGGCCCTAACGATTACCACAAACACTATGAGCCACGTGAGGATGATCGTTGTAAGAAGTGTGGTGCTAGTGGCCTTCACAATTGCATTGGTAGCAGAGTTGACAAGGGCATTGATGACTCCAGGAAGAAGTTTAACAACCCTGAGCCCACTCAAGAGCACGACAAGTTTACGAGCCCTATGAAGCACAATCCTTTTCACAAGAACTACCCAGATCAATACAACAAGTAATATCAACCTTTGTTGAATCGTTAGGTTGATATGGCTAAAACATTTAATTCTAAGTACTCTTCGGGTACGGGTGCCATTAGTAATGGAGACCCTGAGTGGTATTTGAGAAAAGATAACACACAATCAGGGCAAAAAGAACCAGGGCCTAGAAAATATAAGAGAACAGAGCACCCTACTGCTCCTACGTCAGTTTCAACGCCTAAAAAGCTTTATACCAGCGAAGAAGACGCTCTTAAAGACATTTTGAATAAGCAGGGCCAAACGCCTGGCACGATCAAATATTCTCCTGAATCTATTGAGTTCTTGAAAAAAGCAAATATTATTGCATTGCCATCTTTGGGCAAGACAGCCACATTCAAAATGCTTTTCAACGCTTCTAGCGACGATTACGATCCTGATGACTACGAAGGCAAGCAGGAAGAATGGTCTGATGCAACTGAAGACAAAGAGCCAGAACAAGTTGATACAGAACCCAATGATGAAGAGAAAGCTGAAGAAGAACAAGTAGGTAAGTTCACTTACGATCCTGAAACGCTTCCTGGACACCCAGAAGAAGAATCTCCTCACGAAGCTGAAGAAGCTGAAGAAGAAATCCCAGAGAATGTTTCTCACGAAGAAGAACATGAAGGTGATCAGGAAGAAGATAAGGGTATTCCTATCCAGGCATTGCCACCTGTCAATAAGAAGTTCAATAAGACAAAGTCTGCTCCCACTGATGAAACCCCAGAAGAACACGTACCAGAGTTAGAAGACTTTGAAGACGATGACTCAAGCGCGTCTTCTGGAACTTCTAGAGTGCCTGCTAGCAAACCATCACGTAAGACTACCATTGCTATCCCCGAACACGGTGTGCAGGGTCAAGACCGAGTGCTTGCAATGAAGGGTCGTCAAAACATTGAATCTATCAATAAGATGCTTGTAAGACGCGGAGAGCAAGAAGGTACTGGTTACGCAGGTGCCTTCAAAGACACTTTCGACGAAATAAAGCAAATAAGGCAAAAAAGAGAAGAGCAAGCATTGCTTCCTGCGTCTACACCCTCAACGCCTACTAAGCAAGAGTCACACGTCTTTTGTGGTTGTGAAAAAAGAAGAGGCTTTGAAACACCAGAAAACATCTCCAAGATTAAGCAAAGTGATGATTACAAGAGTGGCATCGCTAAAATCAAAACCGCTCCATTTCCAGATAGCTACCCTGGCAATAAATTTGACCGTGTTGACAAATTTATTGCTGAGTCTTACCGCTGCAAGGGAGATCAATAATGGATACGCATGTTAATATGGGAAAGCGTTGCTGCATAGCTGATCTTAGAGATAGCTTAGCTCCAGAACAAGCGAAGAAATATGATTCTCTGGGCCCGTGCGATAGCATCCAGCGTTCTTCTAGGAAAGCTTTGAAAGCTAGAGCAAAAGGTGCTAAGAGCTACGAGCGTGGTGGCGTAGCAGAGAACAAAGATGGTGAATTCATTTACACTCCATCTGGAGTGACACAGGTTCACACATGCGCAAACCATGCTCTTTTTGTTGGTAATGAAATCGTTGAGATGGAACATGCTGTTGCTAACCAGCGTCCATCTGGTCTGAACCCAGGCGAATCTGGTAAGACAGATCAACGCATTGAAAATAGGAACATTAACAAGACTGAGCGTGCTGTAAGTAGCTTGAAGAGCGAAACGAAGAGACGAGTTGTTAGGAACAAAGAACGTTCTAGAACTCGTGGTATACAAGACAGCGATGCTCCAGTTACAACACCAACACCATATCAGACAGTAACTACAGGTGTTACTTATTTATCTGCCGATGATGAAGCACCAAAGCATGATATTAAGATGCCGAAGTCAAAGGTTAAGGGTTATAACTCTGAGGAATCAACGACACCAGTCGATGAAACACCTACGCCAAAGAGAAGAGAGCGTAAGGTTCAAACAGTTCCTGAAGCTACGCCACCAAGTAACCAACCATCTAATACACCAACAGTTAATATACCTGGGGCAAAGGTACAAAGAATGTTCGATGTTAATGACCTCGAGGAAGACGAAAGTTAATAATGAATAAGTTTGTTTTTAATAAGAACATAGAATACGTTAAGACTTCCGCCAGTAACGATGATCGCATCTTTGTAAACAAGAAGCAGAGAGAATATCAAAAGGCTGAGAGTGAAGCAAGAAAGAAGCGCAAGTCTGTCGAAAAGCGACGTACCCAGGCTGAAGAATTCAATGACGCCCCTTTTGCTATCCAATTTGGTGACAACGACTACCACCCCATTAACAACCCAACTGCAGAACCTAAGCGTTACGAATTCATCCACAAAGACTTGCCTAAGTATTCAGGTGAAAATGAACGTGGTGGTGACTACGCCCGTGAGCTCAAGCAAGACTTGATGCGCAGTGGTGAATACAAGATGATTAGAATTCCTAGATCACAGTACTCACAACACGAAAACGCTGACAAGCTTCTCGAGCTTGCTCCGCATGGCATGATTGGTTTCAGACGCAGAGCAAAAGGCGAAAACATTAGCACTGCTACTGATAAGCTATTACGTGCCAATGCGCAAGGTAGGAAGCAAAGAGCACGTGGTGTTGGAGCAGAAACTGAAAGTCTAGACCCTGATTCGGTAGCAAATACGATTGCTACACACAAGGGTGATGCAATCGACCACCTTATGTCAATGGCTCTCGGCACCGGTCCATACAAAAGAGGTGGAAGCCTTTGTGTTTGTGGCGGAGACTCAGAGAACGGTTGTGAAGTCCCACACGGTCCTAAAGGCAAGGAACCAGAGCAGCTGCCACAGATGGTTCATGGCACAACACCCGGCTACAAGGAAAGACTCCTGCAGAACCCGCTACTTAAAGCATATCGTGAAGTAGATAACGGCAAGGGTCAAAAGAGTGTAGAGCTAGCTCATGCATTCGATGAAGGTGGCCCAGAAGGCACCTATATGCCTATGATCCACTTTACGCCTGGCGGAGATCATGTAAAGCGTTACACCAGATATGAGACGCTTAAAGCTGGTCAGCAGACTGTTGGAGACTGGGAAACTACTACACATGAGGAGCACCCTTCGTGCGCATGTGGTGATGGTAAAATCAATTCCAACCAGAATGATAACATCGTAGGTTGCCGTTGCTGTTTCAAGGGCAATGTTAACATGAAGGAAAGCACGGACAGTGCTGGTAACCCCATCTTGGTACCTCACACTATTGGCCTTGGTGGCGGTAAGCAAAAGTACGTTAATCCAGAAGATGCACCTCTTTGCAAGATTTGCAAGGGTGATAAGTTCACCGAAGATGGTGCAAAGTCAACCCCATGTGTTGCTTGCAACGCTACTGGACATGATACTTCCGCTATCAGTTGCGACAACTGCCACTCAGATGACTCAAGCATTGCCTTGACACCTGATAACGTTTGCCCACACTGCGATGGTACTCTGATCGATAAGACAGTAGATGGTCCAAAGGTAATTAAGAAGAAGAAGCCTCCTACGCACGGATACGCAGATGATTTCTATGGCAACGCAGAGATCAACATGCCACTTTCTGGTACTGGTGTTGGTAATACTGGTGTTGACCACTATTCACACTTGAGACGTGATGATTGCAAGAACTGCGAGCATGACGACCAGGAGATGTTCGATAAGGATGGCAAACCTACTAACTTGCCATGCCCATGTCACATCAGAAGCGCCGCAGACCCAAACACATTGCCCCCAGGCACTCGCATCATCCATGGTGCTAGGACAAAGGGTGGCAAACCAGGGTTCTACTTGCCTAAGAGACACGTACAAGCAGTGTTTGCTAATCAATACGGTGGCCTAGGAACAGCAGATAACCCTCACAGTTTTGATCACTTCCCTAATTACATTGACCCATCAACTGGCCAGACCACTATGGAAACATACAAGGGCAAGCTTGGTTCAAGTGTAGAAGACATGAAGAGCGATGCACCACTTGATCAGCGCCTTGTTAGCGGAATGATGAAGAATGGTATTGACATTCCTGAAGAGCGTATGAACCAGATTGTTCGTCAAAGTGAGCAGCACTGGAAAGCACCGAATGCTCATTACACAGCACCATCAAAAGACCTTGCTCTTGTTAAGGAAGTGTCTAAAGAGTTCGGTACATTCCCTGACTTGCTGCCTCCATACATGAGCAACAAAGTCGAGCGTAAGATGAGAGCTGCTCAGCCCACGTTCCAGCACGACCCTGAAGCATTCCCGGAGCACATGCGTGAAGGTGTATCTTCTGTAGAAAAGACTGTTAACTCATTGCCAGATGCATCAACTGGACGTTACAATCAAACTAAGGATGAATTGTACAAGCACATTTCTCATGGAAACATGGAAGAAGCTACAAAGGCATCAAATAAGTTAGCTGAACAGATTGAACGTTTCAGTGGCCCCGCAGCAAAAGAAACTTTTAAGCAATCTGTTTCTAAGTTCCCAACACACCAAACGGATAGCTGGTCCATTAGCCCAGCGAAGGTAGAAGAGCCAGCAAATGAATAGACCAATCTTCAACTCAAAGACTGCTTCTTTCCCCGAGGATGAGTATGGTGAATACAGTGCATTGACCCCTGAACAGCTCGGTGATTCTGGCTTCTCTTCCTATGAGCCTGAGCCTGTTGCTAGACAGCGCAAGGAAAAGGAAAAGAAGAAGACTAAGAAGCAAGAAGAGTTTGGCGACCTTACGTATCACACTCCAGGAACCGTTGAGGACAAAAAGAGCATCAGAGTCCCAAAGGGCCAGAAGGTTAAGTTCGTTGAGAACTCACCAGAGTCAAGAAAGTTGCAGGAGACTGCAGTTGTACCAAGCGACCATTTGAGCAACCGTAATTACATCAAAGCAGCTATGAAGATTCCTGTGCTTACAGCAATCTCAGCATTCCCATGCCCTACTTGTAAGGGCAAGATGCACGGCGGCTTCCCAGAGGCTCCAGCAGATAGATCTCACGATCAGATTGAATGCATTACTTGTGGCAACTTAGGTTATCATGAGCCAAGAGAACATGCTGGCACCTTCGATAGAATGACAAATGTCAACGAAGAGACTAGGCGCCACAATGATGCTGTTAACTGGCACAACACTCACTGCTTGGCTGGAATGTGCGATACTAATTGTCCTGTTAATAAGGCAGTTCTTAATCACAAAAAAGATAAAAAAGACAAGAATGGCAACATCGTAGAGAAGGCTTGCCACCCTGAGAGTGAATGCACCGACTTTAATTGTAGACACGAACAAACATTCGATGAAGGCAAGGATTGGCATTGTCAATCAGGTTGTGATCACCACTTAGGACAAGGTGACTTTGAGACCGGTGAAGGCGGCCCAATGGGTGCTGCTGACATTGAACGTGGCAAGTATGTTGATTCTGTTCGTGATAACTGCGACTGTACTAATGGTTGCGAAAAGTGCACAGACCCTAAGATCCCACGCCACGTAGCGTTCGCGGGTAGCAAGTCAAGCCCAAATACCATGGCTTTTGCTGCCTATAGAGCAGTGGTTGGTGAAAAGGATAACATCGCTCCTGCCTTGGAGATTATGGGTGGTCACCCTAGACAAGAGATCAGACGTGGTACTCCTATCTGGCACCTTGGTTGGGATACGAATGAGCCAAATGCCGCATTACATGCTGAGCAGCCTCAAGATTCTGCATACGAGACAGCACCTGGTGAGAAGGCTGTCCCTAACACGATGTATAAGGCACCTCAATGGGGTGCAACCGTGCACGTGCCAGGCATGCCTACTCCTGGTGATTCTAAGTACAAGAATGGTGCTCACGATGAGCAATTTAAGCAGGACTACGAAGACTGGACAAACCAGGTAGAAGCTGCTAATAATATCCGTGAACAAAAGAACTTTACAAAGAGCCCGAACAGACAAAGACTCAAGCGTGATGAGTCTGCTAGCAGTGGTGGTTTCCAAGGCAAGCACGTATTTGGTGTTGTCACAAACGTTAGCCACGATGGGCAATACGTCGAAGGTGTTCACTGGGGAACCACTGCTAAAGATGAGCGTGATGCCCTCAGAGAACAGCTTAAGGGGCAATACGGCGGTCGTCGTAAGACCATGTTCTCAAAGGGCGCAACTGTAAACAGTACATTCAGTAGTCAGCGTGACAAAGCTGTCCGAGGACCTTTGCAGAACCACATCTCTGATGCGCTTGATAGCATTCAACCAATCGTTGGTGAAAGATCTACCGCAAGAAGAACAACTGCAGTTCCTTTCGCTTGTCACATTAGCCAGGTTGCAAGAATGGACCGTCTTAACTCACAACACGTTCAAGTTGTGGGCGATGTCCAGACAACTATGCAAAAGAAAGATCTATTAACAAGCGACAGCAAAAACCCAGATGGTACTCGCAATTACGTTAGCAACCCAGAATCAAAGGTCCAGGTTATCGTTAAGCACGTTAAGCCAACAGGATTGAGCACTGAGGGTATCAAGCACCACATGCTCACTACGCCTAACAATGAAGCTAGACGACGACTTAGAAGTCTTGGTCACGAGTTTGAAGACACGTATGGAGTACCAGAGCACCACCCTTACAACCTGATTCCACCAGAAATACGCAGTATCCCATCAGGCAATGTAAGCGAGAAGGACAAGCAGAGATTTATCATTGCTGATGCTCCTTACAAGAAGTCTGTTGAAAGTCCTAGCTTTGACGCACCAATGTCTGCACAAATGCCTGGTCGACTCAACCGTGGCGCAGCACCAGAGATTTCAGATAGAGACGTTGATGGCATGGTTGACACGGTCAACAAGCAATTCTTTAAGAAGAATGGCCGTAACATGAGCCACGAAGAGCAAGAGAATGTTGCGGATGGCATCCACAACGAAGGTCACATCAATGGTGGTATGAGAGCTGCTGGGTTTGATGTAGAAGATGAAGACGAGGGATAACATGAACCGTAAAAGAAGCTACGTAGAGCCAAAAGACGCTCCTGCAGGAGTACCTTGCCGTTTCTGTGATATGCCATCATTCACTGATGGTTTGGGTAAGGTACTTGTGGACGGTACTGCAGTCGATGGTAGGCGCCCACTGTACTCACACGGATATTGCCTGATGAACTCAGGTGGTGCTAAGCAAGATAACTATGACTTCTCATTGCAGAATTTGCTTACCAAAGATCTTCGTAGTCCATACTCAGATAATTTATCTGCACACACTGAACAGCCTGTGATGACTGCCAGCGTTCAAGAAGATGATGATGTTTGGGCTTTTGCATCGAAAATGCGTTATTTTGCTCACCCAGAGCCAAATGGCTTAACAAAAATGAAGAAATCGCCTGCTGTAGAAGAAGCAAGCCGTGTTAATAAATCAGAGGAATATGACGCTGATAACACAGGTGCGCCGAATCCGCCTAGCAAGTAGACAATGTAATTATCAACAATACATACCGTAGTGTATGTATCCACGCACAGGAGAAACCAATGGAACCCCGTTTGAATATTAAAGTAGCTGAACTGTTCGACAAGACAGCAGCCGATGCCAACCCCGATGTTAACTTTATGGACCCTAGCCAGCAATGGATTGGTGACTTCATCGACCAGGACAGCAACCACTTCGAGAAGAACATGGACGCCTACATGCAGCAGCGTCAGGGCCTGGGCGACCAGATCCAGCGTTATGTTGATGAAGGTATGCAGGGCAATGACCTGTCTAACCCTGCTCAGGACCGTGCTCTCATGGTTATGGAGCCCGAGGTTGCTGGCACACAAGACTTGCAACTTGCCCCTGCTAAGGCTGCCAGCAAGCTTGCTAGCCAAGCCAGTGGCTTCCGTACCAACCAAGCTCACCCTGACTTCACACTTGGTCTTGTAGCTAACGCTAAGACTGGTTCTTTGGTCAATGCTCGAGTCGTTGCTGAGACACCCACTACGAAGATCGCCGGTACGGTTATTGCCGTTGGTGATGCTGAGTTCGCTGTTGTTTGGGACGACCGCACTGCCTCTGTAGAGCGCAAGGGCGACTACGAATTGGTGATTGCCCAATAACTCATGTTCAGATCTAGAAAAACTAAGATCGTTTCTACTCCTGTAGAAGAGGTCCTTGAGGTTGTAGAGCCAATGTTTGAGCCCACATGGGATCAGGATTGGGAAGATGAAGACCCTTGGGAAGAAGTCTGGGAAGACGAAGAGCCCGAGCTTTATCAGATTGCTAACATAGAGTTCTTAACCCTTGATCAGGTTGAGGATGAGTTCCGTTGGGGAAAGTTGATTGACTACGATGGCAATCAATATGAATACCAATGGGATGACAAGGCAAAAAGGATCATGCGTCTTGTTGGCAAAAGAGTTGATAAGTTAACTTGGGACCTTTGCAATGATGTCCTACACAAGTACTTTATCAAGCCGGAGTCAACTAAGGCTGAAGAGCCAATTGGTCCACAGATCGAACAAGCAATAAGCAAAATTGAATCAGCAATAAAGAACTCATTGAACCCAGTTGCTAACTCCTTTAAGAACCTTGAAGGTAAGTTAGACAAGGCGATTACGGCAAGACCAGCACAAACTCCTGTGCAAGCTGCTCCTGCTCCAAGGCCACAGACAGTTCAGTCAGTACCAATGGCTGATGCACCGGCTATGAGCGTTGCAGATGATGACATTAGCATGAATGCTATGAAGTTTCTCCAGCAATCAGATACGCCGGATCTAGGCATAGATTATATGAGTCTTTAAGGAGACATTGTGAACATCGCAGAAGGTAAAGGCCCAAAGCAACAAAAGAAGACATGGCCATTGGGTCAATTTGTTACCAATTATGGTAATGATGGGACACCTGGTGCGGTGTACCCTCCTGCAGTGGCCTACGCTGCTCAATTCAGCAATGGAGCAGTTGGCTACATGACAACGAGTGGTAATGTCGCATACGCGCAACCTGGCTCAGTTAACCCTGGTCTTAATCTTAATGTTAATGGCAATGGTGCAGTTGATATTAGTATCATTTGCGCACCTGATGCTTCTGTAACACTTCAAGACTTGCAATCAATTACTGCTGTGCTTAGCGCAGAAGCTGGTTGGACTGGTACAGCAACAATCAGATTGCAAGGCACATATGACCGTTATACGCCCAATGCTTACTACACATCGTCGGCTAGCTCATACAGCTCAACAAACTGGGCAACTTTAGCCACAACAACCATTACCGCTGCTTCTACACCAACACTGATTTCTATTCCGATCGCAGATGGTTTATTTTATACTGCTTATAGATTGACAGCATCAGGTGGCACAGGTATTATTGACTGGGCATTGCCTGGATTGTTTGTTGACCTTAGCGCCGTTAGTATTGGCCAAGAAGCAACATGGGTTGATGGTAGTATTGGTCAACCTAATATTGCTGACTCTGATCAACTAACTATCTCTGGTGGTGTTGTTACTAACTACAACGAGAACCCAACACCATTGTCAAGTGTTGACAACAACCATAACTACTTCGGCTAAGGAAAACAATGGCACAAACAACATCGTACTACGATAATTACGTATTTACACCGAGTACTTCAACTCTCGTAATCAACCAGTATATTCCACAGGAACGTCTTGTATCCGTAGTAAACACTACACGTGGCGTAACATTGTTTAAAATTGGTGACCCTGTATTTACTCTAGCTGGTTTTACTGCTACAGTTTCTAACCAGGTTTCTAGCACTACTAATCTTCCTACTTCTTCTAGCAAGGGTGTAACTACTGTTGTGTTCAACGGCGGTACATCTGGCATGCTTGCCACCGACAAGATCACTATCACAGTTGATGAATATGCTCAACGCACAGTTCCTGTGGAAGAGCTTTACGACCCAGTGGGTAAGCAACGCGTCTCTACACCTCAGTCGATGATTGACACCGACTTTGAGTATGGTAACCAGACTTCTAAGTGGGAAGCTCTCGGCACAACTAACTGGCACCCTGCTGGTTATAACATGTACCCACCAATTTCGCTGGCTACTAATGGTCTTACCGTAACTGGTATGACTATGAGTGCCAACAGCAAGACAGTGACTGTTCTTACAAGTGGTGGCGGCCTTGCCACAGGCACACCATTCTCTGTGCAAGATGCTTTCTTCGCTCCAGCCAACGGTAACTTCATCGTAGAAACAAGCGGCACAAACTCGTTCACTTACTCTGCCAAGACAGTAAACACATTTGGTACTCCTAGTGGTACTTCGGGTTTCTTTGACCCATTTAAGACTCAGGTCTGGCAGCAGCAGTACTACACCGGTGCTGCTATCGGCGGTACACCAACGTTTACCAACTCAAGTAACTTGATTACTGTAACGACAACCGTTCCTCATGGCCTGAGCATTGGTAATGAAATTAGCGTTAGCGGTACTAGCCAATCTGCTGCGAATGGTAACTTCTATGTAACTGGTATTACCAGTGCTAGCGGTCTTACCTACTATGCATTGAGCGCACCTGGTGGTACTCCTACCGGTGGTTCAATCACTCCTCGCAACCAATCTTTGTTCGCTCAGCGTCCATTTGACGGTGGTGTGCTGTTCGGACCACAAAGCTTGAGCAACCACCAATCTGCTATTCGTCAAACCCGTCGTAACTTCCACTACCAGTCTGGTAAGGGTCTTGAAATGGCCACCGGTACGATCCTTAACACTGCATTCACTGTTGATGGTATTTCTGCCACTGGCACAACTCCTGGTTCGACGATCACCGTAACAACTCGTGAACAGCACAACCTTACCCCTGGTACAAGTGTAAATATCGCTGGTGTAATTACTAGTGGTTACAACGGCACATACCCTATTGCCAACATTCTTAATGCCACTCAGTTCACTATTACTGCTACTGGTACTCTTGGCAATACTTCACCATCTGATTATCCTGCAAACTTTATTTGCACAGTTAATGGTTGGTACGGTGCTGTACAGAGAATGGGTCTTTTCAACCAAGAAAATGGCATGTTCTTCGAGTACGATGGTCAGCAGCTTTACGCTGTTCTTCGTAGCTCAATTAAGCAGGTTGCTGGTCGTGCAACTGTAACAAACGGTAGCACAACGGTTACTGCAACCGATGGCAATTTCCCAACCATCTTTAGCAAGCAGCTGACCCCTGGTCAGTACATTGTTATCCGTGGTAGCTCTTACCGTGTTACTGATATCGCTAGCGATACGCAGATCACCATTAGCCCTGCTTACCGTGGTATTACTGCCAACTACGTGACTGTTACAGCCACTGTCGACAACCGTGTGCCACAGTCGCAATGGAACATCGACAAACTTGATGGAACTGGACCTAGCGGTTACAAGCTTGACCTTACCAAGATGCAGATGTGGTACCTTGACTACTCGTGGTACGGAGCTGGTTTCGTGCGTTGGGGCCTGAGAACTACTGATGGTAACATCATGTTCTGCCACAAGCTGGCTAACAACAACATCAACACCACTGCCTACATGCGCTCTGGTAACTTGCCGGGTCGTTACGAAACATCTACGATCCCACCAATTACCACTACCACATCTGGCATCGGTGCAACAGACACCACAATCTATGTTAACAATACGCTGAATCCAGCTGGCAATAGCGCATTCCCTGCATCAGGCACTCTTGCGATCAAGAACGCCACGACTGGTGTTGAATACGTTAATTACACAACTGTAACTGCTAGCAGCTTCGGTGGTTTGACACGTGGTATTGCTACCCCTGCTTCCCTGACGCTTTCTTTAACGTCTGGTAGCCCAATTGGTAGCGGAACTATTACCGGTGTTGCAATTGGTTCTAAGGTTACTGCACCGACGTTGTTCCCCGACAACACATACGTTGCTTCCATCAGCGGTAACTTCATTACGTTTAGCAATGCTTCTGTATCGACTAACGCCAGCGCAACGGTTCCAGTGCAGGCTATGGGACTTGCAGGAACTGCATTCTCATACTCTGCTACCGCACCCACTACGGTTGAGTTGGCAATGCCTACGCACAGCCCATACTTTAGCCACTGGGGTACTGCAGTAACAATGGATGGTGGTTTCTCGCCTGACGCCAACCTTTTGTTCACCTATGGTCAGACTACTCCAATTACGTTGGCTTCTGGTCAGACCAAGGCTCTGATGTCGATTCGTATTGCCCCTAGCGTTGACAACAGCCAAACAAGTTCTATCCTTGGATCACACGAACTGGCTAACCGAGTTCAGTTGCAGCTGCAGACGCTTGACGTGTCAGTTACGGTTACTGGTACACAGGGGGTTGGTGCCGGTAACGTGCTTATCAAGGCTTACTTGAATGGCGTGCCACAGCTTATCAATGGTGGAACATTGCCACAGTGGACAAACGTCGTCGCTGGTACAAACAGCCCGAACTCATCGCTTAGCCAGATTGCTGACTACTCTTCTGTACCCAATGGTGTTACGGTTGCTAGTGGTTTGGCTGCTGGTGAAGTTACCGGTGGTTTCTTTGTAGACACCACACAGGAAGTTAACGTTGCCGGTGTCCGCGACCTTGGTAACAGTGTCCTCAACGGTGGTACTTCTACTGTTGCAGCACTCGCTACACCTGATAAGAACATCTACCCAGATGGTCCAGATACATTGACTCTAGTTGCCCAGAACCTTAATGGTGTTGGTGTGCAGCTTTTGGGTCGTATCTCTTGGAACGAACCTCAAGCTTAAGGATAACTTATGGAAAGACAGCAAAACATTAGACAGGCATCTATCCGCCGCGTTGGTGCCAACTTTGATTTTAACGGAAACCCTATCATTCAGAACAAATCTGGTGGTATCATTAAGTCTACCCGAAGCGTCAACTATGCATGTGGTTGCCAAGCAATCCCTGGCATTGAGTCTTGCGGATGCGGGCTATAGAAAGACTAATTGATGGCTACCAACGACTGGAGTGCTTCTGCGGAATTTAGCCGCATGAAGACATCTGGTATCACCCTTCCTAAGAACCCTATTGCTGGGCGTGTCGCTGCACGTGACATGCTCAATAGGGCTTCTACGCCAGGATCAATGCTTAATGACATTGGTCCAATGGCTACTGCAATGGGTGGACCTCCAGAGGGTAGACAACGTCTTAATAAGTTAGGTTCTGACTTCCTTGCTGAGAACGGCATGGCTAGAACGTCTAACCGCAGAACTGCTGCTGCTACAGGATCAGATGCCCAGTGGGCACTTCCTAAGCTACACGACCCATTTGAATACTGGCGTGAGCGCACGTGGTGGTTCAACATGGAAGACCCAGATGAGCAGACTCGTAAGATACGTGACTGGGCTCGCCTTCTTTACACCACTCACCACTTGGTACCTGGTCTTATTGACATCTATACTCGTTTCCCCTTGCTGGACATCGAGCTAGTACACCCCGACAAGCGCATCTCTGACTTCTATAATGAGTTGTTCTTTGATGGTCTTAATTACCAAGACTTCCTCTATGACCTTGGTCGTGAGCACTGGACCGTTGGTGAAGTGTTCGCCATGGGTTCTTGGCACGATGGTATTGGTGCATGGGAAGAAGATGAGATCATCAACCCTAACGACGTTATCGTCGCTAAGAACCGTGCTCTTAGAACATACCAGTTCCACGTTAAGGTACCTGAAGAGATCAAGCGTCTTATCGAACGTCGTGATCCTCCACAAGAGTATGCAATGCTTATGCAGCTCTATCCAGACGTTGTGGCTTGGGCTAGACAAGATAAGGAAATCCCTGTTTCTGATGTAATCATGAAGCAGATCAAGTTCTCTACCAACCCGTGGAGCGAACATGGTACTCCTATTCTTCTTCGTGCCTTTCGCACTCTTATGCTTGAGGAGTCCCTCAACTCCGCTCAAGACGCTATTGCTGACCGTCTGTATTCTCCCCTTATCCTTGCTACCTTGGGACTTCCTGACGTAGACCAGGACGGTCCATGGATCCCAGATGCTATGGAGCTCCAGTCTTTGCGTGACGACTTGGCCATGGCTATTAACTCAGACTTCCGTCTGATGACATACCACCACGGTTTGCAGATCCAGAACGCCTTTGGACGTGAAAGCATGCCTCGTCTTGACACAGATTTCATGCGTGTACAGACAAACCTCATGGGTGTATTCGGTATCGGTGCTGACCTTATTCAGGGTGGCCAGGGTGGTACCTATGCTTCAGGTGCTTTGAACCGAGAGCTTATTACTCAGATGCTTAGTACTTACCAGCACAAGATCGAGAAGTTTATCCGTTCCCGTATGGAGCCAGTAGCAGAAAGACAAGGTCACTATGAGATGCGTAACGTGGGTGGCCAAATGGTACCTGTTATGGAAACTGTTCTCATGGTTGATGAAGAGACTGGTGCTGAATATGTTGAAGAACGACCCAAGCTGGCCATTCCAGAGGTAAGATTCCGTTCGATGAACCTCAGAGATGAGACAGTTGAGCGTGGGTTCCTCCAGCAGCTCAGCGCCTCAGGCTTCCCCATCTCCCTCAGCACACTTGCTGTCAATATCCCAATCGACTTCGATGACGAGATTGATGCACGTAAGGAAGAGAAGATTAAGACGGTTGTTGCTGAACAGCAATTCAAGAAGGAACTGTTCAACCGTTTGATGGTTCTGCAATTGCCAGTACCACCAGAATATGTACAGGAATACCAGGCCTACCTAGCGATGATGGAAGACCCATCGCTTGGTGCACAGCTTGCCCCAGGTGCTATGGCTGGTCTTGTAGCTCCACCTAGCGCACCCAATATGACTGGTAATGCCGCAGGCAACAGTGACGCTGCTGCTGGTGCACAAGTATACCCAAGCATCAACCAAGAAGCTGCTCAGCAACGTCAACGTCCAGAAGAAAGCTACGAACAGCGTAAGAGCCAACCTAAGCCTTCTAAGAAGGGTCCTAAGAATGGACCTAAGAAGAAGACTGCATCCGTATCTGGTTGGGACGAAGATGATTACGATGACTTTAGTGGTCGCGTTGAATACGGTGACCGTATGAAGTTCGCTGTACCATTTGAGCAGAAGAAGCGTAAGCGTATGAAGCTTGCTACTGGTATGAAGGTTATTGTTGACAATAGCTATGAGAAGTTTGACGAAGAGGCATTTAAGCAACATCTTGCTAATGCTCTTGACGGTGATAGCTCAATGATCCCTACTCCTACTAACCCTGAAGATACTGGTAACCCTATCGCTGATATGGCCGGTGGCAACAGTATGGGTGGAGATAGTGCGATCAGTGCACCTGCTATTAGCGGAGATTATCACCCAGATCTTCCAAAGGAAGATTTATAACACAATAGATATTGCACTAATTAGTAGAACGTGTAATATTTAATCAACGGAGACATCCATGAGCACTCTTTTTAATAATGAGACTCCTCGTCTTCTACCAAAAGCTGCCTTCAATAAGAAGAGCTTTCTTGACGTAGTTAGCCCCCTAGTTAAGCTTGACATTATCAAAGAGGGAGAAGGCATTAAGTGCCGAAATGCCCACAAGCTTGATTTGTCAAATAGCATCTATGAAAAAATTGATGCATAATGCTCGGCACGTTTTTTAATTCAAGCAATACCTGGTTTAGCTATATCTCTAACTTCTTCTTTGCTGCAGCTGGTTTTGCAACTGTGGCACGTTTCATCTACAAGCTTATTGTGCGCCATAGCGACAAAAAGATGGATGAGCTTGAGAAGTCAATCATTGAAAGCAAGATTGATCAAGACGAGAAGTTTGAACGCTTGTTCAGCCAGTTCAAGACTAACGGTGGCTCGAGCCCTAAAGACCAGTGGAATCGCCTAGAGACAAAGGTTGACCACTTGATGGGTATCGAACAGCACGTAGACAAGCTTACACAGTCTATTGATAGACACCTTGGCTACCACGAAGGACTCAGAGCAGCGCACGAAAACGAGGAATAATGGCCAGGAGATTTAGACACCCTATTACGGGCGACCCCATCGGTCTTGGCAAGCATATTTCTTGGAAGATTCAGTTTTCTATTCGTAATTGGTATTTCATTGGGACAATTACGTTTATTACTTTGTTCTGCGCTGCTTGGGGAACAATTGACATCAACGTTATTGGCTGGTGGAATGTATGGGCTTCCTACATGGCACTGTTCATTGAGTCTGTTGTTGGTATCAGTATGTTTGAGCAGACTCGAGCAGATGCTAAAGTATTGCGTGAAAGCCTTACAACCATCCAAGAATTGCTTGTAAAGATCAATGAGATCCTTGAACTCGAGCAAGAACAAAGCAAAGAAGTACACAATCTCGTTGATGCTCTCGAAGACGAAATTAACTTACATCACTAATTAACATAGTTTTAATTGTTACAACGATGTAAAATATATGTTAATACAGAAAAGGTTCTGAAGATGATAAAATTTGGTGCTCCCTCAATTGCTCTACAAGGTAGAGAGACTCTTGCTGGCGTCGGTCAGCCAATTGAGCTGCACAATGTAACCTTTGACGATTTTAACTTTAAGCCAGAACCTGGTTATGTTTACGCTGTTTCTAGAGCCATTTCCTCCAGAGTAAACGCTAATTATGATGGTTGGCCTGTAGACCAAATCAAGCAAAGCTACAAGACTTTTGTTGGTCGGCCTATCTACGTTGAGCACAACAACTCAGATCCTGATCGTGCTCGTGGGGTTATTCTCGATGCTGTTTACCGTGAGAGCAAGCTCGCCTCCGGTGCAACAGACGGAAGTGTTTACTGCCTGATGGAAGTAGATGCACAAAGTTTTCCTAAGCTAGCCAACTCCATTATGGAAGGTAGCTTGAACGCTGTCAGCATGGGTGCTGACGTCGATTGCACACAATGCAGTGCCTGCGGCAAGGTTGCCAGCAAGCCTGCTGAGTACTGCACACACATTCCTCGTCTTAAGGGACGCACCGTTACTGTTTACAAGGCTGGCAAGCGTATTGAGAGCCTTGTATTCGAAAGTTGCATCAGACCTAACTTCTTCGAGCTGAGCTTTGTATTTGAGCCAGCAGACGAATCAGCTTGGTTGTTGCAAAAGAAGCGTTACTAACAATGCCTGTCCTCAAGGTATCTAGCGATATTAAGAAGTATGCACTGGAAGTAATCAGGGTATCCATTTCACCTCTTGGTGATTGCCCGCAGTGTCAAGGTAATGGTTACAGAGATGGCATTTGTCCAGACTGTAGCTATATTGACCCTCGGGTACAAGAAGCTATTCAAGAATGGCAAGATGCGATGGGCATCCAACAGGTTGTAAAGCAGCAGCAGAGTCTTGCAGAGCAGAACCCTAATGCTAAAGCTGCCTACAGAAGCTTGTCTTTTGTAGACATTGTTTCACCAGACTTTGAAGGTCTCGACCTTAGCGGTACATCAAGTGGTAAGGCTGAATGTCCTCGTTGTAAGCAGCGTACATTCGTTAATGACTCGATGAAAAAGGGCGATTTGTCAGGTTCTTGTGAAAATCCTGCCTGCGGACACGAAATTGCTGGAGCTTTAGGATTTAAAAGACCCAAGTTCCTGGGTATAGATCCTGAGGTAGGAAAAAACATCAAGCGTAATTTCCTAAGTCCAGCATCACAAAAGATCGAAAAGAATAAGAAGAAGCTTAAAAAGAAGAGTGCAAAGGGTATGAATCCTGGAGCTCTTCAAGATGACTCAATGAATGCAGCCATGGATGGTACCACAAGAATGTGGGACCTGCTCAAGGGCACCGCAGAGATTGATGCACAAAATAAAAACGAAGAAACTAGCGAGGAGCAATCATGAGCCGTTTTGATGACGAGATGATTAAGCAAGCAGAAAATGCTTTCCAACAAAGAGGCATGTCGGGAACGACTACCACTCCAAGAGTGCAACCATACGACCAGGTCGACAGTCTTGGTTCAGGCGGTTGGCCTGAGCAAGCTCCTGCTCCTACTGAAGAAGTAGCTGACTGGATTGCTAACCAGCCAATGACACGTCAACTTGATGTCCGTGACTTCACTGGCGTTGACGATGGAAGCGAAATCATCGGTGGTCCTGGCTCGAGTGCCGTTTACTCTGAAGGTGGCCCAATGTACGCAAGCATTAACCCTATTGACGAGAGTCTGTACCAGGTTTACAAGGCTAGCCGTGAAGTACGCGATGCTATCCGTGACGAAGTTGACTTCGACTTCAATAACCTTATCACTGCTTCGAATGACGCTGCAACCGTTCTGCGCTTTGCTAGCACTAACGATGACCTCAACCAGGTTGTTGGTACCGTTGCAAGCATCGTAACTGACATCGAGAACGACCTTGTTGTTACCGGTGACTACCGTCAAGCTTCTGTCGACCTGAAGGCTCTTGAGGGCCTCTTGGAAGAGATCAAGACTGCTGCCACAGACGACGACAGCGACTCGGATGGCGGTGCCGACGATGATGACGATGCAGACGACAAGAAGACTGCCGCTAAGAAGAAGACTAAGTCTAAGAGCAAGAAGTCATCCTGCAAGAACTGCAAGGGTAAGGGCTGCGAAGACTGCGAAGACGATGATGACGAAGACGACGACGACAAGCCTGCTTTCTTGAAGAAGAAGAAGTCTGCTCGCACCGAGTGGTGCAGTGGCCCTGGTTGCAAGACCAAGAACTGCGATGGCAAGAAGGAGCCTAAGGAGGCTTCTAACGGTAACCAGGAGAGCCTCCAGGTTGTTGATGTCCGTGACCTTGATGACCAGGCTGGTGTTTGGGACCGTCAGCGCGTAATGCAGCCTGACCACCAGACCAACGCACTCGTTCCTGAGGAAGTAAACGGTGAAGACGCTGGTTACGTACCATTCTACAACGATGGTACCGAGACAGGAATCCTTGATGACCAACTGCACGGCCCTAGCCACGGCAGAATCGACTTCGAAGATGGCACCAACCCTGCCCTGGCTCCTTACGCAGGCACTGTTGCCGCTGTACAGGCTAGCCGTGAAAAGATCTTCGCTGCTATCCAAGTTGTAGATCGTCTCGAAAAGATGAGCATGATCCAACACGAAGATCGTGCTAAGCACATCGCAAAGTTTGAACAAATGTCTGATGTTAAGCTGGCAGGTTTTGTAGCTTCCATCGACATGTTTGAAGAGTCTGGGGCTCGTCAACCCCGGAGCCAGAAAGTGGCAAGCGGAAGTAATCGTTTGCCAGAAATGGGTCGGTTGACAACGGCCTCAACAGTTACTCGTCAGGACGTTATGTCTGACGATTGGCTGATGACACTTTAACCCAAATCCCCTACTAACAGGAGAAAGAAAATATGCTGCAACTTAATAGCGTAGCTAACGTTGGGGTTCACCGTACGTGCACCCCACTGTACGAAAAGTACGAGGCTACACCTTACAACACGTTCCTGGATCCCACGGACACCACGAACATCTACTCAGGTATGGTCATGTACCGTACAGGTCCCGACACCGTTGCCAATGCTGCTACGGCTACTGCTTCAGGTGCAAAGCCATTTGGTCTTTCTGCTCTTGACCGTAACCCTAACATTGACGACGTAACTCAGGTTGGCGTCAACGCATGGTCAGTATGGTTGGGTGGCTCTAACGCCTTCTTCACCATCACCGCCCCTGCTTTCGACACGACGGTAGCTTACAACGTTCCTACGAACGGTACTCGTACCTTGCTGTACACCGCTTCAGGTACTGGTCAGCTGACTTCGTCTTCGGGTACAAGTGCCACTGTTGGTGCCTTGAACGCCATTCCTGTCGCTGAGTTGATCGATGTCATCAGCCCCACGCAAATTGTTGTCCGTCTCGTTCCATTCGGCGCAACTGCCTAAGGTATTTGAAAGGAAATATAGAAAATGTCAATCACTCCCAATGGCGCTGTCGCTGAGCACCTCGCTCCCCGCACAGCCAAGAAGTCGGACGACTACGTCGCCGGTATCATTGAGGCTCAGGACCGTCTTAAGACTGCAACTGGCCGCGTAACTGCTACTCGTGAAGAGAAGCAGCGTCGCCTCGCCGGTGTTCTGGCCGACAAGGACAACTACATGGTCCGTTTGGGCCAGGGTATGATCGGTCCCATCCAGCTGAAGCTCCGTTACCAAGGTATGACCCGTAACGTCCTCCTGGAAGACCCGCTTACCCCTGGTGTACCTGTCATGTACGACGTCCTCGACGAGTACGGCCAGGCTTACATTCTTTCCGGTAACGAAGGTGAAGTCCGTGTGACACCCTTCGAAGGTAAGAAGGTTCCAGTCCGTTTGTTCCGTATCGCTACCTTCCCTCAGATCAAGAAGGAAGACTTGTGGTACCTCCGCGTAAACATCGTGGAGTACGCCCAGGACATGTCCAAGCAGGCAATCATGATGCAGGAAGACGCCCGTTTGATCACGGTCCTCGAAGCTGCCATCAACAACTACGCCGTTGACCCCAACCACGTAGTTTCGCCCAACCACATCGTTAACGAGCTCTCGGGTTACATCACCCCTGACTCGCTGTACGACCTCGTTGCACTCATCGAAGTCCACCAGTTGGAAGCTTCGAGACTGTTGTTCAACCCACTCGACTACCGTGACCTTTACAAGTGGGACATCAACCAGACCGGTTGGGCCTTCAAGGACCGTGTTGTTGCTGGTGAGCGCATCGTTCAATTCGGTGGTTTCCAAGTTCAGCGTTCGATCGAAGTACCTCAGGGTACTGTCTACATGACCCCAAGCCCCGAGTTCCTCGGTGTCTTCCCCGTCATGTACTCGCTCGACGTCGAAGAGAACCACACGCCTGAGAAGTTCCACAAGGGTTGGGTCATGGACGAGCTCGTTTCCGAGATCGTTCTCAACCCCCGTGGTCTGGGCAAGATCGTTAAGGCTTAGTCTTAACAACCGTACTACGGCCGGGGAGGTCGGATCCTCCGAGATCGCTCCCCGGTCATCGTACAAAGAAATACCCTTGAAGTAACAACTAGGTATGAAAATTTCGTATCTATTGAGGACGAGAGTCCCTTGAAAATAGGAGCATTAAAATGGCAAGAACTGTATCAAAGTCAAGTGATGTCGGAGCAGAGAGTACCCCAGTCCCAGTAGTGGACTTGGGTGGTCACTTTGAAGAGCACAAGGCAGACCCCGCAGACAGAGCAGCAGCACTTCAAAAGCGTGCACCAGCTTCGTTTAAGGATATGCAAGACATTAAGACTGCAGACTGGATCGAGAACCTTATGTCTGGTTCTACCGTGTTTGCCAGTGACAAGGGTAGCTTTAAGCTAGCCGGAACTGGCTTTCACAATAGCATTCAGCCTATCGCAGAGGAAATCCGCAAGGATCCTTACTTGCTGAGAGCTGTACAGCGTGGTCGTATTGCGTTCATTACCTCTGAAGAGGCTATGGAAAAGATCGCTGAACTTAAGGACGAAAGCAGTACAAGCGAGAGTCACATGGATCACCTCCGTGAAAGCCTCGCTGCCGGAGCTAGTGAAAACACAGGTCTGTACAAGATTCCTCTTCCTGATGAAGCTGAGCCTAAGGGTCCTTCGCAGTCATGGGAGCAGATCTGGAACAACAGCACTAGCACCGCAAAACCAAAGAACGTATAACAACCGGTGGACTGCAAAGCTCCACCTTCTAGAAGGAGCTTAAATGAGCGACGAGATCAAGAACACAGTGAAGCCTGTTGTTGAGGCTGCTGCCGAGCCATTGGGTGCAATTATCCCCAGTGGTACGGTTCTGAGCGGCACAACAATCTACAACGAGCCATGGTTCAACGTCTGGGCACCCCAGACATTCTCCGGTACCGTTAGTGGTGGCTATGCACAGCCTACCTTGAGTGGTAACGGCTGGCAGGGTCAAAACAACACTGGCCTGGTATTCCAGAACGACCAATACAACACAACCGTGAGAGGATTCTAATATGGCACAGCCAATTCCTAACGTTCCAAACGAGCAGGCTACAAAGGCCGCACTGCGTGGTGTAACACGCGGTGGTGCTAATGCCTACTTCGAGGCTGTTGACCCAGCCATTATGGTTAACGCTGCCTACACGGCTAGCGGTATCCTGGAGCTTTCAGTCCCTGCAGCTGCTGGTACATTCACCATTAGTGGTTTCGGTACTGGTGTTGTAACCTCAACTCTGACTGGTACCTCGACTGGTACGCAAGTTAGTGGTCTGGTTGCAGCTCTTGCTGCTGGTCCTCTTGCTGGTTACACGTTCTATGTCAATGCTGGTGGCGCTAACTACCTGTACGACACGACTACAACCATCATCGTTCCTAGTGGTGTAAACCTGACCGTATCTAATCTGACTGGTACTGCTCCTACGCTGACTGCCTTTGTACCTTCCGGTACTGAGGGTCAGGCTTACCCAAGCTACGTAGGCGCTCCTAACGCTACACCTAACTGGATTGATGACGCTACTGTTCACACTCCATTCGTTGGTTTCAACGGTAATATTGCTAACGCTACGCAGCTTCAGGCTGGTACCACGAATGCCAGCTCGAGCGGTGTACCTGCCCTTCAACAACAGGTTCGTCAGATCCAGACAAACGTTTCTGAGACGCAACAATACGCTGGTTACTTTGCTAGCTACAGCGGAAACCTGTACCAGACTGGTCAGAAGAGAACGTACCGTCAGCAGAGCTAATGGAACACTTACCTTTTAGTTTAAAGGTAGAAGCAGTAATTATTAGAGCCAATGGTGACCGGGAAGATCTCGGCGCCATTGGTTCTACTGCTTTAAAGGAAGATAATGAACACGGTACTGACCTCTAACACAAGAAGCAACTTTGTGAATGCCATTACAGGGGTCGGTTATTCCTTGAGTGAGCCAAAATACCTCTACCTTGGAACTGGTATTAGTACTGCCTTGCCTACCGACATTGCTCTTGGTAACCCTTTGGGAACTCCTATCTCTGGAACAGTAAGCATTGTAACTACTGTTACGTCAGGAGATACTTACCTTTGTAACGGTACTTTTACTGCTAGTGGTATTGATTCGATCACCGAGGTAGGCCTTTTTACCAGTCAGTCTAGTTCAGCTGTAGGGTCGCTTGCAAATCAGGTTGGACCTACGGATACCACCATCACTGTGAGCGGCTACAGCGGCTTTCCAGGTACCTTTCCGTTCAATGTACAGGTGCTTACCGAAGTGATGACTGTAACTTCTGGCAATGGAACCAATGTCTTCAATGTAATTAGAGCTACAAATGGCTCTAGTAAGGTGACGAGTATTATTCCCTCGCTCACTCCGGTTGTAGGACCAGCTGGATATATGTTCTTGAAGAGTAGTTTCTCAGCAATTAACTTAAACCCAGGGGATAGCCTGCAACTCAACGTTAGCGTACAATTTTCTTAGGAATTAACTGATGGCTTACCCCAATTACACAACTCCTAGATCTCTTGCAGGTGCTGCCACACCTACGTACCTTTCCGCAGTTTTGGCAAGTGGGTACTCTGCTGGTCAAACTTTGCAACTGGCAAATACAGCAGGATGGTATGAAGTAAGCTCGAGCGGAACTGCCACTACTAACCCTCTTGGAACTAGTGGTGTATTTACCCTTGTAGTTGACTATGGCCTTGGCACAGAAGAAAAGATTCTTTGTGCTTCAGGAGCCATCAGCATTGGCACGAATGCATTAATCACCGTATGGACTGACGGTACAAATAATGGACGTGGCTGGGATGGAACATCTTCTGTTGCCCATGCCATCGGTACTACGTCAGGGTTCAACGTATTCCCCGTTAGAACAGCCGTAGATGACCTCCAGTTCAATACGTCAGCAATCACCCTTACAAATGAGATTACGACTCTCTCAGGTCAATATGTGGTAACTAGCGGCATCGTAACCACTACTACTGCAAACGTTGCTGCCTTGAGTGGCTCACTCGCAACGTTGTCGGGTCAATATGCCACTACGTCTGGCGTTGTTACTACTCAATCTGGTTATATTGCTACAATTTCAGGTAAGCAAGTCACTGATGAAGCTAATATCGCCAGTTTGTCAGGCAGCTTGGCTACCCTCAGTGGCCAGTATGTAACAACCAGCGGAATTGTAACCGGTCACACTGGATCGATTGCGAGCATTAGTGGCAGTCTTAACACCCTGTCAGGTCAATTTGTTGCATTGTCAGGCGCCTATGCTGTAACCTCAGGGAACCTCAACACAACAAATAGCAACCTGTCAACATTAAGTGGTCAGTTCGTAACTCTTAGTGGAGCTTACGCAACTACTTCGGGTAGCCTCAACACTGTAAGCGGAGTTGCTTACTCTGCTCTGCAACGCTCTGGCGGTACGATCAGTGGTGCATTGAACATCACCAGCCCCATCATTGGTGGTGTAACTGCTACTAGCGGACAATCTCTTGTATGGAACAACACACAATGGGTGCCAGCAACGGTTAGTGGCGGTGGAGGAGGAATTACTTCTCTTACTGGGGACGTAACGGCAACTGGTACAGGTGCAGTAGCTGCAACACTTGTAGGAACCACTGCTGTTAGTGGTGTAGTCAATACCATAATCAACGTTAATCCAACAGTAACAGGTACAGTTGCAAATCTTGCTACTCTTAGTGGACAATTTGTTACACTGTCTGGACAATACAACACAACTTCAGGCATTGTTACTGGTCAAACGAGCTCTATCGCGTTAATTTCAGGCAACCTTAACACCGTTAGTGGTGTAGCTTATGCTGCCCTGCCAGGATCCGGTGGAACAATTAGCGGTAATCTTGCAATTGCTAGTGGGCTTACAGTCAGCGGGGCACTTTCAGTAGCTAGCGAAATTGATTCAGGCGCAATGACAATTGGCGGCAACCTTACTGTTACTGGTACCTCAACGCACATTGGAAACGCTACATTTAGTGGAACTGTAACCATTGGTGGCAATAACGTGATGACCAGTGGTTATACCGCTGGCGGTGACCTTTCAGGTACTTACCCCAACCCCACTCTTGCTGCGACCACCAACGTCGAGAGCATCATCTCGGCAAACACGACCGTTGCTGGTGCGCTTCAAAAATCAGGCGGAACAATGACGGGTGCTATTACAGGCACCTCGATCACGCTTACTGGAGAAGATGTTGCTTCGGACTTTAATGCCACTGGAATTGGCAATGCAACTGCTGGCGCTCGCTTTGTAGGTGGTACGACTTCAGGACCACCAACGCAAGGGACTTACCTTGTAGGTGACTACGTTATCGATCACACTTCGACAATCTGGTCTTGTGTCGCGGCAAGCGCCACCTACACCGTTACTAACTCAGTCGGTCACACCACCTACGTCACCTACACTACCTCGGGCGGTACGGCTCCGAAGGCTGGCTCCTACGTCACGATTACGGGTATGGGGGCGAACAACGCCACGGGCGGTCTGGTCGCTTCCTCCAACGGCACCAACACCTTCGCGGTAAACCTTGCCTCGACCACCACTGTCACCGCTACCGGCTCGGCAGTCACTACAGGCAACTGGTCGCCAACGGAGAGCCAGAGCATTGCCACGCGCTCGGCTGCCGCCACCGCCGCGCTTGGCGAGGTTTCGATTTGCACTGGCTCAACGCCATTTACTATCACTCTTCCGACCAGTCCCGTCTCTGGCTCGCAGTACTCAATTATCAACAACTCGTCTGCGACCATCACGCTTTCTGGATCAATGTCAGCGCAAAAAACGACGTACACCACGTATACGGTAGATCCAGGCGAAGCGTACGGCTGGGTCTATGACGGTACTTCCTACTGGTACAACACATGGACTACCGACATCACCAACATGATCGGCGTTCTGCCAGTAGCGAACGGTGGAACCGGCTCCGCAACCGGCGCACTCCCTCTGACGGGTGACGTGACCGGAACCGCCACTGCCTCGGTGGTCGGCGCTATTCAGGGCAAGAGCATCAGCTCGACGCAGGCCACGCTTCTCTCACAGACGAACAACTTCGTCACTCACACCTCCACGAGCAACCCCACCATTACGGCTGGAGAAACATCATTAGTCACTACCCTTACTGGCACTCTTACACTTACTCTTCCGAGCGGAACAGCAAACGGAACCACCAACAATATTTCATTAAATAGTTCTCTATACACGGTAACTGTTTCCGGTAGTGGAACCGACAAAATCCAAATAAATGCAAGCCAGGTTTCAAGCGTTGCCCTTCCGACTTGGTACAACAGTTTCTCGTGCATCTACTACAACGGTGTCTGGTATCCGACCAGCGGCCCTTGGGCTGGTCAAACGGGAACCGGCACAGTAGTTTACTCAACTAATCCCGCGATCACCGCGCCAGTTCTGACAGCACCACAAATTGTTGGAGCATTCTCAACAGCTCTGTCTACTTCTGCTGTAGCTCCAAGTTCGGGAACGCCCATCAGTGTTACTAACACAAATGGACCATACTTCGCATACACTTCAAACCCTACGGGTCCTTACCCGATTAACTATGCGACTTACCGTGGTGCTGCAAACGGTTATGCCACAACTGCTAACTTCGCGGTGAATAACGGTGCAACTGCTTACCTGCCTTCATCAATTTCTATTGATGGCTACCAGCTTGCTGCATCTGGTTCTACTGCCAGCCTTCCCACAAATGGGCAAACATCACCCACCTCCTATACAGTAACGGCAGCATCGGGTAACGGCACATCTGTTACCTATACCTGTGCTAACTCTCTTATTGGAGGAGCCACCGTTAACATCACAGGTCTTGGCATTGCTTCTGGTTCATCGCTTAATTTAACGAACGTTCAGGTCTTTGCTTCGACTGCAAACAACTTTACTGTACTAAACACTACTGTCGGTGTATCAAGCGGAACAGGAACGGCAACGCCAGTACGTTCTTTTACTACCTATTACCAAGGTGGAACTCAGTGGGCTTCGGCAGACCCCAGCACATGGGCTACTTATACAATTACAGTAATCAATACAGCAGCGAACAACTCAGTTGTCTTCCTCTCTAAAACGGCTGCTGGGGCAGGATTGCCAATTACACAGGGTGGAACAGGATCAACCACTGCTATCTCTGGGTTTAACAACCTTGCTATCTCTGGTGGTACTGTTGGTGGCAACCTGGTAGCTGCTTCTGGTCTTACCGTATCTGGTGCTTTAACGCAAATTGGCAATGCTTCGTTTAGTGGTACACTCACTGTAGCTAGTGCTATTATCAACCCTATTCTTCAGGGTGCTTATGAAGTTGTATCATACAGTGGATCAACAGTGCTTAGCGGAACAGCTACTCCAGCTACGCTTAATGCAGCAAACAGCTCTTTCTACTTCTATAATACAGCACCATCTGGTTCATATACAGTAGCAATCACCGGAGCACCAACCGTATCTGGTGTAAGTGCCACTTTTGCTTTGCTTGTAAATAATGGTTCTACGGCTTATCTGCCCAGCAACGTTACCATTAATGGTAATCAGGCGGGTGCAAGTAGCTCAGCACTCCCATTGCAGGGCGCAACAAACAATGGTATTACTACGTACTACCAAGGTGGTACAGCATGGTCATCAGCCGATGCCAACACTCTTGATTCTTATACGTTTACTGTGATTTGCACGTCAAACACGCCTACTTGGACACTGTTAGCAGGATTGACTAAGTTCTAATGCCACTTGTAACCACATTTGCGGACGATGCTATTCAAACACTCGGTATGTTCTCACCGTTTTTTGCTGCAACTGTGCTCATCGTCGGTGGCGGTGGCTCCTACTCCACGCCTCGCTTTGCCGGTGGTGCTGGTGGTATGCAGACCATTACACCAACAATTAAATTAGGAACTGACTACACAATCGTCGTCGGTGCTAAGGGCTCCTCGAGCAATGGTGGCAACTCGACGTTTAATACCACAACCTCACTCGGTGGTGGTCAGTTCAACTCCGGTGGCTCGGGTGTAGTTGGATCTGCTGGTGGCTCTAACACCACGACCTCCTACGCCGGAACTTCGGGACAGGGAAATGCCGGTGGCACGGGAAACGCGTTCGGCTACGGCGGTGGTGGTGGTGCTGGTAGCGCCGGTACGAACGGAACCGGCTTCAGCTCCCTAACCGGTATCGGTGGTAATGGTGGTGACGGACTTCAGAGTTCGATTACCGGAACGGCGGTCTACTACGCAGCCGGTGGTGGTGGCTACGCCACCCACTTACCTGGCTCAACCGGAGCAGGGTGGAGTTCAACGGGCTACGGAATGGGCTCGGGTCTCAATGGCGCTACCACCGTTCAGGCTACGGGTGGCGTGGTCATCATCTCTCTGCCAAGCACCTACACCGGAACGCCGACCTCGTCGCTCGCCTACACCAAGACCACTTACACCGGTTACGTTGTGTTTACATTCAGCACGGCGGGTACAGGAACGGTAACGTTCTAATGCTAGGTAACCGAGGATATTACAGCGCAAACGCCAAAGTGTATGAAGGCTACCGTGGTATACGTAAGCTGCAATCTTATATATTAAACATCTTGTTGGTTGAATTTGGTAAAGTACAACCACTTATCAATGTTAATAATTATGCATTAAATAACGATCAAAATCTTGATAATGCTGGCAACTTCACTGCGAATAATGACCAGCCAGGTCTTAATTGGATAGAACCAATAATTCCTGCTAGCGAAGGGTACACCGCAGAAGAAGTCCTGCAACCCAATGACTTTACAGAACCTGACTATCCATCAGGCGAAGATGTAGTACCCTCTTAATTTTGCTGTAGATAATAGACCAAAGGAGATAATATGAATGACACACGTAACGCACAAGTAGCTTGGGCCGAATGGGGCGTAGCTAATCGCACCAATAATCCTGGGAACTGGAACTACTCAGAACTCGCCAACCGTATGAATGCCATTGGTGTCTGGCCCCCCAGATTCCCTATCAACACCGACTGCTCGGGTTCTTGCACCTTGTGGGCATTTCTTGCTAATGGTAATGACCCTAATGGCCTTGGTTTTGACCACGAGGGCTACACCGGTACATTCCTTAGCCACGAACAGCACCTTGCACTGTTTGTTAAGAGTGCCAAGGGTGTTGCCGTAGAAGAAGTACAGCCTGGTGACCACGTAGTTTATGGTGGTGGAACGGGCGAACATGTAGCGATCGTTGTTAAGGTGAATGGCAGCGATATCCTTACTGTGAGCATGGGACAACAGGGCGACCCGTCTTACGTTTGGGTAAATACCCCCAAAAATACTCCAAACCCAGAAAACTTTGCAGTTGATGGCCGCATGCCACAGACTTTCCTTCGTAATGTAACCAACACAACAAAGCCTATCCGCACACCTGCTGACTTGCCCAAGGCCTAAGGAATTAAATGACTCTGCGTCAACGTGTTAATTTCCAATCCGGTGTCGTATCAGGTGTGATCAATAACACCAGCCAAACTACCATTACTGGTACAACTTGGCCGGTGCCAAGCGGTGGCTATACCATTGCTGTCACTCTAAACCCAGGATACTTTGGTGTAGCGGGTTCACAAGAGATTGTCTATGTCACTGGTGTATCTAGCGTCAGTGGTGGTACTAATAACGTAGCTACAGTCCTTCGTGCTCAGGAAGGCACTTCAACCATTGGTACTACAAGCGGTACTAACTATCCATGGGTTGCTGGACCAATTGCATCTGACTTTGATGTATCTAACCTTACTAGCACAGGAACGCTTACTCTTAATAATGGTCTAACTGTTGCCAATGGTGTTACTATCAGTGGCAATGTTACAGTAGCTGGTGGTGAAACAGTACTAGGATCTTTGGGTGTTGCAGGAAACTTCAATGTCAATGGTACTTCAATCGTATTTCCAAACGGAGCATTGCAAGTTGCTGGAAATATAACCACAAGTGGTACATTACAAGCTGCCACAATTTCCGGTACAACTGTAAATGTCGGCAATACTCTTACTGTTGGAAATGCCATCAATGCTGCTGGTGAAATTTATGCGAATAACACTGGAACTGCTATTAGTGCACCCAATGGCAATGTTGTAGTTGGTGGTAATTTAACTGTTAGCGGTAACTTAACAGTTGGTGGCGTAACAATCAGTGGCATTCCATCTGCACGAATTGGTGCGACTGCACCTACCACCCTTGCCTCAAGTGGTGGTTACGCAACTATTAGCAACATGTCAACTGGCGGTGCCATTGGTTATCTAAGAGGTGGGTTCACGACTGACGGTAGCACATCGTTAATTACTCCTATTGCTGGTTATTATCAAATCAATGCATCTGCAGGGTTTGTCAATAATGGAGGAAATGTTTCTCTCCCTGGCATTTATGGCTTGTCTTTGGGGAATACATTTAGTAACCCAACACATTCCAGTGCTTTCTTGTTGCAAAGTGGCAGTGGCGGACCTTATCAACAAGGGCCTGAAACCATTGTTTTCTCTGATATTCAGTATTGCTTTGCTGGTCAGTCTGTCACTCTTGTTGCTTATAATGGTTCTGAATCTACTTATAATCAGCAATCTGTTGGCGCTACTGCATTCGGCCTAGCAGGATACCAACACACTTATCTTTCAATGACTTACATCGGTTCGTAACCAATGAGAGTACGTCCTATACCACAGTATGCAGCAGAGCCTGTTGGCATCACAACGTATATCAGCGGTTCTCTTGCTGACCCTGATAACAAATACGTATGGATCAACATTACAAACACTGATAGCAATACTGTGGTTCTTGCTTCGGGACAGACTAGTTATGAAAGTACTGGCACATATCAGTACACACTTAATTCAAGCCAGACTGCTATTCAAGGAAACTATGCCGTTACTTGGAACTACACAGTTAATAGCGGTAGCCCAAGAACTTACGTAGACAACTTTGTTGTTACTGACCAGATGCCTTACTGGAGTAACTTAGACACTGATCAACGTCAATTGGTTGCTGGTATTGTTCACCGCATTGACAAGAGCTTTGACAGCACTGCTGGTGGCCCATACCTTCAGGAACTCAATCAAAGTGGCTTCTTGATTTACGAAGAAGTAGCTATGGTTATGCAAGACGAAACCATGGACTACATTAACTTTGAGTTCCAGCCTATCTTTAACCCTGCTTACCAAATTGGTCTTAATGCCATTGTTCCATTCCCAACTACCTATTACGGTGTACTAGCTACGCAAACATATGCTCACTTCTTGAAGCACATTGCTCGTAACTACATTGAGCAGCCTATGCCACAAGGCATGAACGCTGCTTGGATGGACCGCAGAGATTACTACAACCGTTGGTGGCAGCTTTACCTGTTTGACAAGGAAGTTGCTGACAAGCAGCTGCGTCAGATGAAGCGTCAGTTCATGGTTGGATCGAAGAGAAGCCTTTTGGTTGCTGGTGGTCTTATCCCACGTATGTACACTAATCCGAGTCGTCCGCACTTTCAGTACGCTGCAGTCAACCTTGGAGGTGCATAATGCCAGTCACACTCCAATACGTATGCCGTGTTTGCAATGAAGAAAAAGAACAAATTAAAACACGTGGCGGTCCAAGCCGTAAAACTTGTCCAGAATGTCAAGACCGAGATGTCTTATGTGGATGCGGATGCGGTGAAACTGTAAAAACAAATAAAACACGTCAAACACGTTTTGTTGCTGGCCATTACATACGCACGGTCACGTTTGAAGAACAAAGAGAGCGTAACTTAAAACGCTTGGCAAAACATAAATATGATGATGAGTTCCGCAAAAAGATGTCAGAAAAGAATGTGCGTCTTCACAAAGAAGGCCGTTTTATGAACGTCTATGGTTCTAATAATAAGTCTTCTAAAGTGGAATTGTCACTTAAGCCCGTTCTTGAACCACTTGGCTATGTTAGCACACAAGACAAGCGTTATTTTATTGGGAACCCAAAGGTTGGCGTTCACATCCCAGACTACGTAAAGTCAGACACCCGTGAGATTGTAGAAGTATGGGGAACATACTGGCACCGTGGAGAAAACCCGCAGGATCTCATTGATTGGTATGCAAAACAAGGTTGGACTGCCCGCGTAGTGTGGGAAAACGAAGTTGCTGATTTTGCAGTGAACATGGGTGGGGTCTAGTGTGTCAGGTATCAATCCACAGCCAGGTCCTGTTGTTTCTGGTAGCGGCGGCTTAAATACACAGCTTGAAAGCCCTTTGCTTGTTGTTAAACAACGGGAAGCTTTCACTCAAGTTAACCAACAACGTTTCCACGATGAGACATTGCAATGGTTCGGAGAAGAGTGCATCGTACGTCTTTTGTGGCGTGCTGAAGACGCAGAAGCTGGTCTCGTAGGCTATTGCCAAGAATGCCAAGACAGCCCTAACCCATCTAATCCTTACACGTCTATTCAAAACCGTGTAAGCAACGTTTATAAACAGACTGGCAATAGCTACTGCCCGACCTGTTATGGCACTACGTTCTCAGGTGGCTTCCAACCTACTTGCTATCACCTTTATATGCTGGCTTCTGATACAGAAGATGATCGTAAGAGCCTCTCAACTGGTCAATTCTGGAAGCAGAACCCAAGAGTTCAGTTTTCATGGTTTCCTCAGATCCGTACTGGTGACCTAGTGGTACGAGTAGAAAGCTGGAACAATGGTGTTCCTACCTCTACGAGTGAACGCTTCCAAGTTGCAGACGTAAGCCCGCAAACCATCAGAACTGGTCCTGGGCCCAGCGCACAATACCCATATCGTGTTGGTACCACCCAACCATTTAGCAACACGACAATCATCGTTAACCAGCAGACAGTCCTCGAGAATGTATGGCCAGGACACCCTTACTATAACGTACCTGTTCTATGAGCATGATCCCAGCACCAGAAGAGTTAACGCAACAGCTCTCCCGTCGTGCTGTCCAGATCGCTCAAATCATTGGACCAAGGAAGACTGGTAAAGGTTTAAATAGCCTTATCCCTTATTCTCAACCTGGTATTGTTGGGCTGGAAGTGCCGGATAAGTTTGCTTATCTACTTGATCTTGACAAGGGTATTAAAGCGCACGCAATGGTTGACGTTGCTGGTCGTGTTATCCCCATCCGCAACTCAGACGGAACAATGGCTTTTAGAAGAGCTTCAGCCAACAAGATTGGTCAAATCCCTATCATCACACGTGCATCAAGAGACGGAAGCATTCAGTCTGCTTTGCCTGCATGGTATTACCCAGGCAAGCCTGGTACAGCATTCTTGCAGAAAGCCATTCAGATGAGTGTCGATGAATGGAAGAAGGGCGCTAGAGCAGAAGATGTAGTGCAAATGCTACTTAAGACCAATGAAAAAGACGATGTCAGTGAAGTCTTCTACGGAAGACCATCTGTCTAGGAGACATAATGTTTGTAACAGCCGTAAAAACAGCAATAGTTGAAGCACTAGAAGCAGGATTCAACACGCTCAATTCAGGCACCCCTAGCAACACTAGCCTTGACTTAACGCCAAACAGTATCACTATTGAGTACCCACTCGAGCCTGTTCAGTGGCCTGCCATCTTTGTTCAGTTCAGACCAAGCAAAGTCCAATGGTCAGGTATCAACCCTAACATTTATTCTGTTTCATCAGGCGGTATTACCATCAGTGGCACCACTTACTCAGGCACCAACACCATTAGAGAAGGCTACTTTGAAGGCAATATCGACCTTCAGATCATGGCAATGCACTCTGAAGAACGGGATCGTTTGTACGACAGCGTAACAAACCTCATTCTTATGGATATGATTAGCCCAGCCAGTGTGGCTTTCACTCAAAGTATTGCTAATAGCAATCTTGTTGGTATGACGCTTAGATTAGATACGCTTACCCCGTTGGGGGACAGCGTTAGCGCAGGAACTCCATGGAGCCCAGAAGAATTAACTTATGAAGCCAGCATCAGAGTGGCATGTATTGGTGACTTCTATGAGCCACAGTACCAGGTTATTTACCCACAGATTACAAAAATTACTGCTACTGGAACAGAAGTACCAAATATCTATACAGCTCCCGGCAAGCCATTTACCCAATAATTCTATCAAAGTAACACTGTAAAACCACAAACAATTTGCATAAGGCATTGAAGGAGAATGTATGCCCATTTCCAACTACCAGATTCCTGGGGTTTACGTCACACAAACGACGAGCCAAGCTTTAACAGCAGTTAACCCTACGTCTCTTAACATCGCCATCATCGCTGACAACCCTCTCGCCGGTACACAGACTGACACGTTCAGTAACGTAGCAGCTATTAGTGGTATCAACGTTGGTCAGCTCACCATTCCAATGGTCAATACAAGCTACAATGGTACCTACACAGCTAACTCTGGTTACACAGTAACTTGGACAAACAGCCTCGGTGTAACCGTTACAGGTTCTTATGGTACTAGCTTTACCATTGCAAACGCACCCACTGCTTCAGGTGGCTTTGGCGCCTTCTCTTACCTGACTACGAGCGGAACCACTGCTCTTACCAACTTCACTGGTGCTTCGGGTAATGGTACTCAGTGGATCTTCACTACGTCTGGTACAAACACCATTAGTGGTGGCTCTAGCGTAAACATTACAGGTTTCACTGGTACATCGAGCGGTTTTAACGGTACATACACCGTTGCTTCTGCTTCGCTCTCTGCTTTCTATGTTAACAATACTACGTTGAGCGGGGTTGGAAACACATCTACTTACTCCGGTACAGCCGTACAGAACCTTATCCCTAGTGGTCTTGTGCAGATCACATATGGTCACAACTGGGGCGCTTACGGTACTTTCTACGAGTACACACAAGCTGCTTCTGTAATTGGTGCTACAGTTAGTGGAACAACCATTACCAACCCAGCTCTGCTTGGTGCGCAAATGGCTTTCATGAATGGTGCAAACACTGTAACCATTCTTCCAGTTGCTCGTCTTGCCACTTCCGGCTCTGGTGCTGCAACGGTTGGTGACTGGAACAACACGTTCTCTGTTGGGTCTGGCACCACTGGTTCTAACCCCATTTACGCTGCCGCTCTTAACAACATTGATGTGGTCGTACCTCTGTACGGTAACGTTTATACAAGCGGTAATACATATGGTCAGGTAATTCCTTACGGTACGAACACCGTAGCTGCATCTGTTACGAATTACCTTACGACTCAAGCAGCTGCTGGTAACTACCAGAGAGCTTTCCTTGGTATCGATGGTACTTCCAACCAAGTGACTACAAGCCAGATGCAAGCCTTCGCAAGCGGTATTGGTGCGACTAATGCTGGTGTGAGAACATCAGTCGTGTTCCCAGCATCGATCAACTTCAACCCAGGTTTGAGCACATCGACTGGCCTTAACAACGTTAACTTCAATATTCCTGGTTACTACCTGGCTGCTGCTATTGCTGGTGTATACGTCGGTCAAACTAACGTTGCCACGCCAATTACTAATAAGACGGTTGCTGGCTTCAACTATGTTCCTAACCAAATCAGCTTGTCTGACGCTCAGTACAACTACCTGCCTTACGGTATTACTACTGTTTACCAGCGTCGTGACGGTAACTTCTGGATCCTCCAAGGTCTTACAACGAACGTAAGCAACTGGTTGACACAGGAAATTTCGCTGAATGCTATCGGTGACGTTCTGGCTAACCAAATTAGAGTTGCCCTCCAGAACACGTCGCTTATTGGTGGACCTCTGACTGCTACGACAACTGCTGCAGCTCTTGGTGCAGTACAGGGGCAATTGGTTTATGCAGTTAACAATGGCTTGATTCAGAGCTACCAGAACCTGTCATTCTCCATCAACCCGAGTACACCTACGACGATTAACATCACGTTCCAGTACTCGCCTACGTACCCGATCAACTACATCCAGGCAACTCTGAGTCTCAACACTCAGACTGGTTCAGTTATCGCTACTAATTCACAGACCAACACCGTAGTTTACTAGGAGTAATTAACTTATGGCTAATTCAAAATTTCGTGTAGGTGGGCATTATACAGCTTTTACTTACAATGGTTCTGTGCTCATTTACGCACAGATGATTGCTGAACGTGGACCACAGCCTGTTAATCAGCCAGTGCCTATTCAGCCACTTGATGCTGCGTACCCAATTGAGATTGCACTGCCTGCTGCGTTGGAGGCCGGTACTCTTGAAGTCACGTTCCTTGAACAGTGGAACTCAGAAGTCTGGGCCCAGCTCGGATCGAACTTTACCACAGCTGCTGACCTCCTTGATGTTTTCAAGGCTCAGCTGCAGCAAGGTGAAGTTCAATGCATCAAGGTCATCACGAAGCCGGACGGTACACAACGTTCGATCGTTTACCACGGATGCGTCATTACCAATGCACAGATCGATGAAACGATCCAGATTGGTACCATGACAATCCCTAAGACGATGACAATCATGTACCGTCAGAGAACAGAGTCGCCAATTGCGTTTGTGCCTTCTGTCTACTCTAACTACAACAACGCAATTATCTAATAAGAAAAGGAATTAAAAATGTCTGTACGTTCATACGTTATTCAGCTTCAAGCAGGAGTTGGCCAAGCCATTCTTCCTGATCACCGCAAGATGGTGCAAGGCGTTCAATACGTTGTAGATGCCGACACGTTCTCAAAGATCAGCCTCGGTGCTCGTCAGAACGTGATCAAGGTTGTCACCGTGAACACCGACCTTACCACTGCAAGTGGTGGCTACCTTATCGCACAATCGCAGGCTGGCCTTAACCAGCAGGCTGTTGCAAGTGGCGTAAGCTTCTTGGGCCTCCTTGGCACAACCAGTCAGTCACTGACCTCGTTCAGCATTGCTGGCTTTGGTGCCCAGGGTGCTTCTGCTGGTGGTGCTGCTGGTGCTGGTGCCGGTATCGGTACACCTCAGTCGACACTCTCTGGTTCTTCTGCTAACTACTCGTTGACTGGCCCAGATGGCGCTCGTTACACGCTTGCTTACAACGGTACTACTTCAACCATCTCTGGTGGTTGGGCTACTGTTTGGTTCGATGAGACCAACCGTTACATCTCGACCGCTTCTGGTGTTACTTACCAGGTTCGCCAAGATGGTCAGGGTACATCGTATGTTATCAGTGCCAACACCAGCCTCAGCGGTGTAAATGGTCTGGTTACTACGGTTGGTACCAAGCAAGGTGCATTCGCTGGTGTTCCACTGGTTAGCATCCCAGCTGGTTACTTTGGCTTCATTCAGACCGAAGGTATCCACCCCTCAGTTGCCGTTGCTTCTGGTACGGCTGTAGGTACGGCTGTAGGTGTTAGCGGTACAAGCAACATTGGTTACTTGGCTGCTCCTGCTTCGACCACAACGTCTGTCAGCGGTGGTATCGTAACTGGTTCTGCTCTGGCTAACAACATTGCTGGTACGGTTCTTACGGTACCTGCTTCCGGTACGGGTACTAATGGTCAGTTCTTTGCACAGGTTGAGCTCCGTAGCCGCCGTGTTAAGAAGCCTTACAACCGTTTCTTGAACAAGAACTAGTAATTTAGTCTACTAAATGGTAGGCTATGAACGTAGCCCTAGACCCAAAGGTAATATGACAACCATCAACAATGAAGGCTTTAACCCGGCCAACAATATGAATACTTTCCCCGACGAGTGGAAGGACGAATTCGAGGGGCTTCTCTTCTTAGGTCAGCTTAAGAGAGAAGTCACTCGAATTCCCTTCCACAAGTTTGTGGTTCGTACACTAACAGTAAATGACAAGTTAGAAATCAGCCTACTCACCAAGCCTTTCCTTGATACAATTGGCTATGGCCGTTCGTACAAGGCAGCTGTTGTTGCAGCCGGTCTAATCAGTGTAGATGGCAAAGAGCTTATCCCAGGTAATAAGAGCCTGAATGTTATTAAGCAAAAGTATGACTACGTCTCTCAAAACTGGTATGACACAGTGATTGATATCCTTTACGAAGAGATTGAAATCCTCGAGAATCGTGTGGTCCTCGTGCTCCAAGAGCTCGGCATCATTGAACCTGTAGTACCTTTTGAGATCTTTGAGAAGACGCAAGAGGAAACGGATACCCCAAAAGATGGGAAGTAGACCCGTACGTAATTGAGAAGAGCGAATACGCTCACTCGGTTGGTATCTTTGCCAACACAGATCTCAATTTCTTACAGCAATGCTTGCTTGCCTCCGTTAAGCTTCGCAAACGCAAATATGATAATGAGCTTGAAGAAATACATTTTGAGCAATCAATGTTTGTTTCTAACCCAGAGCTATACAAGAGCTACATGAAGCACAAGGAAGAAAACGAAGAAAACGAAGTCGTTTGGTCAGCTCCCACTTCAACTGAAGAAGCAAGAGTAGTGGAACAGATGTTCGCTGAGATCCACAAGAGTGCTAATGCTAGCCCAGACAGATCTGCTGATGAGGAATTTGTTAAGCAAATGAGTTTAATCAACCCATTTGCCAATATAGATATAGATAAGATTGGAGACGAAAATGGCTAACGACAATGAAAGCTCGTATAACCTAAATATTGATGTCTCCAGTAATACAGGCCCTGCAGTACAGGGTTTCTACCAGCTCGGTGCTTTAACAAAGCAGATCAGAGCTGACATCGGCGCTATCGAAGAGGGCGTATCTGGTATTAGTGAGCGTGCTGATACTATGCGTAAGTACTTCGACCAGAACCTCGAAGTGCTGAGCAAGATGGATACTGTTCTCCAGACTATCCAAAGCCTGGTGCAATCTAACCAGAGCAACTTCTCTAATAACATCAATGCTCTAAACGAGATGATGAATAGTGTCAAGGGCCTTGGCGGCAACATGAGCAATGTCCTTGGCATGCTTGGCATCGGTGGTGGAGGAGGCGGTGGTGGAGGAGGCGGTGGAGGTGGTGTTTACCCATCTACTGCTAGCCCCGACTTTACCAACTCTTACGAGAATGAGCGTCGTGGCATCTATAGCCGTTTCTTGAAAAGGTCTGGAGGCGGTGGTGGTGGCGGTGGCGGTGGCGCCAGTGGTCGCGGTTTTGACGATGAAGACGATGAAGAAGAGACTAGATCAGTTAATACTGATTCTTTAACAGGACGCGTTAGTCAACGAGGCCGAAGAGCATACGTTAGAAAAACACCTGTTACATCTGCTCAGAATTTAATTCGTTCTCAGCTTAAGCAATACCCTTATGCCAATGCAAGACTAGGCAAGATCATGGCACCTGGTAGCGAAGGTAGAGCAGCTGAATACGCCTATACAGATATGATGGACCAGATTTCCAGAGTATCTGACGCACTCCCATTTGGCCTTGGCAAAGGCATTGGTGGAAGAGTACAATCTGCGCTTGGAGGTCTTGGCGTAGACCTAAAAAGCATTAAGCAATCACAACGCTCTAATACTGTACAAACTGGTCCAGATACATATACCAGAGTCGGTGGTATCCAAGAAGGACCTGAGACAACAGCCCTTAAGACAGCCAACGCCGTTGCTAAGGTCTTTAGCAGCAAGCTCGTAGAAGGATTTACAAAGTTCTCAGGTTATGCCAACGTAGCAGGGCAAATATATGGTGGCTTATCTGACGTTGCAAATACAGCACGTCAGTACACTGCAATGGGTCAAGCCATGGGTGGTGTAACAGGTCAGGTTGACTATGGTCGTAGCATTGGCCAGGGAATCAGTGCTTTCCTTAAGTCTGACTTTAACTTAAACCCATTTTATAGCATGCAAGATGTTATGCAGAACCAGGTTTATGGATCTGAACTTGGTTTGAAGGGTGGCGCCCTTAATAACTATGTGAATAAGGGTATCCAGTTCCAAACACAATATGGTCTTTCTGCACAACAGGCTCAAGGAATTCTTGGAGCAGGGTTGGGCGCTGGCGTAAGCCTTAATGATAACGCCAGTGCTTTCGGTGCAGTTCGTAACCTTGAAAATAACACTACGACAAGTACTACCTATGGTAACCAATCTTATCTACAGGGCATGACTAGTTATGCTGGCATGGGAACGAGTTCTGCAACATCAGCACAACTGGGTGTTAATGCAGCTCAGTTTGGTGCTGGTGACCTTGTAGCACAGGCAGCAGGATTTACAGGAACCGAAGGTATGGGTTCCATGATTAACAATGCTCTTCTGTCTCAACAGCTTGGTGTAAGTTATACGGGCTTGTTCGGGGCAATGAGAAACATGTCCAAGTCATCAATTGCCACAGCAACTAATGCATCACAAGAACAAATTCTAAGTTGGGCTGGAATCGACATCCAATCAACATATAAGGATGAGAACGACTTCTTAAACAAGAATCAAGATAGCATCGTTGTTCTTCAGCTTATCTTACAAAGCCTTGTTTCATCAGGCGCAACTGGTTATCAAACTGCTGCTTCATCATTGCAAAAAGCTGCTGACTGGGCTTGGAATATCGTCAAACGGCAACAAATATTTAATAAAGCTGGTACTGGATCAGCTGCTGCTACCCCCACAGCCTTAGCCGCAGCAATTAATAAAAACTCCGCTGGTGCTGGAGGAGCATCAGCCAGAGCTCTTGCTTACATGGGTGGCGGAGTTAACGCATTTGCTCAAAACCAAGCAAACGCAGCCAATTCTCAAGCAACGACAGCTTATAATACTTACGTTGCCAGTCCAACACCTGCAAACTTAAAAGCTTATCAACAAGCAGAAGCAGCAGTAAACCAAATAAACAGTGGTAAATTGCCACAGTATCAATATTCAATACCAGGCCAAACGCCCACCACACCATATCGCATACCAGGGTACTCATCATCATCTCCGGGCTATTCAATGCCAGGCGTGCCCACGCCCACCAACCCCACTCCACAGCAAGTTCAAGTTACTGTTGGTATCCACCCTTCTTTCGCAGGCATTCTTACAGCATCAACAAAACAAGGCACCGCAGGATTTAATAATGGTGCAGTAAACCCCAATAGACAGCCAACTAAATAATGAGTAGCGTAGCCCCCTTCCTCGATAAAAATACACCTGATGTAGCGTATTTAACAGATAATACAACCGGTACTGTATACAGTTTCCCTTTCAACATTAATCAGTTGAACTGGAGCTACAACATGAATACACAAAGTTACAGCACTATTGGTGGTCGTGTCGTACAGTTGCTTTCTGTACAGATAACAACTATGACTATGCAAGGCGAAGCTGGTAACCGTGGTACCTTGATGCAATTGTTTAAAGACTTCAAAACAATGCAGGATAACCAGAATCAGACTAAGCAGTCTATGAGCATAAATATTCCTAGTCGTAATTTAAGTTATAGAGTCTTCCTCGAGAACTTTCAAATGGGCTGGGGTGTAACAACCGTGCAGTACCCTTATGTAATCATGATGGAAGTGCAACAAGACCTCACTAATATCGCTACCAATGCTGCAAGTTTGAATGCAGTGAATAAGATCGCAGAAGGAGTTGGGTTTAGCCCTCAGTGGACGGGACTTTCCTCTGCACTTAGTAACCTACAGTATCAAGACGTAATCAATGCACTGCAAAGCGGCGCAATTCAACCTACTAACACTAACAATTCTCAGACTGGATGATCTTATGGATAACATCAATACTGGAACCACATACGCAAACTGTAGAGTCACTACACCGATTCTTTATCCAGGCCAACAAACGATTAGCTTCAATGGGTTTGCATGGAGTAATAACATGGGTATCATCCATGAAGCAAATAAAACACCAGATGCGAGTTGGGAACAATGGCTGGGAACGCTACAGTAACTCTCTACTACAATGGTAGTTTAACCACATTTGATATCTGGATGCAGACGATCAGCACTAGCAGCAACAATGAGTTCTCTAGTCAACAGGTTCGTGCTGGCATGAGCTGGATACCTATTCGTCGCGCTCAAATGATGTTCCAGTTTGATGCATTGTGGCCACTTATCTCCATTGGTGGGGCCCGACTAACCCTTGGTTACGAAGATATCGATCCTGCAGATGGCTTCTCTAAAATGAATAAATTCCAAGATGCTATTTATTCTCATTATAATGCAATCATTAATGGCTCTACTGTTGCGCCAATGACATTAACGTACTATAATAACTCTGATAATACATTGCCCATCTACAATACGTTAATTAGCAAGGACCCATTAGATGTTATTCAACACACTGGCTGGATTCAGACAGTAGATAAGCAATATGTTAGGTTCCAGAGCTCATTTACAACGCAGTATACAATGAATATCTTGACTCCAAATGTAGCGAACACGCCAGCAACTGCTATGTCAGGTACTAGCGGCCAAGGACCTGGTGGTATAACTTATGCACCAACAGCGGCAGATATTAACGCTTATGGTAGTGGCTGGATCAACATCAATAATCTTACTGCTGGTACCAAAGCTATCTTGAAAGGACTGAAATGAGCTTTAATCAATCAGGTACCTTCATTTATTCGCCGGACATCAGTGTTGTCATTGACTCAGTTGCTGCTGGGCCTATGGACGTGTCTGCTGATGTAATGAACTTTACAGTGGACCGTGAGATGAATGCAGTGAGTAGTTTCAACTGCACGTTAAACAACCCAGGCCGTAAGTATAACTTTGGTATGCCTAACCAAATCAGTACTATGGACCGTATTACTGTTTTCCTAAAGAGAACACAGTGGGTACAAGTGTTTACAGGCTATGTCACGTATGCTCCTATCGAGACACTGGTGCCAACGCCTATCCAGATCACAGCTAATTGTACTCTGCGTATTCTTCAAGTTACTTATTGGGATGACACGCTTGTCAAGTACCAAAGCTTGCTGCTTAATTTTATGGACAAAGTTGCTCGGAGTACACAGCAAACTCTTAATGATGGTGGCGTAGCAACTGCTGTTGTAAATATGCTTTATGGTGTTTGCGGCTGGAATCCTGATCGCATTCACATTCAAAACGTTCCAGATCAATTCATTAACTATGCAGCTCAAGCTTATACAAGAATGCTAGCTGGCGAGCAACTTAATCAGAATGCAGTGCAAGACCTTGCTAATATTCTAAATGTTAATAAATCAAGATCTCAGGGCAGTTCAACAGACCTAAGCACGACAAGCAATACTAGTGCACCAGATAAAGGTATTGGAGTTTCTCTTACTGCTAATCAAGCAAGAGGTTTCTTAACTAGCCCAATCGCTGGTGGCAAAGCAAACTTTCCGGGTCCTAACACGATGAACCCAGTAAACGATAATCTTATTACAGAAGATATCTTTTACTGCTCAGCACCCTGGTCATTCTTGCAGTACCAGGTAACAGATAAGCTCACTTCAGAACAAAAGAAGCAATATCAAACGATTCAAGACAATGCAAAAACATGGTTGATGAATAACCCAAGTACGTTTGGGGCTGATGGAAGAATTATTCAACTATATAGCAGCAACAACCTTGTTGTTAATCTAAGAGCAACATCTATCCCACAAAAAGCAAATCAATCGCTCAAGGGATATGCAGTATATGACCCGACTGTTGATTATATACAGGTTCACCCAGGTGTTGCAGCGTACCTTAATGGTAAAATTAGTGACCCTACGAAATGGAACTCCACAGAAGACCCAGGACCTATAACAATTAGTACAAGTTGGCCAGACCCAACAACTTCACCAGTTGCTGGTGTTGTTGTTCCATCAAAAACTGATCAAGCAAACGCCAACTCGACCTATGGTGGAGGAACAACCCTTGCCAATAGTGGCCTTCTTTGGACAGAAGCAGTTAATAAGCTTATCTATGTACTTGCCGGTCAGCTTGGCGATGCTTATACGCAGAAGCCAACTGAATATGATGGTCGTCAAGTAACACGAATGACTCCTGCTACTGCCTATGGAGCAAAGAACGGTGCTTTTGACTGCTCAGGACTTGCTTACTGGGCTTACCAACAAATTGGTATTAATCTTCATGGTAGCAATACAACTGGTGAATGTGGCCCACTTGACGGTAGCTTACCCGATACGTATGGTATCTGGTCTGATAAGAATACAATACCAACCCCTGGTGCTTTAATTTTCTGGAATGTTATTGGTGAGGCAGGACCCCTTCCTAACCACGTTTCTATTCTGATCGGAGGGTTTGGACAGCAACCACCTTTAGGTGTTGGGCTTGACAATATTCCCAGTGAGCCAGGAGTCGGTTGGGCCATTGAGTCATCCACCTATGGAGTAGGTCCTCACATTCAGAAGCTTTTTTGGCCTGACATGGTGGGTGGTAAGACCATCTTTGCAAGCAAAGGATATGCTGGTCAACAGTATATTGGTGCTCGTTCACCATTAACGTTAATCAATAGCTGGACTGGTGCTCAAGCAACCTCTCTATTGAATACTGATTACAACTCTTCTACATCTACCACAGATAAAGCAACGACGCTTAACCCAAACGACCCGCAACAACGAGCAACAATCAACCTTGCCAAGTCATACAACAACTTGTTTGGTATGCCACAGTTCGACCCAAGATCGAGCTCAATGCTTGGTACACCAAGAGCTTTCCTGCTTGACAACCCTGTCATGCAAGACTTGACTCAAATTATGCAGGGAGGCATGCGTTCATATATGAGTGCACCAAATGGTGACTTCGTTGCATGGTTCCCTGACTACTACGGCATTTATGGCACTGACCCTGTTCTAGACATTAGCCCAGTTGAAATCATCGACTTTCAGATTTATCATGATGATAACCAACTTGCAACACACGTAGGTATTGTTGGTGACACCAACGGCGTCGGTCAACAGGTAAGCAATGCTGACTATCTTACTACCAACGGTATCGTTAGCATCCAAGATGCAACAACGATGTCAATGCTGTTTGGTTCTCAATCATTAAGCGAACCGACAACAAAGCAAAATACATTGTCTGCAGCGACATTCCTTGATAGATATGGCATGAGACCATACGTTAATGAGCAGAATATGATTCACTCATTGTCTCTTGAGTATATTTATGCCTTGTATACCTTCATGCAGCAATGGACCAATCAATACGTTAGCAATGTTACCTTTACATTTATGCCTGAGCTCTATCCAGGTATGAGAGTGTCTATGAACGTAACTGACGAGACTGCCACACAGAACAATTACATGTTCTATGTATCATCAGTCATTCACACGGGTGACCGTTCAGGTGGGTTCACTACACAAGCCACTCTCACAGCGCCTATGAAAAATGGTAAAATTATGAGCTATGGATTGAATCTAGCATGAACATCAGCGGTTCAAAAACGAGTAGCAATCTCAACGTAAGAAGAGTGATCCTAACGACGGGTCCTCTGCTGCACCCATTCAGCAATGCTGCAGGCGCACCTAATAACTATTACTGTCTGGGCTTAGACATGAAGGGCTTTCAGATCGAGATCGATCTGCAGGCATACCCAGCAGGCATCAACCTTCAGCAGATTGCACCTGATCAGGTTTGGTGGGTTGAAAAACGCACTAGTTTGTACCGCTTGTATCTATACGCTGGCATATTTGACTCTACAACGCGTCAGATCAATAGCACTGATATCCTTCCACAATACTCATCAACCTATGGTAACTACTACGACACAACTAATCAGATCGCAGTGGCTAGCGGAACGCCTTATACGGTAACTTTCAACAACGATGCAGGATCACAAGGGTTTACTCTAGTATCAGGCAGTAGAATTACCCCCGATGCAGCGGGTGTTTACATCTTTAGCTTCAGTGCACAATTTGCTGTTGTTGGAGTTGGTGGCAACTCAACATACAATGCAAGCATATGGGCAAGAATAAATGGAGCAGACACACCATGGTCAAGCGGAGAAATAAGTATTTATGCTAAATCTCCTTATGCTTTGCCTTCTTGGAACTTTATTCAACAAATGAGTGCTGGAGACTTCATGGAGTTGGTTTGGGCAGTAGATACACCAAACCAAATTTATGCTGCTGCTCAACCAAGTGTGGCTAATGGTTATGCACCAGCGTGGCCAACGCCACCATACGGCCCTTCAATCCCATCCTGGACAATGACTGTCAGCCAGGCGTAATGTACTACAGCCCTTATTTTGCCTAAGATAGTATGAAAACTATCGCGGTCAGCAACGGAGACATCCAGTTAAACAGTGGGAAGATCCAGTTCATCGTTGGCCAAAATAAGCTTGTGCAAGACCTCACATTGTGGCTTGAAGAGCCTCTTGGAACTGGGTATACTACCCCAAACGTAGGTAGCTTATTGCCAGGGATGATTGGCGGTACGCAGAATGGCTCTACCATAAGCTCAGTGAAGAGCGAAATTAATAGAGTTTTGCAATTATACATGGTTAATCAGGTTCAGTCTCTACAGCTTTCACAAAACTCTTCACAGCTTTCAAACTGGAATAAGAGTGAAATCATTCAAAGCATCACTTCAGTTAATGTAAGCATACAAAACACAACAATCATAGCTAATATTAACTTGTTGACCATGGCAAATAGCAATGTTAATCTTAACGTATATATCGATAATAATGGAGTTAGCGTAAATGGCTGATACAACAGGAGTTCTCGCTAGGCTTCAAGCCGCCCTTTCCGTTTACGACCCCACCTGGGACGTTAGCGTTGGAACAGCAACGTACAAGATTTTGGAAGCTGTCGCCCAAGAGATCGCTACAGCAAACAACAACTCAGTGCTGCAAGCATATAGTTATAACATCAATACGAAGAATGGCAATCAGCTCGACAACTTCTGCAACCTTTTCGGCGTATACCGTCAGCTCGGCAAGAGAGCATCGGGCCTTGTAACCTTCAGTACAGGCGGTACTCCAGCCACAAACATCCTTGACGTTCCCGTTGGAACTCAGGTTGCTATCCCAATTGGTGGTAATTACGTATCCTCTATCTACTTTGCGACTACTGCTCCAGCAATCATTGGTATTGGTGATACTTCTGTTGATGTGCCGGTCGTAGCTTCTATCCCAGGAGCGATTGGTAACGCCCCTGCGGGTGCAATTACAAATCTTGTCGGCAGTCTTTTCGGCATCGGTAGCGTTTTTAATACCAACCCATTATCTGGTGGACTTGACACAGAAAGCGACTCAGCTCTTAGATCAAGATGGCAGAACACTGCTTTCAACAACACCACAGGTACATTTGGTAAGTATGTTTTGACTGCTTTGCAAAACCCAAATGTAACCCTGGCAACCGCAAATAGCACACAGTATTTCTACAATGAACAGTTGCAGATCAGTTCAACCGTTGGTGTTACTGCTAGTGGCACTACAGCTACTCTGAACTTTGTCGCATACAGTGGTATGAACGTCAACAACATCACGTACACGGGAACAGTAAACGTAGCTAGCATCTCAATTAGTGGTGGTTCGACCCCAAGCGGTTTGCAAACTTCTTTGAACACTACTATCTCAGGTCTATACCCGGGTTATGTTTTAAGCAGTGGTTTTGCTTACACCGTATCCGGCGTTAGTGGTACAACCAACCTGAACACAGCAGGTAGCTTCAATATCACTGCCAACCTCCCTAGCCCTTACAGAATAACCATGTCTGGTACAGGTGGCACAGCAACGACCAGTGGTATTACTAGTAGCGGTAACTTCTACTTCTATGAGTCAATTACATCAAACAACCCAGACATTGGTACATCTGGTACCTTGTCTTACAACCCTACGTATAGTGGTTACCTTTTCCCACAAGGCAATGAACTAGTTGGCTATGGGTTTAATACTTCAAACCAGTCAACGTTTGCTAACTTAGTTGACTACTACTACCCAAGCGGTACAGCACTTACTATTCCTTTGAAGATCAACATCCTTAACAATAGTTATTATGCTGCCTCAGGTATTTTATTCAATGGTAGCCAGGTCAGTCTAACATCTGAATACAGCCCTGCCTCGAGCCGTTCGACAACAATCACGAGCGGTAACTTCGTTGATATCTTTATCAATGGCACTACAGCAACCCAGGTATACGAACAAAGTAGCTATAACCCCACCTCCGTTTTGATTTCGGGTAACAGTAGGAGTTACTTAAACACTCAAAACTATACGCTTGGAAGTGGTGTAACAGCAGCAACAAACACTGCTACAACAAATGATATTTACGTATCATTGAACCAGAAGCCATTGATCAATTTCCCGTCGCAGATTAGCACTTCCTCTAGCGGAGTTGCAGATACTGTTACCTTGTATAACACCACCAATGGTCTTAGTTACATCTATCCAATCGCTCTTAACCCTTACCCATACGTCACATTCACTGGTACTGTGACTTCTGACGGATTAGGTGGTACATTCGTTACGGTAAGCAACGCTAATACGTTCCTCTACCCAGGACTTGCCTTGGCAACAGGTACATTAACTTCTGGCAGTCAGTTCTTTATTAGCAGCGTAACTAGCAACGGCATCTACCTGAACCAGAATACCACTGCTACTGGCACTGTTACCCTTAGTGGTAAAGCAATCGTCTACCCATTGTATGACCAGACCCTTAATCAGAACAGCATCCTCGACATGTCTGGCCTTGCTTTCGATACGTCTACACCTCCTTCAGGATGGCCTGCATTGCCATCAAGCTCAGCATGGGTTACTTATGCTCACGATTACAATGGTGATGTTACAACTGTTGAGTCCCTTATCCAGCAGAGCAGGCCTCTCGGCGTCAACACGCTTGTTCACCAAGCGCAGTTTGCTTCTTTAACGATCAATGCACGTGTAGTTCTTGACAATAGTTACAGCCAAAGCACAGTCTTTTCTAACGCTACAAATCTTATTAGCTCATACTTCAATGGGTTTAATTACTTCGGCACTTTGACGTTTGCTGGTTTGGCATCACAGTTTCTATCAGTGCCTGGTATCGCCAACGTAAAGATTACAAGCGTTAGCACTACTGCGCCTGACGGAACCGTCTTGCAGACATTTACTAGCGACTTTATTCTTCCTAGCAATACGCTGCCTTCTCTTTACAACATTCTTTACACAATTAGAGGAGCCAGCAACTTCTAATGGCTGGCAATACTTACTCGCTTGCTCTTCACTCTACCTTCCTTGAGAAGGTAAGAAACTTTCCCGACGACATCTACAATTTTAATGATGGTGACAACTTAACCACATTGATGAAGATCTTGCTTGGCAATAGTGGTACGGGTCAGTTGAGAAATCTTCAGATTGCAGCGAGCATCGGCCAACAAACACTTGAGTACAGCAACCTCGATACTATTCTTGGTACGATTCTGAATGTAAAGCGTATTGCACCTGAGATCTATAGCTTTGCTACCAACCCTTTCATTGACCAATTAACCAATACACAATGGCAGGAAGTACGCATCAAGGACTCAAACTACCGTGAGCGCCTTCTAGGTGCCGCTGAAGCCTTTCAGACAGGTTGTACCCTCTGGGGCATTAAGACGCTCTGTGAAGCTCTGACACAGGTTAAATTCTATGTTGTTGAGAGTTGGAGAACTCCAGGATACGGTAGAAGTACAACGTACTCAGGCACAGACACTAGCTCTGTAACAGGGACATACCCAGCTGCTTTGAACCCAGCGAACGAAATTGTGCTCATTCCTATTCTTGACTCCACTAATAATAGCGGTGTTTTCACCTGGGACCAGAGCAAGAAGCAGACAATTCTGCAAACCATTCAGCAGCTGGGCTTCGCTAACTTCCAGTTCAGCTTTGGTGCACCATTAGCAAACCTTACGCAGACACCGCTTACTTATGTTGCAGCAAGTGGATACTCGGAGTATCACTTCCTACAGCCAACTGTTAATACCACAATGATTAGCACGCCTTCAACGCTTGTGCCAGGGTCGCACACGCGTTACTGGTTGAAGAACAACACGAACAATGTTGCGCCATACTTCTCTCACTTGCAGACACAAGAAATCTCGATCGACCTCACAGGCAATATCGTTTCAGCAAACGTATCAGATCTTAGTAGCGGTATCTCTGACAGCATTGCAAACCCATCCTTAAGTGTAACTTCAACGGTGTATGGAGCACAATAATGCCTGTATTACCAAATAATACTGATCCACTAGACGACTATGTGTCAGGCAATATTACGCCTGCATTGACTTCAGATGGTCTTGTCTATAACCAGATCTATGCTCAAACTGGTGTCATTGACTCACTCAACAATACCAGTGTTTCTAACTACGCTGATCCTAACTTCAATACAACAAACCAATCAAATGGCTTGTTGTCTTTCAATCCACAGACAGCAACTTACTGGTTGTCAAACACTGACTTCGGTGGGCCAAGCAGTCAACCTATTGTTATTACGTATAACTTATCAAATACTACGTACTACAACAGCATTACAATGTCTGTGCTGAACGTACCTTGTTATGTAGAGCTACTTGATCAAAACATGAATGCTCTCCCCGGTGCCTCAACGTTTACGATCGCAGGCGGTAGTGATATCTTCACCACTACTGACTGGTCTTTCATTGAATACAATGCTCCTACAAACATTACTAGCCTGAATAGTGCAAACAACACTACTTTCACGTACCCTTTGACTGGCACAACTGCTGTTAACGTAAGGATTACGCGTAATAAAACTGTACAGTCTGCAAATAGTCAGAATGTATTGTACAGCGTTGCCTATTCCGTTGGCATTGAGAACTTTAGAATTAAGTTAAATATCCAACAGACTTCTGATATCCCATCAGTTGTTGTAAGCGGCACAGCTAATATGATTGTTCAGAACCGTTTGGGTTTTGTAGAGAATTATAGTTTTGTAACGAATGCAACATCAAATATGTTCCAGAGCATTTCAGGTACTAATTACTGGAGAAGTGCCCCTCAACCAGTTAAAGACTCAATCGTTTACTTCTATGCCGAGCTGAGCGACCCTACTCCTACTGTGATCAATCGATTCTATATTGATCCTCTTTACAGCGGTTGCCGTTTCAACGTCTACTACAGCACGAATACTACGTCTGGCAATACTATTGACCCAGGTAACTTCACCTGGACTCCTATCCAATCAGACTTCACACTGCGCAAGGGTATCTACGAAATCCCTAGAACAAGTGCTACTTATTTGAAGTTTGAGTTTACGCAGCTGCAAGCAGAAGTTTATGACTTGCCATTTGATTCAATTGATAGAACTATCAATGTATTCCCGCTTGATGTCGAGCAATACTATTCTAATCTCGAGCAAGAGATCATCGATGGTAACGCTGTTAAGTACTCAACCATTGGCAACTCTAATATTGGTACACAAGGACTCGGGACAAGTAGTCAGAATACCAATCAATTGACTGCTTCAACAATCTTCGGTTTATCAACTAGCACAGTCAGCAACAATTCATGGCCAGCATTAGCAGCGTTGAATGACGTTCAACAAGGCACATCACTTAATGGTATCTCTTCTAGTGTGCAAATCATTGACCCAAGTACGAGTTACAAGCTGCTTGATTCCAATGGAAACTATAATAACAATAGTTACACAGACTTCCTATACCGACGCTTCCCAAACACAAGAGTTCACCAATATAACCAGGTAACTATCAATCAGACATGGCACCAGGCTTATTTCGTTGGTATTCGTTATATCAATGCCTTCTATGAAACCGTTTACGATGATCTTCGCGGCACGCCAGGAAACTTGATTAGTAGAAATGGTACAACAAGTGGCTTCTCGTCCGGGTACCCTTCAGATATTAATTACGTAGGGCTTAGCCCTGACGAGACTGCAACAACACCATTCTTCAACACCATCGATGCATTCACTAGCTTTAACATTGGTGGACTTACAACTGACTGGAGGAGTTTTCTTACGCAAGGTAACCCAATCCAATCAGACCCAACTCTGCTTAACAAGCTGAGCAACTATACGATTAGTACCATGGTTGGTGGCCTTAACTCAACCATGACCCTTACAGGTACTCTTGGTAAGAGCACTATCTATTCAGTAGCTCCAATCACATCTGGCAGTACGTATGGTGTGCAGTCTTCTCCGTACCAAACTGGCAACAATGTCATGAATTATAATGACGCCAACTTCTTAACTACCTCGGGTTGGGTAGCGGGCTCAGGAACCACTGTGACTAGTGCCGTTGTATCTTGGAGTGGCTACTCAGGTTCATCTACTTCGCCTTCCAGTGGTACCTCCAGCGGAATCCTTGTAAGTGGTGGAAGTAACACTGTTACTTACAACTTCACTCTGCCAAACGTATTTGACATAAGCGGAGCAACGCCTTACACAACGCAGTTGGGTAGTGCATCGTTGGGTGTCGTCGGCTATGCCAGTTATGCTCCAACATCAGGAATGAGTTATTACTTCCTGACAAACTTGCAGTCGAGTGGTACGACAAACGTCACTATGACCACTCGTTTTATCAACTCGACCACTAGTGGTGTGATCTCTGGGACAACAGTAACAGGTAGTACAGTTAACCTCACAGCTGCGTCCGGCTTCAGTATTATTACTGCAACCGGTGCATCATACAACGCAAGTATTCCTAGCAACACCGTGCAGGTTGTACTGAGTGGTACGGCCAGCGGTGTGCCTTACGAGGTATACCAAGCTGGTGCTTTCACCACGCCAACAAACATCTGGATCAGCCCAACGGACCGCAACAACATGAGAGTAAGCGGTGTCGCTCGCATGTTCTTGCCGAATACGAACATTGGTTCGTACCGTGTGAGCCTCTATGCTGTAAGCAGTACAAACGTACAAACTGAAATAGCTTATAAAACCTATACAGCAAATCAATTGCCATTGAATTCTTGGTTTGATGTGCAGTTGAATGGGTACACTATCGCCAACTACACATCATTCTTTATCCGTGTAGTACAAACCAATACAGCTGTCACCGAGAAATTCTACTTGAGTATGCTAGCACCGTTCTACCACCCGGTGAGATACGAATACCGGAACAACACTTCGAGTTCATATAGACCAATCGCTGTCGGTATCAATGACCCCAATTATTTCATCTCTAACTCTCTGAACGTACCATCAAGCGGTATCCAAATCAGAATGACTGCTCTTGACCCTAATGTTTATATAGCCGGAGTGAGCGTCATTCCTCAGTACAGACAGAATCCTTACTATGCAAACCTCAATATTGATTACCAGGGAACTAGTAAGACTAACGAGTTGCCTGTAAGGACAAGCATTGAGAACAAGCCATACTTCCAGTTGAATAAGAACGTTTATCCTTCAGAGTTCAGCCTAGATAATATTGCTGGAACAATCATCCCTTACTCGGTAGATTGATTTAGTCAGTAAGTCATGCTAAGGTTGATTCATGGCTTCGGAGAAGATGATATATGTTCAGAAGAGTAAATTACTCAATGGAGTACTAAGATACTCCTCCCTGGACGAAAAAGTCAAGACATTATTTTCATTAGATTCCTACGGTACTCTCAAGAACCGTGACAAGATCGATGAGTTTCATGCTTTGGCCAGGGATAATGGGTATGAACTCACGTTTGAGGATGACTCAGCTGAGCTGGCATATGATGAGCTACGAGAATGCAGTACCTCCCCTTATGAAGTAGACAGTCCTTTCCTAAAGGACCATGCTCTGTTTCCTTTTCAGCACGTTGGTCTGAACTATGTATGGAAGCAGATGCACTCAGAGAACCCACGTGTCTTGGTGCAGTGGGACACTGGTGCTGGTAAGACGCTGTTGAGTTGCCTAACCAGTCAGAAACTTTTTGATGCTGGTGATGTCGATCTCGTCCTGGTCTTCTGTAAGAAGATCAAACAGTACGACTGGGAACAAGAGTTCCGCCGTATGACACACTTGGAAGTCACTCGTGTTGGCGAGAAGATGACACGTGCTAAGCGGCATGCTTTTTATGAGAATAATACAGCTCAAGTCGTTGTCATGAACTACGAGAAGATTCGTGAAGGCAACATGGTAAAGGTCAAGGGGTCACGACGCAAGTCAAAGTCCTATGACCGCACAGACTTCTTGCAGGTTATGGAGATGATCAAAGGCAAGCGTGTTCTGATCATCATCGATGAGGCTCAGAAAATCAACAGTGGTACAAGCCTTATTGGTGAAGGCTTCTACAAGCTCATTAATGAGTCTGGCAACCAGGTAATGACCTTGGCCCTGACCGCTACACCATACACCACTAGCCCATTGAACATCAGGAATATCTTCTCTATTGTTGACCCAAACATCCCTGACGTAAGCGACCTCAAGCGAGATTCTTTCAAGCGATTGTACGGCAAAGAATTTGGCATGTTTAACAATGGCTTCGTACAAGAGCTATACGTCAAAGAATGGGACAGAGCAAAACTGTCGTTGCTCGGCAAGAAGCATGAGAACTGGACGCACATCGCTATGAAGAGCGACCCAATCATCTCGGCTCAGTTCCCTGAGAGCATCCCTAAGAAGATTGTCTACGAGCTTTCTGAAGTAGATCGTGCTATTTATGACTGGGCAGAAGAACAAGCTCGTAACAACTTCAACCCAGACAACCCCGTAGCTAGCTGGGCATACATTGACACACTGCGTATGATCTGCAACACCACTGCTGGCCTTAAGAACAGCGATGGACGATTTGCTAAGGAGATTGTTGCACAGTTCGGCACTGATATTGATATCGCTAACAGTGCTAAATATCAGCTCATTGAAAGCAACCTCGAGAACTATGTAGAAGCTGGTGACAAGGTAGTTCTATTCACCTTCTGGACCAATGGCACCTTGTTCCCTTACCTTGAAGCACTTAGGAAGAAGTTCCCAGATATTCCTGTGCTCCCTATCTGGGGAGTAGGCATGAGCAGTGATACTGTGGCAGAAAACATTAGAACCTTTAACACCATTAAAGGACCTGCTATACTTATTACTTCAGATGTAGGCCAGGAAGGGCTAAACCTATATGCCCCGTATCTTTGGAATATCGAAGTACCACGAACTTACTCAGACTACAAGCAACGAGCTAACCGCATCAATAGAGCAGACTCAAAGAGCAAGGGTATTGACCACACTTGGATCTATCGAGCGGTGGCTGCTAACACGATCGAAGAACGAGCAGATGCTAAGATCCTCCGCAGAAGAGACGAAGCAGAAGCTATCAGAGGTGTAGTCGATGAGAACATTGACATGACCGACACTATTGACATGACGCCATACGGCTTCCTGTTCGGAAGATAAAAGAAAGGAGGTGATGCCCATGAGCCAACACCAAGAGTACTTATCCCTCTAGGATTGGAGAATTTTGTTAAAGAAAGCTATAATTTCAATTGCAGTAATGTTTAGTTTGTTTGTAGTACCACACACCGCCTCAGCATCAACCAAGGTAGTCATTAGCGCAGCTTTAATTGCTAAGTGGCAGAAGGTTGCAATATGCGAAGAGGGTGGGGACTGGAAACATTTTAGTTATTGGTACCCAGATGCACTAGGTATCGATAGACCCAACTGGTTACAGTTCGGGGGCAGTGTAACAAAACCAAGTAGCAGAGCAACGCAAATCATTGTTGCTCAACGCTTCATAAAACACTATGATATGGGTATCCCAGATCAATACGGTTGCCATTCATGGTAGAAAGAAAGATAAATATGCCAATTAATAAGTATGACCAGATCCACCAAGATCTCATGCAGCTGCTCCTCAATGGAGAGATGCACAGTACCCTGGTAGGAAAGCAAGTCACACTAGGCGGTTCAGAGGCAAGCTCTAAGCAGCAAGCCGATGAATTTGCTAATTACGTTGTCAATCTGCTTAAAAAAGCAGAACAATTTAGAAAGGACAATGTAAAAAAGAGCAGAAAGTAGCCCTAGTCTGTGAAGAGAGCTATTGTAAAGCTCCTTCCTGTAGGGCCTGGTCTTCCTCGGGGGTCGTAGTCGGCGTCAATGCTTTGACTCCCCCCGAGGCCCTACCAGCCTCCTCTTTATACAATCATTCAATGAATACAACCATTGATTACAGCTGGCAAGACCAGTCAAAATGCAAAGATAAATACGACTTGTTCTTCCCAAAGGTGGGTAGAGCACCAGAGACCAAATTGCAGAAGATTTGTGCTTCCTGCCCAGTAAAACAACAGTGCTTAGATCATGCACTAAAGTATGAAGAGCATGGCTTCTGGGGCGGTACCAACCGTAAAAGCCGTGACCGAATGCGCAAAGAACTCGGCATCGAGTTGACCAGCATCGAGTACGAGTCAATCTTTAAATATGCTGCTGAAAGAGAGCGTATTGAGCAAGCTGTTCAGGCTCAGAAGATTCAAGGCCGTGGCGCAAAGAAGAATTCTAGTAATACCTTGACAGAGTTAAACCCATTTGATTATTATGGTGATAACTTAGAAGAGGACTGGAGTCTCTAATGGCAAACCCTGCTCAGAAAATTCGTGTACTAGCTTGGGGTGACTACGCTTGTAGCACAGGATTCGGTACTGTGATGAAGAACATCATGGGCGAGCTTAACAAGTCAGGCAAGTACGAGATTGACGTTGTCGGTGTTAATTACGATGGTGGCCCATACGACACAGAGAAGTGGCCAGGTACCCTGTGGCCTGCTATTAGTGCACTTCGCACCCAGGGTCCTTACGGCGACGTATTCGGTCGTCAAGTATTCCTCGACCTGTTGGGCTCACGTCCGTACGACCTTGTTTTCATTGTGCAAGACACATTCATCGTACAGACGATCGTTCCTCAGATTCAAGAGCTTCAGAACCTTAAGCCTGGTAGCTTCAAGACCATCTACTACTACCCATTCGACTGCGGTCCTAAGGAAGAGTGGGTTAAGGATTGTGTAGCTCAGTTCGACTACCCAGTCGCTTACACCGAATACGCTAAGAACGAAAGCCGCAAGTTCATTGGTGAGTACGCAGATAGCCAGCACGTTATCTACCACGGTACCAACACCAAGGACTTCTTCCCAATGAAGCCAGAGGAAATTGTTGAAGCTCGAAAGAGTATCTTCCCAACCATGGAAGGTCGCTTCATCATCACCAACGTCAACCGTAATCAGGGCCGCAAGGACATCTCACGTAGCCTTATGATTATGAAGGAACTCCGTCGCCGTGGCAACAAGGATGCATTCCTTTACATGCACATGCAGGAGACAGACTTCGGTGGCAGCGTTATGCAGATGGCACGTGCACTCGAGCTCGACCCCAACAATGACTTCACCGTACCAGACCCACGTCAGTTCGGTGCACATGCTGGGTTCCCAATTGAGTTCCTCAATGCTATCTACAATGTAAGTGACTGCTACTTGACCACCACGCACGGTGAAGGTTGGGGCCTTAGCATCACTGAAGCAATGGCTACAAACCTCCCTGTGGTTGGCCCACGCAACACAAGCCTCCCAGAGATCCTCGGTGACAATGAGCGTGGCTGGTTGGTTGAAAGTGGCCACACTCCATCACACTGGATCATCAAGGACAACGACAATGAGCGCATGCGTCCTCTGATGAGTGTAGAGGGTGCAGCTGATGCCATCGAAGAGATCATGGCAAACAAGGCAGAAGCAGAGCGTCGTTCAGCACTGGCACTTGACTGGATCAAGGGCCACACGTGGTACGATGTTTGCAAGGACTGGAAGAAGCTGTTTGAAGAGGCTAAGGATAGCCTTGACAAGAAGCGTGAGTTCTTGAAGACAATGGCTCCGACAACTGGACAATAATGACATTTGAAGAATGGCTGAAGTACGGCATCGATAACAACTTTTGCACAGAACAGTTCTGCGATACTCACGATGGTCCACCCATGCATGAGAGCGAAGAGCTAGTCTGGGAAGACGGTGGAGATCCTTGCATGCACATGGTGCGTCTTGGCCAACCATCTGACTGGGACATTAGTGAAGGAGAAACAGAATGACAATTCTATGGGTGCTGGCATTCCCAGCGATTGCGTTCGCAATGGTAGGTTACTTTGTCTACCGTTGGAACAAAGGCGTGAAGGCAGGGTTGTTCCAGAAGGTTAAGTTCCCTAAGCGCAAGAAATAATCCGAACGAAGCAAACCAAGTCAGCCCTTGTAGCTCAGTGGTAGAGCAATAGTTTTGTAAACTATAGGTCGGCGGTTCGATACCGTCCGGGGGCACTATGACAATGACATTAAAGCAAGCAGCATCAGTTATGCTGGAGCTCTGCAACATTCCAGCAGAACCTAAGCTGGTAGCAGCATTTAGTAATTATAGTGTTAATAGTATGTGGATCAAGGGTGTGTTGAAAGGCGCTGCACCTGCAGCAAGTACGCTTAATAACCCTGCATACGATGAAGCATTGTCTGTGTTGCGCGCAAACGGAATTGATGTTAATATCTTTGACACCAACTAATTAGGAGTAAGAATGAAAAGTAGGAACAAGTTTTTTATCGCAGCACCATTCATCATTGTTGCTATCGTGTTTGCAGTTATTGGTGTAGCGCATCTTATTAACCCATCGTGGGTTGGCGAACAGAGCGGTCAGTCAGGCTATCTACGCAAAGCTATTGGTTTGATCACTGATGCTCCACATGCAACTGCTGAGTTATTCTACTCAACGGTAGAGAACATTGTTATTCTTTTCATTGGCCTTGCCTGGGGTAAACGAATCTGGCGTAAGGAACACAAGAAGTTCGATGAGGAACACAACATCGAGCACTAAGATTGGCCCCAGTAGCTCAGTGGACAGAGCTGAACGTTTCTACCGTTTAGGCCGGGGGTTCGAATCCCTCCTGGGGTACCAAGGATGATTAGCTCAATTGGCAGAGCAGGACCTTTACACGGTCAAGGTTGGGGGTTCGAGTCCCTCATCATCCACTTGCAGTATGATGTTAGAAGTGATATGGTTATATTAAGTAAGGAGCAAGTATGCAACCAAATTTTGATTTGATTAAACAGAGGAAGCCTCGGCCACTAGGTAGGCAGTTGGCCAAACGTGGTGCAGGTATTGCCATAGGTGTTCAAGCAATCGCTATTAGCAAAAAGATGAAGGAGTTAAGGATGGAAATGGAAGAAGCACAAAGCAAGCTGCCAGAAGAAAAGCCAATTGATTACGATTATGAGTTCGTGTTCTACGAAGAGGCTATCCACAGTTTTAGGAAGGTAATCCTTACACTCGTAGAGAAGCTTATGCGCAATGGAATCTCAGTAGACTTTTCAATTTTGGAAGAAGCTAGGCTGCACATCGAGATGTTTGATTACTTGCTCGAGAAGAAAGCAAAGGAAGAAAATGGAAATTAAGTTAAGCGTAAACATCGGTGCTACCCTTCAGGTCAAGAACGCACGAGGTGAGTGGGACTGGATCAAGCCTGAGGTTGGTTGCGAGATCAAGCTCGTCGATGGTGAGATCAAAGTAGAGTCTCTACCAACACAATTCGCTGTTATGTGGGATGAAGTCGTAGGTCCTCAGTTCGCAGCCGTAGTGCAAGAGCTCATCAGCGAACAGACCCCTAAGGTAGAAGAGAAGACCGAAGAGGTTGTTGTTGAAGAAGAACAACAGAAGCCCAACACTGAAGAGGAAGATTACTACTAATGTTTGATGATTTCGATGAGTTCGTAGAGAAGCACAACATCAAGGACGACGAGCTTGGTGCAGCGTTTGCTGCTTGGATGTCAGGTGCTACCGGCTGGGATGGAAACTTTGAGAAGGTGGAAGAATGACAGTAATTGCTGCAGCATTAACCACGGACAATGGCATTGTTATCGTTGGTGACTCAGAGCTATCTACTAGCTTCACGAGAGACACCGATGGCTATAGCAAGGTATGGGTCGATGAAGTTAACGAGGGATACATCTTCGGCGGTGCTGGAGACCTGAGACAACTTCAGATCATCAAGTACCATGTCCAATGGCCTTTCTATCGAGACATTTATCCTGTGGAAGAGTTCATCGTTAAGGAAGTCGTTCCAAGAATGCGTGAAGCTCTGCTCGATAACGGTGTGAAGATGGAAGACTACGAGAGCTCATTCATCATGGCGTGGGAAGATAACCTGGTTGTGATCGATGATCACTTCGGAGTGACCATCCCTCTCAGTGGGCGCTATGCCATTGGTTCTGGTCAGAGTGAAGCCCTAGGTGCCCTTGGCAACGAAGGTGGATGGACCAAGAATGATGTTATCGACGCAGCATACCGAGCTACTGTTACTGCTGTCGGCGTAGGTGGCCCTCTGTATGCAATCGACACACAAGACTTGACTGTACGTCAAGTATGAATTACTATTTGACATTCCCCTCCGGAAGCTATAACCTTTATATAACCAACAGTAAGGACAATACAAATGACACCGAATTACATTATGCCTCAACGCAAAGTACCAGCTACTTCCAAACTCAAGGAAGTAACGGAACCTACGTTTGGGGAAGACACTAAGGCTCCTACCCGTGCTGACACACGTCGTGCTGCAGCGGTAGGTTCCAATGTAGATGAAGCACTGGAAGTGTTTGCTCAGCTCAACGAAGTTCTCTACATGAACGAGATCAGCGAGATTCAGCCACTTTCACCTGCACAGATTGACAACCTCGCTACTGAGCTTGTTGCTGTACGCAAGGCCAAGGACATCGTCGAAGGTCGTGAGTCTGCCATTAAGGCATACGCAACTGAGGTTATCAACCTAAAGATCGAGATGAACGGTGAAGACCCAACTGCTACCAGTGGTTACATGGTCAGTCCAGAGAACGGCATTAAGCTCTCCAAGGAAGTCACTGGCGGTAAGCTGAACATCGACGTTGACTTGCTTGAGCAAGTACTCGAATCAGAACAGTTCCACTCAGTTGTTAACTTTGTTGAGACTCAGATCACCACTACCCGTCCTGACGGTAGCAAGTCGGTAGAAGTCAACAAGGTATACGAGCTCAACGAGGAAGCACTCGAGAAGGAACTCAAGCTCGGTAACATTGGCATGGAGCAAGTCGTCAAGGCAACCACACCAGGCAAGGTACGGTCAGCCTTCTATGTCCGAACCCTCTAAGAGAAGAGGCATACCTCTTCGTGATGATGAACTGCTGTTTTCAGTCTCAATGGCTTCAGCGTTCTTTGATATTTCTCCAGCTGCACTCCGCAAGAAAGAGAAATACCTTTACGATAAGATGGGCAACCCTATAGTCATCTCCAAAACATCTGGAGGTGACCGTAGGTATAGTTTAAATGACATACTTAAAATAGCTCACGCTTTGCGTAGAGCTAATAAGATGACAGACAGACAGTTGCGTCTGATCGTTTTGAGAGTAGATGCTTTTAAAGAACCAGTCTTAAAGCATCGCCTTAAGTTTAGAAAAGGTAACAACCCATCATGAAGAAATCAACGCTTCTTATATTCGACGGTCACAACTTGTTTATACGTAGCTTCGCAGGCCTGATGCGTCAGGGGCTCACCGCTCCAGACGGGTCAGGTACCTGGGGAGTATTCGGTGCACTTAACGTCGTTGCTAACCTAGTGCGCAAGTACGAACCTAGTCACGCTTTCATAGCCTTTGACAAGGGTAGAAGCTCAAAGCGTTTAGCCATTGACCCAGAGTACAAGGCCAACCGTAACAAGAAATCATCTCCTAAGCCAATGGACAATGCTTTCTCTCAAGAGTTTAAGCCACAGCTTGATCTCTTTATGCAAGTATGCTTGCGCAACGGTCTGCCATTCTTGCGTATCCAAGACGTAGAAGCAGATGACATCATTGCTACGTCTGCTCTAGGTCTGTCACCTATCTTTGACAGAGTGGTAATTGTCAGTGCAGACCACGACATGCATCAGCTCATTAGACCTAACATCACCGTTGTCAAACCGAGCATTAGCTCTAAGGACATTGAAGAAGAGATCTATGATGTAGAATCAATCATGGAGCAGTGGGGTGTAGAACCCTGGAGGCTCCCTGAGATCTGGGCATTGATGGGTGACAAGGGTGACAACGTCAAGGGCATCCCAGGCATTGGTCCCAAGAAAGCTACAAAGCTTATAGCAGAGCACGGTGACCTAGAAACAGTACTTAGCTTAGATGATCCCAAGATCTCAGAACACATTGGCACTGTACGTATGGCCAAGCGTCTTATCGAGCTTGGTGTAGACGAAGATATCCCGTTCCCACCACTTGGCAACCTTCAATTCAATCCTATTGAACCAGGTGACCCTAACGAGCATGAGCTGATTAAGCTATATGAAGAACTAGGCTTCGTTCAGATCAGAGACCGCTGGAAGCATGGCAACCTCTGGAGAGATACGCAAGGCTTTGGCAAGAGACTTGGTTCATAGCCATGTGGATAATCAACCCTGAAGTCGACATGGTTAGTACCCTTACTCAGTATGGTCGGTTCTTAGAGAATGATTATCGTATGATCATTGAGCACCTGGACGTGCCAAGATCTTTCGAAGAATACGCAGAGAAGACTCAGCGTAGATTCGTAATTATTGGTGGAAACGATGCACCATGGTCATTGCCTAAGACTGTATTCTTATGCCTTAAGCTAGCTGGCCCAGAAAGCATTGTCGTTAAGTCACCAAACCTAGACGAAGTGTTCATGGTTCAGAATGTCTTTGAGCACCACGCGGAGAACGTACGCAACAAGGTATTCGCTGCGGGTATAGATGACCTCGAGCTAGACGACGAATGGTTAGAAGAGCTCAACAACGCTACTGACATAATCGTATTTGGCAACGAGATGGTTATGAAAGCCTACAGAGAATATGAGACTGTAGACCGACATGTGTGGGAGCATGGGCAGAAGTTCAGCTTTGGTATTATCAGGGAAGAACACTTAACTCCTACCAATATCAATTCTATCTGCTTTGACTTCTTCTCTTTCTATGGAGAAGGCAGCCTTGCACCAAAGTTTTATTTTGTATTGGGCAAGGTGAGAAGGAAGCACGTAAGGCAATTCAGTGATAATATGAATGCTTTGTACGGCAACCTTATCCAGGAGTACCGAGACAAGTTGCCATTTACAAAGCGTAGTGAGCTCGTGCACAACACGATATCCTCTAACTACGTAGAGAAATATGTACGTCTAGATAATTTGAAATCCTTCAAAGTGTTTGATACACTGTACGGAGATGTAAAGTTGATTCCGGTCGATGACCTGGATGACATCGAGTCTTTTATCGAGCAATGGCAAGACAGTATCACGACAGTATCCGTTAACATGGATGATGATCCTTCCACCTATGACTTGATTGAAGACATGATGGTAGTTAGAATTTGTCACATTGGTGACATGCAGTTCCCAGACTTCTTTGAACAGTATGACCATGTTGATGATTTCAATATATTTACAGATGAAGAGATAGAATAAAAGGAGTAGTATGCAGTTTAGATTTCTGCCAAGTAAGACAATAGTCAACAGCAGGTCTACCACTTTCAAAGTGGTTATGACATTCTGTTTAGGTCTTGGTTTTTTAATTATGTCACCAATCTTTATTGCATTGGCACCGTTCTTCTTCGCATGGAAGATCATTGATGACATGATCGTTGTATCTAGCATTAAAACACAAAAGCAAGTAGCCTTTCCTGAATCCAGGTGGGGTAAGTTTGAAGTCGATTTCGACGGATGGAAGAAAGAAGCATGATGGATAAGTTAGCTCAGGCTGAAGATACGATGTTCGAGAGAAACATCGCTATTATTGCCAGTAGACGACAAGAAGTACAGGTGTTTAGTGACGGTTTCGTTTACGAAGGTTTCCTGTGCGGCATGGACGAGAAGTGGATCCAGTTGTATGGCCACGAAGAAGGCGACAAGAACAACGCTGATACTCAGTGGCGTTTCCTGTTGCTTGTGAAGAGCAACGTCTCAGCCCTCGGCCCAACAGGTCGTAACCTCAATGACATCGATGAAGAGACACGCAAGTGGATCGAGAAGAAGATACAGATGTTCTCTGATGTATGTGATAAGTTCTTGTCTCTGAGAGGAATTAAGAATGGAAGAGAAAAGCTTTGATGGTCCTCTCGCTAACTATGATGATGATAGTTACGACGAGGTACTAGAAGTAGAAGTAGTATCAAGCAAGGAAGACCTTGTCAAAGAGTTAGACTTGTCAAGGGCTGATGCACGTGAGCTGCTTCTCTATTTCTGCAATAGGTTTAAGGAGACCCAGGGCTACGAATATAACGTAGAGTGGGTCAAGGAGACATCTATCCTTAAGTCGTTTAGAGAACGCTATGGTATTGACGCAGGGTATATGATTAAGCTCTTGTTCGATAAGCACAAGGGCAAGATCAATGACCAAGTGATGACGCTGACAGCATTCAGTAAAGGCAGTAAGTGGATTCAAGATACTTTGTATATTGAGCTCCAGCAAGATAAGATCAAAGAAGAAAACCGACCAAGTTCAGAAGGGTTAATGAGTACAGATGACTTCCTTAAACGATTCGCTGTTTGATTGGCAGAAAGACTATGTCAATCTGAAGTATGAGTTTCTAGACGATGATGAGATCGACTACCTAGAGCAGAAGTACCCACAGTTTGAAGCATTCAACAAGCGTGGTTGCCCAACGTGTGAAGACCACACGTGCGGTGACTGCAAGACACAGCTCCAGCTGTACAAGCACTACCTGCGTGCAGGCGTTGGCCTCAACTACCAGAAGCTCGACTGGCATGACTTCCATGGTGACGACAAGGCATCAGACCTTGCTCGTATCTACCTGGGGCAGCACAAGGACTTTGTTAAGGGTGGCATGGGCCTTCTCTACCACGGTTCATGGGGTACTGGTAAGACTCTGCTCACTAGCCTTATCGCTAAGGAGCTTGTCAAGCTGGGCTACAAAGTTTACTTTGCTACGTTCACACAGATGGTTGACGAGTTCACCCGTGGTTGGGGTAGTAATGAAGACAAGGCACGCTTCGAGAGCAAGGTCGTTAAGAGCGACGTGTTCTTCCTGGACGACATTGGTAAGGAGTTCCGTACCAAGAACAACCTAAGCGAAGCAACCTTTGACCACGTGCTGCGTCAGCGTGCGTTGGACAACCGACCTACCTTCATCACCACGAACATGACGATCGAGGAACTGAATGAAGGCTATGGTAGTGCTATCTTCTCATTGCTCAAGGAGCGTATGATTGTGCACGAGATGACCGGTATTGACTACCGTGAGTATGCTAGGGACCGTACGCTTGATGAAATCAAGCAAGGCACCGCCCGTAAGATTATCTAACAGAAAGTAAGAAGATGGACATTGAAAAGTCATTAGTAAAGCATTTTGTCGACCTCGAAAGCTTCAACGAGATTTGGAACAAGGGTATCCGTAGCGAGCACTTCTTCGACCCAGGTGTCAGAGAGCTCTTCGACTACAGCCTTGACTACTACGTACGTAGCGAGTTCAAACAGACGGTAGACCAGGACTTCCTGGAGACCAAGTTTGATGACTACTTCGCACGTAACGAATGGCCACAAGAGAGTTACCTCGTTGATGTTTTGATCGAGGAGATGGTTGCAAAGTACCGTAAGGCAACCACCCAGAGCGTGTTGCTCAAAGCAGCTAACGCATTGGAGACCGACCCTGAAGAGGGCATCGCCATTGCTCTCAACAGCCTGTCAAAGATTCAGAGCGATACGAGTACACGTGAGCGTATCGAAATCTATGGTGAAGGCTATGACCGCCGTGTGAATGACTACATCGATGAAGTAGCCAACCCCATGAAGGACAAGAAGGGTATCTACCTAGGCTGGGACCAGCTGAATGACCACATGTATGGCATCCAGAAGGGCGAGCTTGCCGTTGTCGTAGGTATCCCCAACGTAGGTAAGTCATGGATTGGTTCGGTCATTGCTCTAGAAGCAGCACGCCGTAAGAACCGTGTCTACTTTGCATCGTTGGAGCTCCGTAAGGAACTGACACTGATGCGCCTCGACTGCCTAGCCAGTGGTGTGCCTTATAGCCGTTACGAACGTGGACAGCTAACGCCTAACGAGTTGAAGCGTCTCAAGGAAGCACGTGAAGAGATTATGGAGTTCGGTGAGTACCTTCTCATCGACTCACCAAGCAAGAAGTCTGAGCGCAGTGTGCTCGAGCTGTACTCCAAGGCTAAGCACTGGGGTGCTGACCTCATGGTAGGTGACCAGTTGTCATGGATTACCAGCGAGAAGAACTTCGGCTCATCAAGCAACTACCAGTCGCTCCAGATGGCTGAGGTCATCAACGACGTTGCTTCTGTCAACCGTGAGATGGGCATGGCTTCTGTATGGCTGGCTCAGTTCAACCGTGAAGCGACCAAGAGCAAGAAGGGCCGTGGTGGCCTAGGCAACATTGGTCTATCATCACAGATCGAACAGGTGGTCGACATTGCCCTTGGTATTGGTTGTACGGCTGAGATGAAGCGTCAGGAAGCACTGGTCATGGACATCATGAAGTCTCGTCGTAGTGACCTGAAATCATGGATGATGGGCTTCGAGTTGCGCGACCGTACCAGCTTGAGTATAGTTAGAGAATACGAAGAAGCAGGAGAGTAAGAATGCAAACATTTGTTCCATACGCAAATTTCAGTCAGACAGCAAAGGTGCTAGACCGCCAGCGTTTGGGGAAACAAAGGGTTGAGACCCTGCAGATCATGAAGGCTCTTAACGATCCTACGTATGGTTGGCAGAATCACCCAGCTGTAGCTATGTGGCGTGGCCACCGTGGTGCCTTGATGATGTACCAGCGTGCAATCTGCAATGAGTGGACATCACGTGGTTACAAAGACACGTGCCTCGACAAGACCGAAGCAATGGTCAGCAACGTTCCACATTCAGAGTGGCAAAGCCCAGCATGGCTAGGTCACCATGGCCTACACGAAAGCCACCGTAGCAATTTGACTCGTAAGTTGCCAGAATGGTATGGTGAGTTCTGGGATGAGCCCAATGACCTTCCCTACGTATGGCCGCAGGAGGCCCTTGTATGATTGACCCAATGAAGGACCCAAAGAAGTTAGCAGAACAGTCTCTGAACGACCTAAGCCCCAGAGACCGTGAGTTCATTAAGCAGTTCAAGGAAGAGTACAAGGACAATCAGAAATGGCTGAAGGGCAACTAAGCGAGATCTTCAATGGTCTTGACGCATATGTAGTTCTCCAGGACATCCTGGGAGTAGGCGAGATACAGGAGAGCGGCGATGAGCTGATTCACTCCTGCCACCTCAACATTGGTAACCACAAGAACGGCGACCGTAGCCCCAGTGCTAGCTTAAACAAGGATACCCTCCTGTTCAATTGCTTCACCTGTGGGGGCGGTAGCGTAATCTGGCTAGTACAGAACTCCCTGAGCATTACCCGTGAGGAAGCCATCGCTAGGCTCATGGGGGAAGTCAACGGTACCACCATCGTACCGATCGAGGACTTCATCAAGCGTCTAGAGGGTGTATTTGAGCCAAATCACCACGAAACCACCGATATCCCGGTCTACAGCGATACCTTATTACGCAGGTGGGAAGGTCCATGTGATTACCTTACCTCCAGAGGGGTCTCAGAGGCCGTACAGCGGGAGATGCGCACGGGCGTGGAGGTTGGGCGGTCCGAATTTTCTAAATCCCCAGAGGGGCAGCAAATGGTGACCCTTGACAGGGTCGTACTGCCACACTTTATGAAGGGCAAGCTGGTCGGATGGGTTGCACGTAAGATTCAAGAGGTGCCAGGGGTGCCAAAGTACCGAAACTCCAAGGGTTTCCCAAGAGGTGCCTGGCTTTTTAATTTAGACAACGCAATTGCGCACGACGAGGTGTACGTTGTTGAGAGCCCAATGAGCGTCCTTGTGATGAAAACCAGGGGCATTGACAATGTGGTAGCCACGTTTGGTGCCAAGGTGGACAAGCAGCAAATGGAATTGCTCCGCAATTTCCGCAAAATCAACGTGTTTATGGATGGCGATATTGCTGGTAGGATTGCTACGCAGCACATTATAGAGAGTTTAGGAACTTATACGAAATTGTCTATAATTGAGACACCGGACGATGAAGATCCTGCTACACTTGCTTCTATTCCTGAACCAATTAGTTCGTTTGAGTACCAGTTAAAACACTGTTTGACACACAGTAGTTAGAGCTGCTACGCTTATGAAAGCAGTACACATAACAATATATAGCCCTAGGGCTTCTCACAGAAAGCAATAACAATGGCACTACAAAAAGGCATGGCCGCCGTAAAGGCCAGTATTGAACGTTCGCAGTCCGGCAGTGGACCCCGAACATACGAACAGACCAACTGGTTCACCTGGAGAGCTGGAGAGGCTAAGCCACTTCGCTTTCTCACTGACTCGAACGACATCTTCGTTGTTCCAGTTCACGAACAGGTACCCACTCACGACGGTAAGAAGACGACGTTCGTCTGCCGCACCGCCTTCGATGCATCTTGCGAGCTGTGTGCTCGTGAGAAGGGTACCCCTGGTGCCTACCGTCGAGACGTAGGTTACGGCGTTGCCGTACTCCGTGAAGAGGTCAAGGAAGACGGTAAGACCACTGGTTACCGTGACGTTACGACTGAATACGAAGAAGTTGTCGACGGTAAGAACGTTATGAAGAAGAAGCCATACGTGGGCATTGTGTCCCAGGGCATGCGCAACTTCTGGAACCAGATTGCCGTGATCTCCGAGAAGTACGGTTCACTCCGTGACCGTGAGATCGAGATCCTCCGACAGGGTCAGGGTACTGACACCACGTACATGGCGTTCGCTCTCCCCGAGAAGGAAATCGCCAACATCGACGAGCGTTACTCTAAGTTCGTTCCAGACCTTGAGGCATACCTCAAGCGCATTGGTTCGGCTGAGTACTACGACGCTAAGCTTCGTGGTATCGTCAAGGAGAAGACTGAGAACAAGTCGTACTCCTCGAACACTGGTAGCACCGCCCCTGCTTCTTCAAGCTCATTCGGTGACGATGAGTATGGTGACGACGAGTACGTCTCCATCGAAGAAGAGACCACCGCAGAGCGTTTGCAGCGTAAGCTCGCAGCTCAGCAATAAGTTTGCTTAATACCCTCCTCAGGTAAGCAATCGGTTAGTATGGCCTGGAGATCTTGATGACACTGTCTCCAGGTCATACTAACTACTCAATAGAAAGAATGAAATGTCACTGAATGCAATAGACGATAAGGTAATCATTAAGGTTGCCAAGGTGGAAGAGAAGACCGAGAGTGGTTTCTTCCTTCCCGAAGCAGCAGTCGCAATGCCCGACCAGGGTACTGTTGTTGCTGTAGGCCCAGGACGTACTACGAGCACCGGAGCGGTATTGCCAACTGGCATTAGCGTTGGTGATGTGGTACTGTTCAACCGTAGGGCTGCACAGAAGATCGTGGTAGACGACGAAGAGTATCTCGTCTTCCTAGCCGAGCACATTCTCGGCATCTTTACCGAATAGCGTTGCAAAGACCTGGGTACGTCACTAAACTGCCCACTCTAACCAAGTAAGGACAAGTATGTCAGATCGTTTAGTCCACCTCCACACTCACTCAGAGCACAGTTGCTTGGATGGACTCGCTACCATTGAGGACATCGTCAATCGAGTGGTAAAGCTCGACCAGGGCTCTGTCGCCATCACCGACCACGGTGAATGTAGTGGCCATCTTCAACTCCAGCATGCAGCTGACAAAGCTGGCATCAAGCCTATCTACGGCATGGAAGGGTACTTCACCGAGAACCGCCACCACAAGGAAGGCAAGAAGGGTGAGAACTACGACCACATGACTATTGTGGCCATGAACGCCAAGGGCTTGGAGAACCTGTGGTCTCTCTCGAGCCTCGCTTACATCGAGGGTAGCTACTACGGCAACCCACGCTTTGACTGGGAAATCCTTGAGAAGTACAATGAGGGTCTCATCGTCACTGGTGGTTGCATGGGTGGTTGCATCGGTAAGCACCTCAAGGACGATGGTGACTACACCAAAGCAGTAGAGCGCATTGGCCGGTATCAGGCTATCTTCGGTGACCGCTTCCACTTGGAACTGCACACCTACCTCGACCCAGAGAGTAACGAATGGAACATGCGTGTAGCAGAGGCTGCTCTTGACTACAGCGTGCCACTCATTACCGTGGCCGACTCACACTACGCAGAGCCAGAGCAGTGGTATGCCCACGAGCTTATGACCGCTATCCAGATGGGTAAGAATATCAACGACCCATCACGGTTCAGCTACGGCTCTAACCAGCTGTGCCTCTTCTCAGAGGAAGAGACTCGCAGTCGTTTAAGCTATCTGCCAGAGTCAATCGTTGATGGAGCTATCAAGCGCACCAGCGAGATTGCTGACATGTGCGATGCTCGCATCCCAGGCTCACGTAAGATGCCTGTGTTCTACAACACTGCCAAGATGGACGAGCGTAAGATGCGAGAGACTGCTGAAGAAGGCTTTGCTCGCAAGATCGTTGGGCACATAGCTGACGATATGATTCAGGTATACCGTGACCGCCTAGAGTACGAGATCGACATCGTTACCACTCGTGGTTTCCCAGGATACTTCCTGACCGTACAGGACCTCATCAACTGGAGCAAGAGCGAGGGGTTCCTTGTAGGACCTAGCCGTGGCTCAGCTGGTGGTTCACTGCTGTCATACGTTATGGACATTACCGAGGTAGACCCCATCCCATCTGGTCTGATCTTCGAACGGTTCCTTAACCCTGAGCGTGTCAGTATGCCCGACATCGACATCGACATGCCCAAGCTAGAGCGTGGAATGGTACGTGACTACCTCGAAAAGAAGTACGGTAGACACAACATCGCATCGATTGGTACGTCGAACACGCTAGGGCCGAAGCAGGCTATCCGTGACACCTGCCGTGGCCTAGGCATCAACAAGGAAGACACCCAGATGATGATTGATATCATCGAGGATGACTGGAACCTTAAGAACCGTGGTGCCACTTGGCAGGACGTGATGAAGCAGTACTCAAAGGACTACGCTCCGTGGGTCACTAAGTACCCAAAGCTGTTCGAGAACCTTCCTGAGTTCGTGAACCACATCCGCCACACCAGCGCACACGCTGCAGGCATCGTTATCAGCAAAGAGTCGCTCATTGGTGCTATGCCACTGCGCTATAGCCCTAGCCAAGACGACATCCGTACGCAGTTCGACATGAACGGTGTAGATGAGCTTGGCTTCGTAAAGATCGACTTGCTCGGTCTACGTACACTTAGTACGCTCATGGCTGCATTAGACCTAATCAAGGAGAACAACGGTGGCACCTTACCTTTCCGTCATTTCTATGAATGGAACTACGAATGGGACAAATACTACGACGATGCTGGAGTCTGGGATTCCATCTGCACTGGTCACAATATTGGACTCTTCCAGATTGAGACAGGTTCCCTTAGAAGCCTGGTTAAGCGATTCCAACCACGAAGCATAGAAGACCTATGCACGATGATTGCCATCTACCGCCCTGGTATCACTCGTTCGGTTGACTCAGAGACTGGTCTCAACCTGCTCGAGATGTACATGCAGAAGCGAGAGGGCAAGCGTAGCGTAACTTATAAGCACCCTAAGCTACGGGATATCCTGGGCGTTTCCTATGGTAGCTTCGTCTACCAGGAGCAGATCATGGAGACGTGTGTAGCTCTCGCTGGTTATACCATCGTTGAGACCGACCGTGTTCGTAAGGCAGTTGCCAAGTCTAACTACGAAGACATGAAGGACGAGGCCGAGATCTTCGTGCAGAAGTGTATCGACAACGGCATCGACCAGAAGACTGCAGAGTCTATCTTCGATGACATGCGTGCTTTCGGTATGTACGGCTTCAACAAGAGTCACGGTTATGGCTACTCTATGCTCTCCTACTGGACTGCATGGGTTAAGCACCACTACCCACAGGAGTTCATGACCGCCCTGTTCCGTACAAACCCTAACGACAGTGTTATCTACCAGCGTGAAGCTCGCCGTATGGGCATCGAGGTACTCGGCCCAGACATTAACGAGAGTGGTGACAACTTCACGTTGACAAAGGGTGGGAACATCCGATATGGTTTGAGCAAGGTCAAGTACGTTGCTAATGCTGCATCGGAGATTATCAAGTTTGGTCCGTTCAAGAGCATGGAAGACTTCCTCGACCGTGTGCCTACCAGGCGTGTCAACAAGCGGGCCATTGTTTCAATGATCAAATGCGGTGTGTTTGATAGCTTATGTGGTGACCCAAAGGCTGCCTTGTACGAATACTACAAGACTCGAAAGGAATACAAGAAATATGTGGATACTAATTGCCCTGATGACTGCGGGTATTGCGCTGGACGCGATAATTATTTCGATTGTTTGGCAACCAACGTCGAAACGATTGAAGCGCGTGGCGCTAATGAGCAAGATTTGCTGGGAACTATGGTTAGTATCGATCCTCTTGCTGATTATCTCGAAGTAATCGAAGAAGAGCATACCTTCCCTGGTGAGAAGAAGATGTTCCATGGTGAGAAGGCTATGCTCGGTGGTATCGTTACTATGATTAAGCCACTGGTGACCAAGAAGGGTAAGAACCCAGGTTCAGAAATGTGCCAGCTATGGGTAGAGCTTCCTGTATCCAGTGCAGAAGATGATGGTATGCTTGACGACGATGAGGAAGAAGCCTCATCAAGAGACGAGACCGTACAGATCGTGGCTTTCCCAGACGCATACCAGCGTGTGAAGGAAAACCTAGAGGTAGGTACGCCTGTCTTGGTAGAAGTACAGAAGCTCAGAGATGGTTTGGGACTAAGAAGTTTGTTCCGTCTTGACAAGCTCAAAACTGCAGTGTAGTATTTCATCCAGTAGGAAAGGAGTGCGAATGGCTCGTACTAAAAATATGAAGAAGTGGCAGTGCCCCAAGTGCAAGAATGTAGTAGAGGCAATTGCTAGCTCGGTATCTCACCGCTGCCCAAGCAACAAGAATCTATCAACCGGTTACACACTCATCGAGGAGGATGAAGAATGAAATACGCGAACTTAGAGAACAGCAACATCCAGCTGCTGGCACATGAGCCAGACGAGTGCAAGAGCACAGACGCCTGCACCATTCACAATCGAACAGATCATCACATGAGAGGCTACAAGCAGTTCTACCGCTTCGATCGTGGCATCATGGAGCGCATCTGCAGCCACGGCATCGGCCACCCAGACCCAGATGACATTAAGATCATCCTTGGCACTGACAATGGCGAACACAGTTGTGATGGCTGCTGCATTCGATTCGCTACTGAGGAAGAGTACAACGACTCACAAAAGCACGGTGAATAATGACACGTGAAGATCTATACGATAAGCATCAACCCATCTTCCAGAACCAAGGTAAGAAGGGCAACATGAATTATTGTGTAGGTTGCAAAGGTCCGAATAACACACTTATTCAAACATGGCCTTGTGATGTCATCAGAGCACTAGACAGTTAGAAAAGGAATGTAGTGCAGATTACAATTGATATTGATGATAGGACCTACTATAATATGATGCGTGATGCTCAGTATTATAGGATAAGCAACATCGAAGAATTCGTTGAAGTAAAATTGGAGGAGCTGTATGGCTAGAACAACAGACGCAATGGATAAGCTAATCGCTGATCTAAACAAGTTTACCCCTGAGGGATCGACCAAGCCGTTGGTTCTCCGTGGTAGCAACATCGAGAAGGTGAACGCTATCCCCTGCTTCACACCTGCTCTAGCTTATCTGCTGGGCATTGGTGGTTGGCCCGAGGGTAAGCTAATTGAGTTCTTCGGTAAGGAGCACTCGGGTAAGACTTCGTTCGCCATCATGGCACTGAAGGACTGCTACGACTACTACAAGGGTGAGAAGATGGTTGCCATCATCGACCTCGAGCACCGCTTTAACCCTGAGTGGGCAGAGAAGCTTGGCCTCAAGATTGATGAGAACCTCATCGTTGTACAGCCACCAGATGCCGAGACCGGCACTGACATGATGGTTGCCCTCATCAAGAGCAAGCAGATTGGTGCAATTGTCTGGGACTCAGTTGGTGCAGCAGCTACTAAGCACAGCATGCAGCAGCTCACGGACAAGAATGACAAGATGGGTGGCAACGCTGCAGTGATGAAGCGTAACGTACAGACGGTTGCCCCTCTTGCCAACCTCTACGGTGTTACCTGTTTCTACCTGAACCAGCTCCGTGCTGACATGGATGGTTACAACCGCCCTATGACCCCAGGTGGCCACGCAGTAAAGCATGCGATGAGCGTACGCATCTACCTACGCCCAGGAAGCGATAAGTACTTTGACAAGATCAATGGCGAGAACACTCAGGTTGGTAATCCTATCGTTCTTAAGACCGTAAAGAATAGCTACGGCCCTCCTTTCCGTGAGGGTTGGACTGACTTCTACAGTCAACCATGTGTCTTCCTGGACCACCCAGGCATCGACACTCGCAGAGACCTAGCACGTATGGGTATCCTTTTGGGGGTAGCACATCGTGGAGGAGCTTGGTTCACCTGGCGTGACATCAAGGCACAAGGCCGTGACGCTTTCTTCGAGCAGATCTGGAACAGCGGCAAGGCAGAAGAGTTCGAGGCAGAGATCGTCGATGCCATCAAGAAGGGCTCAGGCATCACAGAGGTTGAAGGCGATGAGTTCTTTGGCCGACCACTGACAGCAGACACAGACGACCTGCACGATCCTGAGGTCTAAGAACAATGGAACAAGATACAGCTAGTGTCATGGTCCGCATCGTGATTGAAGCTATGCAAGAAGTTGGCGTTACAGACGAGCAACTCGAAAAGATGAGCGAGATTGTGCCAAGAAAATTTAAAGAAGCAACCCTTATTATGAAAGCAGGTATGTTGTAATGCAAGTTGGAGACACAGTAGTATCCGTAACGTCAGTTGGCACTATCGTTGGTGTTGCAAGTTCAGGCAACCCAGTGGTTGAATGGGCTGGAACCTACACAGAATTTGAAGAATTGGCACCAGAAGATCTCATTGTTGTAGAGCTTCCTAAGCCTACTGATGAGCTCGACCCATCGAAGGACACCGAATGAGTGAAGAAGAATACGAAGGCGTAACGCTCTACGTTGATGCTGAAGGCTGGCCAGATAACCTAGCTGGTATTCGTGTCCACGAGCAGACCTCTCTCCGCTTGGAAGATGGTCGAGTAAAGATCATTGGCGATCCTGTCTGGGACCTAACCGAAGATGACTGATTACGTACCTAAAGTATCCACGTGCTTAAACTGCTTAAAAAAGTTTGGCAACACCAAGGAAGTCCTTCAAGGTGCTGATGGTACTTGGGTACACACGTTTAACAACGGTCAGCACTACCCTACCAAGTGCAACCTATGGGAAAATTGGGTAGCAGAACCTATGGAGGAATCATGAGCAGCGTCGGTAAGGGCAAAGATTCTTTGCTATCAAAATACGAAAAGCCGGTTGAGCCTACAGAGTTTGAAAAGGTGCTGCAAGAGATCCATGATCTCCACACCAAGAAACAGTCTGATTACGGTCGTCCAGAGCAGGGCGACCCCTTTGCAAACGTACGTGCTAGCGAAGACTTTGGTATCGATGGCTGGCTTGGTGCTGTCATTCGTGCCAACGATAAGGTACGTCGTATCCAAAAGTATGCACGTGGTGGCACAATGGTGAATGAGTCTGTAGAAGATTCATTGATGGATGCCGCTGTTTATTTCATGATCGCATTGTGTCTATTTAGGGAGCAAAATGGAATACACCCAGAAGTTTCTGCTTAGCAGAGTTGATGAACTCGAAGATAAGCTAAAGCGCATTGAAGAGATTACGAACCTCAATGGTATCGTACCTTCTTTGCAGATTGCTATGATCAGAGGCACCATCCACCCAGAGCCAAACATTCATTACATCTATGAAGCGTAACTTATGGAGCAAGGTAGAGCGTGAGGGCGACTGCTGGGTATGGACTGGCAGCGTAGCCAACCGTGGCTATGGCAGCATCCACCACAATGGTAGGAATGGCTACCTCCCACACCGTCTTGCTTGGGAATTATTGCGTGGACCTATCCCAGAGGGCTTGGTGCTTGACCACATGTGTCAGAATAGGCGTTGTATCAACCCTAGACACCTAGATCCTGTCACCAACCGCGTTAACATCTTGAGAGGTAAGAGCATCGCTGCGCTTAACTTCATCAAGACAGAGTGTATCAACGGCCACCCATTTGACCAGAAGAACACAAAAATTAGGAAGGATAAGACAAGATCATGTCGTCAGTGCGAGAGAGACCGTCTAAAAAAGTTTCGGGAAAATCAAAAGTTAAAAAAGCATCAGAACTGAAAAAAGCTTATAAGGAACTCAGGAAAGAGTTCAAAACACTGAACAAGGAGAATCAAATCGTGGGAAGAAAACTTAATCATGCTATCCAGCAGGTATATGCATTGAACGTAGAAGCATTTTCAAAGATTGAAAACTCACCCAGCGATTTCAACAGTGGCTATGCAGTTGGCCTAACTGAAGCCATGAGAACGATGCGTGAGATTGATAAGGGTAACTACTTCCGGTTCCCACTCTTCAATACAAAGAAAAAGAAGTAATGGAGACAGAGGGTTACTGGCGTAACGAGTATAAGAAGCTCGAGCTACAGCTCAGGGAAACCTATGCCCAAGTCAACTATTACGTCAATGAGAACACCAAGCTCCGTGAAGAGAATGTAGTGCTGAGAGGAAAGCTAGATGCTCAGTCCGTATAATATTTGGGCGGTCAAGTATGATGGTAAGCGTATGCATATCGAGTATGCAACTAGACTACCACGCAAACTAAAGAAGTTTGTTAAGAATATCTATGATATGATGGAAGATAGTCACAATGATTTTATCGTTGTTAGCCCTTCCTTTGGAAAGTTGACAGAAGAATGGGACTTTACCAGCAAAAATTTAGCCAGCGCCAAGAGCGAGAGCTCGAAGAACAATGGCCTCTTGCACACCGCACCGTAGGTTCTGGTAACAAGTGGGAGAAGGGCGACCTCTCCACTAAAGAGCAACACATGATGGAGTTCGTCATTGAAGCGAAGGCTACTCAGGCTGCATCGTTTAGTATTACAAAGAAGATCTGGGATACCATTAAAGGTCATGCTCAGGATCGCAGCTGGCTAGCTAGACCTATTCTTGCTGTGCGTTTGTACGGTGCTACCGAGCAGGAAGCTGCTTGGGGTGGTACAATCTCACATACCCCTGAGACTCTTCCGGTAGAACTAGACCTTATCTGCATGGACAAGGATGACTTCCTTGAGCTATACTATGACTACATACGTTTGAAGGAAAAAGAAAATGACTGAAGAAACACAACTGCAGTTCCGTCTTGATTGGGGGAAAGAAGATGAACATCACTGCCCAGCCTGCGGTAATAAATTTTTTAGCATTAAACATTCTCAAATAAATAATGGCTGGGGCGGATGGGAATGTAGAAAAAATTTGACCGGTATTTATTATGTATCTAAATGTGGCCCATTTAATTTGATTAAACAAGGCCGTCACGGTGCTTGGACGATTGACGATATATATGAATAAAGAGGAACCAAAGGTTTACAATATCCTTGATGAGTATATCAATGCATACGCTGTTGAAGTAAAGAATAACACATGGGAAGTCATAGAATCCTCTGCAAAGATCTATGGTGGTTACTACAACGCAACAATTAAGAGAGAGAACAAAGAGTGAGTTTTCTTGATCGTACGCTAGCTGCGTACCAGAATGACGAACCGATCACGCGTTACATCGAAGAAGCTTTGATGATGGGTGACGTGTTCCCTGAAGAGTACCCAGTGCGGGTATTCAACAAGGAACGTAAATTTGATAACATGTATCACCCTTCTTCAGACGTAATGGCAGGGGAATTGCAGCTATATTATAGATTCCATCCTGAAATGAGACTACAATGCCAAGAACAAAGAATGACTCCAACCCTCGCTATGACTTTCCAAGTTGGTTCGGTTTTTCACTCAGTGCTTCAGAACCTTCTTATACACCTGGGGTTTACAACTTTAGACAAAGTAGAAGTGAAGTTTCGCAACGAGGAACGGATGATTGCTGGGGCCGTAGATGTGCTGGAGCTTGTAACACCTGATGGCACATTCCTTGTAGATATTAAGAGCACCAATCAGCTTCCTAAGGAAGCCAGCGAGCAGTATGCCATGCAGCTCAGAGTGTATCAGGACAATTGCCCTGGTGCACCTGACCGCATGGCTTTGCTATTTATTCAGAAGGCTTACCCCCACAAGATCAAGACGATCGAGGTTAAGAAGGACCAGGAAGCCCTGGATAAGCTATACGACAAGTGGTCACGTGTGCGTGTAGCCATCAGTAAGAATGACCCATCTGAGCTTAAGCATTGTTGCAATGGGCCTACGGATGAAGTATTCTTAGGTTGTCCCGCCCGTAAGATCTGTCACTACTGGAACAAGTGATGAGTGAGTGTAAGCACGTTAAGAAGGTAACAAACTTCTTTGGTGAAGAAGAAGAACGACCTTACACTAGCTTGTTCTGCCCAGACTGCGGAGAACTGACGCAAGACCCAGGGAAGACCTACCCATTTAAGTTGAGAAACCGATGACCCCCGAAGAACGCCAAGCCCTACGAGATGTGCATAGCAAGCGTGTCGAGGAACTCCTTTTAGAACTCATCTCCGAGCGCCTGCTGAAGCACAAGCCACCGTCGAAGGGAGAAGTAGAAGCCGACGACAAGCGCATGACTGACCTTGGCTACCCACCCACTGAAACCGAACTGGCGCACCGCAAGGGATACGACATGGGATGGTGGGATTGCTACCAAGCACTCTCTGACATAATTGATGCACACACCAGTGACACATATGTCACAACCAACACAAAGGACGCATTGTGACAAATCTGTCACTCGAACAACGCCAAGTTTTACGAGAAAAGCACAGTGAGGACGAAAAGAATCAATGTTCTTACTGCCTGTATGAAAAGTCTCCCTGCGACGTAATCAAGGTACTGGATGCGCTCGATGAGGCAGAACGGCGAGCAGTGGCAAACTACGAACGTGGATACGATGACGGTTATAAGGGGTCTGTTGCCGACGCCGAATGGGATCACTGGTGTGATGGGGTGAACGATGACCAACCCTAACAAGGCCAAGGGTAGCAAGTGGGAACTCGACGTTGCTAAGTACTTCAACGAACGTGGTTTCCCAGAGGTAGAGCGTCGCTACGGTGCAGGAGCTACTCTGGACAAGGGTGACATCAATGGTGTCAAGGATACTGTTGTAGAGGCTAAGAACTGGGCAAAGATCGTTCTCGCCACCATCATGGATGAGACCTTGGTTGAGCAGAAGAATGCCAAGAAGAAGTTTGGCATTGCTATCATCAAGCGTCGTAACAAGAACGTTAAGGATGCTTACGTTATGATGACGCTTGAGCAGTGGATCGACCTCTTTACGTATTACACAAATAAATAACTAAACCCATTGATAAGCTGCTTTATATAAGGTACAATATCATTGTCAATCTAGAATGGATGGAACATGAGTTCGTATACCGGCTTGCGTAAAGGCTTAGACCACCTTACCGAACCTGAACTCGACACGGCCCACGACGATAAGTTCGGTGATCTTCACCGATTTGTTGTACGTTCTTTCAGGTGGGAAGGTAAGCCTGAAGAGAAAGAGATGCTGGAAAGCATTGAAACTACTGTCGAAGCATTCATCGATGAGTATATCAACCCTGCTGAAGTGATTATTGCTCGATTTAACAGCGATAGCAGCATAAGCGGCGCAGAGGGTGACCGTCTATTCCTTAACCTTCAGAGTGCTATCGTTGCTATCGAGGGTGAAGTCACTCGACGCTATCTGAAGGCACAGTTCTCTTATTACATGCTTGATGATAAGTACAACGCATCGTACATTAAGCACGCTAAGGGTACAACCAATGATCTTAATGCTCGTGCTCGTGTGGAAACGCGTGACGACCGCCTATTCTACTTCGTTCAGTATGCTGCCTGGCGTATCATCAATGACAAGGTAAATAGCTTAAAGGCTACACAACGTCACATTCAAAACCAATTGTATCGTAGGAGTTCTGGTGGGCAGTACTCCTAGAAAGAGCCGTAAGCAAGAGGTTGTACAGGGTCAAATGACCTGGCAAGTGCTCGAGCGACTCTTGAATAACTATTGGGAATGGCAAGAAGTATATAGAACGACTGGCAATCCTGATCTTAAGCTATTGAATGGTGTAACAGTAAACATCTACGACATCCTTAAGGGTATTGACAGGCTGCCTCCGCGTCAAAAGCAGGCAGTCGTTTTGTCATGTCTGGAGAACCGTAAGGAAGTAGAAGTAGCAAGAATCATGGGATTTACTAAGTGGTCATCTCAGGTGGGTATGTACAAAAGAAAAGCACTCAAAACTCTTTGTGCAACCGTATGGCTACATGAAAATGATTAAAAACTTGACAAGTAGCAATGTATAAACGTATGCGAAACACTATAGGTTATATGGAAAGAACTTGCGCATGCGGTTGTGGTGGTGTCTTCAATGTTAAACCAACACATAAAAATTCAATTTATTTATGGGGACACGGTAGGAAGGGCAAGAGCTTACCGGAAGAGCACAAGAAGAAGATCGGCATTGCTCACAAAGGCAAAGCCGTATCAGAAACAACTCGTAAAAAATTAAGCGAAGCTAACCTCGGTAAAACTCACTTAGAGGAAACCAAGCAAAAGATATCAGATGCTATGAAAAAAATACCTGGTCGTCCTCACACAGAGGAGACCAAGAAAAAGATCTCGGAGCGCAAGCGAACCGAATGGGCAGAAGGCGTGTTTGATAAAGCCTTTATCAATTACAGCTCATATGAGGTAAGATTGGCCCCAGTTGTTTCTAAGCTAGGGTTCGAAGCATCGTTTGAAAAAAGAAGATATATTTCTAAAAACGGTAGCAAATCTAAAATCCCTGATTTTTACAACGAAAAAACAAAAGAAGTCATTGAGATTTTTGGGGAATACTGGCATCGCGATCGCATTTTGCCCAATGGCAAGAAACACGAAACCCCGGAAGAAGTGATTAATTGGTATAAAGAAGCAGGCTGGTCTTGCACGGTTGTGTGGGCGAAAGAAGAGTTTGATGAATTCTACGCTGCCATGCTGGAACGAGTCAAAGAAAATGACTAGCCCAGAAGAACAATACGAAAAGCTAGAAGAAACATACTTCGATCGTCTACCCAAGAATTGGGAAGAGATGAGTATGCAAGCTCGCCTTGACTGGTTTGGCCACCGTATCTTGCTCGATCTCCGTGAAGAGACGGGTCGAGAAGAGTCAAAGGACTGGGGATTCCTCAGCGATTACCAGCTAGAGCGCCGTAGACGCCGTGAAGTTCAAAGCAAACTCAATGGTTGGGAAGACATCCCACCACGCCAAGGTATGTTCCGTCGAATCCACGTCGACAAGAATAACCTATTGACAGGAAAGGAAAAGAAGAATGACTCTGGACCGCAGAACCCGTGAGTACAAAGACCTAGTTAAGATGACGCCGACCACGGCTGAGCTTCTTAGCGAAGAAATCGACGGTGAGCTTTTCCTATATAAGTACTCGCCTCTATGCAAGATTTGCAACAGCAGCGATGAGCTCAAGAGTGTCATTGATTCTCTTTTGCTATTCCCAAAGACCTACAAAGAAGTTCTTACCCTTATTCAGCCATTACAGGATAAGCTAGGCATCGAAGGACAGGAGCGCATCAACTATGAAAACATCAGAAACCACCAGAAGAATCACCTGCCATTTGAGAAGAAGCTGGTCCGGGACATCGTTGAACGTCGTGCCCGTGAAAAGAATCGTAGCATCCTTGACACTGGTGATCGCCTCCTCACCGCAGAAGCGTTCTATGAAGTCATTGTTGCTAAGGGCTGGGAAGACATTGCGCAGGGTTACGAGAAGCCTACGCTAACCCAGACCATGCATGCCATGGAGATGTTGCAGAAGCTGGAGAAGGAAGGCGAAGACAGCTACCGCCCAGAAGATCTCATCAACCAGCTTGACACCATCTTGTTGGCTATCCGTGATGTTGTGCCTGCTGCTATCAAGGAAGAGCTCTTCCGTAAGATCGAAGAGTATCAGAACGGCAACATCGATGTCCCTGGCAAGCCTAAAAAGCTTAAGAAGGCTGACATCGAGCTCGACGCAGAGTACATTGATGAAGATTACCTTGAAGAAGACCTATAAAACTATACCCTTTTATGTAAAAGTTGTTGTAAAACGCAACAGTTATTGTAACTAATAGGGGTTTATATGGCTAAAAAGAACGTAGGTAAGTGGGGACGGGTCATTGAAGGCATCACCCAACCCGATATTGCCAAATATAATGTGCGTATTCGTGTATTCCCCAGTGAGATTACTAACCTATGTGCTGCCCCTGGTGATGGTGCTGACTGGGGACAAGAGCAGCGTCTCACCCCAGACGACAAGAAGCCAGCAGAATTCAGACAAGCTAAGGACAGCTTTACCAGTCTGAACGACGCTCTTACAGAACCTGGTGCACTTTCTAAGTCATCTAGCCCTAGTAGATGGAAGAAGAACAGAAGCTCGGCGCTTGAATCTGGTCGTGATGACCAGGGGCGTCCCGATGAACTGCTTAAGGCATCAGGTTCAGTAGAATGCCCTATCTGCAAGAAGCTTATTGAGCCTTCTAGAACTATTCAGACTACTAGAGGTAGAGTCTGTGACCGAGTAAAGAACCCTAGTTGCAGAGACATGGACGCTTCCAAGAGCCAATACGTGATAAGAGACTAATCATGGCAGATAGAAATACAAAGCTAAGAGAATACAGCCTTGACTACGGTAAGAAGTCTGAAGATTTTGCTAGAAACAACAGACCAGTGCCTAAAGATGCAGCAAGTCTGGATGAGCGCGGTGTTAACTTAAAGCGTTCTAAAGACTCAAAGTCTAGTAAGACCCCTAATCTGTATAGATTGTTGCAAAAGAACGCCGATAGCATGGTTAAGTACGGTACCCGTGCTTTCCCAAATATGTCTTTGGACCAGGATAATTTTCAATTTTCTAACTCAAAGCGTCTTAGCAAAACACTCGATGATCTGACTGAGCCAATCAAGGCTTTGGGTAGCTTTAAGGCCAAGGCAACAACTCCTAATGGTGTGCCTGTTAACCCTTGCATGGTTTCTCACGATGGTGGCGAGACAGAGACAGAACACATGCTCAACAAGACGAGCAGCGACAACCTTAGTAGCTTGAAGCTGCCAGGTTTGTCAAAGATAGGTATTGACTATTGTGCAGATGGTCCTGAATGCTATGACTGCTTGGACTGTGAGCCGCACAGAAAAGAACTTCGCAAAGCATGGACTGGCATCCTTTCAGATAATCCAGAGGATGATGATGTTCGTATGATGCATGTCAAGAACCTTGCGTCTACGCTAAACAGCTGGGCTTCTCACCATGACACACGTGGTGGAAACGCTGATACTTGCAACGCTCCTGGATACAGAGGTTGCAACGACTTGCACCAAACTATGGCTACTCACTTGAGAAGCATGGCAGATAACATTACCAACGCTATCAAGGGTGACTACGAAGACACTAAGGGTTATGGCGGAGCAGCAGAACACCGTGATGCCATCTACGGCAGCAACAAGATGGAGGCATAATGGCTAAGCTAAGCGAAATCTTCTCAAGAACTAAGGTAGCTGATTCACAAACTGGCTTCCAGTTGCCTGTCAATTACAGACCATCACTCGATTTTGGCGTAGAGACACCAAGACTATCTCCTAAGCAAAAGGGCTATGACCCAGATGACCTTGTTAAAAAGGAAATGGATCCTACTGAGATCCCTCAGATTCATGGCTGTGATTGCACACACGTACTGGCAGAGAATGGCTTTACTGTACCTGATGAAGTAAAGACACAGATGCGCAACCAATTGCCTTTGACCAGAGGACTTGGCGAATCGTACAAGGGCCTGCTTCCTAATCCAGAACAACGCCTTGTAGACCCACAGAACCCTAAGGGTGAACGTTATAAGCTAACTGAGGCAGAAGAACTGCGCCCTACAGAAGGACGTGGTACTGTCTACCACAAGTTCCTTTTCAACACCATGAAGGGTTTGATGTCACGCGGTGACTCAAAGGTGCTTTCACAGATTGAACCAACTACTGGCGACCACGCTCAAGATGCTAGCAATCTGCTTAACCACTTCATTAGACACGGTGAAGCAGCTGGCCTTTCGCCAGAAGACATGGGTATTAGCCCAGATATGTACCACTCTTTCAAGAGTACACGTCAGATCAAGAAGCTTCCAGTAGAAACCCCTAAGCCTATGAGGGCTTCAGAAGCTACTGTAGATGTCCCTACGTCTGCTTGCCCTGTTTGTGATCAGCACTGGAAGGCATACGAAGACGGTGTAGACAAGTACCGTAAGAATATTTCTAGCCCTATCCCTGGTGCGACACCAGAGCAAGAGAAGGCACACGCAGAAACAACACACCATGAGATCTCAGATGAGATCTGGGACAATTGGAATGATGGTAATACACCAAGCAGAAGACAAGAGCCAGAACTTCACGCTCTTCACAAGACGCTTGATGAATGGAATGATCACCAGAAGCACCACCACGGTGTATCTCTCAGTGGCCTCGACCCTAGAGCACCTATCAGTATTGATACTTCAGGCAGCGAAGGTGAGCGCAACCCAGAGGTTGAAGCTCTTTCTAAGCAACTTAAGAGAACTCCTGGCGGCTGGGGATACCACAAGAACGAATCAGTCCCTCAAGAAGACTTGTTCAACGAAGAGAAGGGTCAGCCACGCTTTGATCCGTATGACCCTACGAAGGAAACTAGAACGCAATACAAAGAACGTTCTAAGAGCGAGTACCAAGAGCTCAAGGGTGACATTAGCAGGCTGCCAGAAGGTGACACCAGCTACAAGCCATATACATTGCCTAAGAAGATTGACCCCAACACAGGCAAGCCAGTTGGTGGCCCTTCAGTAGCTTGGGCACCTAAGTATGACAAGGATGGCAATACCGTAGAGATGACACCTGGCGGTAGCACAGCTCTTGAGAGAAGAAGGATCCCTGGCCTTAAGACGGTGACTCACGTCGACTTGCCTAGAGGAACAGCATTCGGTTACCAATCAAGAGGTGAAGATGCTCGTTATGTTGTTGAACCCAACGGTTCTAAGAGCGTACAGAACTTTAGCTTAGCTGACGACCCACGTGCAGGTAAGTACGAAGAGCCTATTAGTGGTAAGTTCCTGCTTCAAAAGAATGAGAACCACACTGAGACAAAGTGCTTCCACCCTCACTGCACCAACCCATACGGTTGTGATGGTAACCACGAGGTAAGCTACGTTATCCCTGGAACTGGTAAGAGCAGCGTAGATCCCAATGCTGATTACGAGATGGGTACAAAGATCCAGAACTTCAAGGACACACGCTGCACAGCCTGTAGCAAGCCTGGATGTAATGGTTACCACAAGATGGATATGTCTAACCTAGAAATGCTCCCAAGCGAGCATGCTTACTTGTTCCAGAAGGCTGGCGTTGACCCTGATGTCGCAGCTCTTAAGGAATACCACAGACAGAAGAACCGTTACGACCTCCAGCCTACGCACCGACCAGTAGAAACTGGTAGGACTGAAACCATTACAGAGACACGTAAGGTACCAGTTACGCGTGGTTATGTTAAGAAGGTTGTTAACGGTAAAGAAAAGCTCGTTGACTACGACACAGAGTACAAGCGTTTGTTCGGTGGCAATGATGCATCGGGCAAATATGTTCCTGGTGAGCACGAAGTTAGAGCACAAGAGCTCTTCCCAGCTACTCACAAAACGGGACCACTTGGTGCTGCTGCATACGTTAACAATCTAAAGAAGCAATGGCATGCTGAGCACTCGGTTGAACGTCTTGAAAAAGACAGCGAAACTGACATGTTCAACCCGCAAATCAAGCACACTGGTCAGTTCAGTCCTAAGGTAAGAGAAACAACCTACAAGGAAGAGACACGCACACGTGAAGTACCAGTCGTTGGTAGCGAGCGTATCCCAGACAGCGAGCGTATCCCAGAGCCTAGGTTCATGAAGGAACTCGCTGAGAAGAACTACTCAAAGTCATACCACGAAGCGCTTTCCAAGGCATACCCAGACATGGGTATCGACGAGGCCCAAGCTAAGCTATCTGAAGAGCATGGCAATGTTGTAAACCGCTTGCAGAGAGCAAAATCAGAGAGCCAAAAAGCAGTTAACAGACGCACTATTAATGCAAAGAAGGGCGAAGAAATGCCACATTTTATTTTCAATTCAGCCAAGAAAGAAGCTATCGACTTCAACCTTGTCCACGATATTGGTACAGCTTTCCTCAATGGTGGGCGTATCCTGCAGAATGGACCTGGCAAAGAGCACCTTACGGGTGGTCAGCAACTTTCAGGCTTCTTGACAGACATGGCAACAACTGTTGGCGTCGGCCTCCCCGCTATGAACTTTGCTTACAAGGCTAATCAGCGTGAGCAACGTAAAGACCAGTGGAACGATACCCCTGACCACATTAAGCAGCAGATGGTAGAAAAGCACGGTCGTGAGGCGAACCCATCACACCCAGATCACAACATCAACAATTCTTACCGTACAAAAATCAAGAAAACTTCTAGCGTAATTGCCTCGTTATCTGCTACAATTGCCGCCAGGGGTGGGGATACTAGATCAAAGGCTAAGGATCCTAGAAGCTTTACGTATTACGATGCTTTCTCTAGCAACACACCTCTTTACGCTGGTCCAGACATTAATAGAGAATGTGAACGCTGCGGTACTCCTATCGAAGGCGGTAAGGGCTCTAAGAAGTGCCAGGACTGCCGAGACGTATTGTCAGCTAGACCTTAATTAACGAAAGAAGAACATGGCAACCGATCCATACGACATTCCGGGTATCCGGCCTGAAGATGTTAAGCAAACACCTGAGCAGATTGCACAGGTTAACGCTTACCTCGCTCAACAGAAGGCTGAAGAGGAAGCACTCGGTAAGGAACAGCCTATCGAGCTTATGGAATCAGAGCTCATGGGCGTATGGAAGCTCCTGCAAGAGCTCCAGTACAAGTATGGCAACCGTAAGGGTAGCTTCGAGAACCTTACGTCTCTTCGCAATGAAGCAGACGAGAAGTTCGCACTGCTCGGTTTCCAGGTCGTAGTCGACTGGGTTATGCCAGGTCTTTTGCAGTCTAATGGTAAGGATGCTCCACAGCCTCCTACCATCACAATCGTTGGACGCCTTGATGGCTCAGAGTACAATCCTGAGCAGAACCGTTACGAAACGGGTATGGGTGTGGCCGACGACTATTACACAGCTAAGCGCAAGAGCCTTGGGCTTGGCAACAAGAAACTAATTCTACCGGGGATGTAAGCTATGGGCTGGATCAATTCACTATTCACTAAGACTGCAAGTGATGCTCCACGCCCACATGATGTTTTCCAGCAGGCTATAGACAATAAGCACGAAGTTCACATGAACTATCGCGGTGCTAGTGATCCAGAAGCTGCTCCCCGTAGAGTAATTCCTACAGGTATTGATGATAAGGGCCGCGTCAGAGCCTTTTGCCTAGATAGACAGGCATACAGAACGTTTATCCCTGGCCGTGCAGAGGGTGCTATCTCTACACAACCTAGCAGTATTCCTCACGAGCAATTGCCAGAGGATACTGAGGCATTGCAGGCTACACCACAGCAGAAACCAACAGTCAATGCGCCTAGGGCAAAATTAGCTCCTATGGCTCCTGAATCTAGGGGTAGTAAGCCTAATGCTTGGGTTGTTAATGATCGCAGACCATGGGAAAGCAAGGATGACAAGCGTGCACCACGCACCTACGAAGTCAATCCAACCCCTGAAGAGCATGAAGAAATGCGTTTGGCCGATGCCAACATCTTCAAGAGCAACGATCCTAACAAGGTTATCAAACCTTCATACGATAAGGCTACATACAAGCGCGTACGTAACTTAGGTGCTAGTCATGCTGATTGCCTCGACGCTGCTAGCGAAGGCATCCCAATCGAAGACTATGAAGACGGTCTTAAGAACAATCCAGGCAATCACGTGCAGGCTAAGAATGCTGCTCATGGATACCTTGATTACTACAGAGACAATATAAGCAATAACGAACAAAAGTTCGAAGACCACACAACGCGCTCAGCGTTTCAGAACCGCACACTTCTTTCTCCGGAAGATCACACCAATATTCTTGCTGAAGTAGTACGACACCACCTTAGCTTAAAGAACGCTCCAGAAGAGAAGTTCACAGGGGCTTTCCCAAACACGCCATGGCGTAGACGAGCAAACGAATGGTGCATCAGTGAGTGCCACAAGGTAGAGCCTAGGTTCAGAAAGCTTACAGGCGACACAACTAGCTATGACCCACAGTCAGTTATGGGCCCTTCTACTTATGATAGACACGTAAACGCTCTTATCCAGCACCACACACTCAATCAGCTTAACGCTAGAACCGTGCCAGAATACGTTGCGAGCAAGAGAAAGCTCGAGGCTCTAAGCAATCTCAGCGAGAGCAAGTTCTTGCCGACACCTTACACCCACGACAAGTACGAGGAATAAGATGTTCAATTCTAGATACGCATCAGCCCCTAATGAACTGCCAGAATTAGATGAAGGAGTGTTCGATCGCTCTCCAGATTCTAAGCAAAGGCTATATCATGGCGTTCCTAAGCTTATGGTTGCATGGGACACAGAAACAACTGGTTTCCCAGAGAGCAATGGTAGACCCATATCTTATGGTATCGCTGTATATCGTAACGGTATCCATCAGCCTGACGAGTCTCACCACTTTCTTGCCGTTAATAGACAGAGTGAAAGCCCAATGACTTCTGGCGCTTTGAATACTCACCTCATTCCACGTCAACAACTAAAAGACAGTTACAACGGTAACATCACAAGAGACGTTCATGGTAATACTTTTGAATCAGCGTTGCACCCACACGCCGCTGCGACTAAAGCAATGAAGATCATGGCCCACTATCAGAAGCAAGGTGCTGTATTTCTGGGGCATAATTTAGGCTTTGACTGGGATATGCTACAAAAAGCGCATGATGACGCTCATGATCACGACCTAGAACGTGGTCCTAAAGAATATGGTATCAAGCCAGCTGGCTTTGATATCGATGATGCTCGACGCCGTACTATCGATACGATGGACCATGCAAGACTACGTCAAGAAGGTCCAATTAACCCTGATACAGGTAAGACAATCAACAATCTTACCGCTCTTTGCAACGATCAAGGCATTAGGACAGGTGATCACTCGGCTCTTGGTGACTCAAAAGCAGCTGCTGAACTATTCTTCAACCAAGTACGTAACAACATCAAAGAGAACCGTCCTTCCATGCAAAAGATGGCAAGCACTGGTGAAGCTGGTATCGATTATAAGAAGATTTCCCCATTTTGTACGGGTAAAAACTGCCAAAGTTGCATCCACATCGACCAGGCAGACGCTGCAAACCGTGATAAAATGGGCAAAACCATCAACAAGCGGCATGACGAAATCATTAATAACATTAGAATCTTGCACCACAATGTAGAAGGTCTTAAGAAAGGCAAGTAATGAGAAAAGTATCAAGAGCAGACGAAACGTACGAGACTAATTTCCGTACAGCATCAACAGAAGAAATTGTACACAAGACCGCATCAGTGCGTACTGCTGAAGCATGGCCTAGCAAGATCGATCACGCTCATCACATCAAGGAAATGAATACGCTACTCGATCACCACGACAAGGGTGAGCAATGGCATGCTAATAAGGGTGAGATGGAGCAGTCACGTTTGCACGCTGCCGCTGCTGACTCCCTCCGTGAAGCTACTGGGCATGAAGGTGTCCCAGGAGAAGGTATTCACCCTGATTACGAGGGCATCGACATTTGCATGAAGTGCCCGGGCCACACAACTTGGCCTTGCAAAGTTGTTAACGATTACTTGAATAGGAGATAATTATGTCTTGGAATTTGCGCTATGCAAAAGATAAAGAAGAGAAGAGCAGTGGCAAGTTCAAGCCACCAGCATCTGTGCAGTCCGCCGCTAAGCACGCACTTAAGCTAATTGAGCAGGGTAAGGCTGGTGACGGGTTCACTAGCGTAGGACGCCACCGCGCACACCAGCTTGCTGCAGGTGAGATGGTACCTCTTAGTGATATCAAGCGTATGCACTCATACTTCTCACGCCACGGCGTTGACAAGAAGGGTAAGGACTGGAACAACGACAGCCCCGGTAAGGTAGCCTGGCTTGCATGGGGTGGAGACGCCGGTAAGTCATGGGCCGCTAGCATCGTTTCAAAGCATGGCGGCGGGGATAACAAGAAGGAAGCATCTGGGGATGCAATACCAC